GCATGGGTCAGGGTTCCCGTGGTCTGGGCGAAATCGGTCACGGTCTGGGTTTCCCCGGCGCAGGTCCCGGTCTTCATATATAACGTGGCCCCGATAAAATAATTATCCCCGAAAGCGGCTAGGACGGAATCAATCGTAGTCGTCCCTCCAACAGCCCCGTTCCCGGTAGCCGTTCCTTGATAAACAAAGTCCGCCGGCGTTCCCTTGGTCAGGAGCCGGAAGTCCCCGGTGTTGGAGGTCGTCGGGTCTGGTTGGCCCCAGTACTCCCCCTCCTGCTCGGTGGCGGAACTGAAATCGTCATCGTCCAATATGTTTTCTGCAATTAATTTCGTTGTCATCTTTAATTTACCAGAAAAGTATTATATAATATAAATATGAAAAGAATATGCATCATAATCTTGTTCCTCATAATTTGGTTTCCCTCTCCAAGCCACTCCTTTGATGAATGGACAAAAGAGGACATCATAACGGAAGCCGCTTACCTCTCGCTCAAGGCCGTTGACTGGAGGCAGACTCGGCACATCGCCAAGAATCCCGATAGATTCTACGAGATGAATCCCGTCCTCGGTCGCCATCCGTCAACCGGAGAAGTTGATTTATACTTCCTTACGACGGCCATCTTTCATGTCGGAATAACCCACATCCTTCCCCATGAATATGACCTACTCGGATTCCGGCTCAAACCCCGGCGAACGTTCCAGTATCTCTTTATCGAGCTTTCCCTGTCCTGTGTACTCAATAACTTTACGGTGGGGATAAAGCTCGACTGGTGATCAGATGTCTATCCCCGCCCTCGACAAATCCCTTCTCTCGTACTGGGTTCCCGTCCGGGACTGATCCGCCAATTCCGACATCTCAGAGACAAACTTGACCGGGTCGTCGGCCACGACATTCTCAATGTGAACGGTGACCTGATGTCCCGGCGCACCGAAAAGGGGGTCTGCTTTGAGTTGAGCGAGATAGTTCTGCTGGGCCTCGTATTCGGGGGTTCCCGCCTGGAACGTCGGCATATAGGAAGGTTGTGGACTGAAGAGGGCTCCCGTGAAACTCGGCCCTCCGGATAACTGGGAAAGGATTTCCATGGCTGCGAACTGTGCGGCGAATGGGGCAGCCGCTGTGGCAAACCCGCCTATCCCGGCTCCGCCTCCTCCTGCACCCATAGCTCCTACGTCCATTCCTGCGGCAATCGCAGCACTCTGGGATGCGGCAGCGCCTCCTCCCGCAAACAATCCTTTGAGCTTGGCAAGTCCAGTCCCGATCAACCCGGCTCCTCCGACCCCGCCACCGGTAGCGGCTCCAAGGCCGAAACCGGAAACGGGCATGGAGATGCCGAATAGCAATTTCATGATTCCCAAGCGGCGGCCATCTGAGAGAGCATATTGACAAAGGCCCTCAACATATTATCCAAGAGGTTCTCCCATATCTCCTCAAGGGAAACGTATTCGCCCTTGAGGAAACTAAACAACATAGTATCAAAGAAACCTTGCAAAGAATAGAGCATCTCCGTGGTGAGATTCGTTCCGATGGTAGTCCAATCTGTCCATTGGTTAATAGTCTCTTCTAGGCCTTTCTTTACTCCGGTAAAAAACCCAGTTTGTTCTTTTTTCAACTTATGAGTAAAATCACTTGCCTTTCCAAGAGCCTTCAGGAAATCAGTTCCCATTAATTTGGTATAATCCTCCAACTTATCTTTTGAGTCGTCCCAAGTGAAGGCCGTGGCGATCCACATACGATTGAGATCATCCATTATCGGTTTCATTGAAGCCTTCAATCCAGAGAAATCCATCTTAAGCTTCTTTGCCGGTTCTCCGATCACTCCGTCTAATACTTTAGAAGTATCTATTAATGTCCCCACTAATTCTCGACCAACTATATGAGACACACTCATCTCAGAGGCGAATCCCCGCATAGCCTGTTTCGCTATATTTAGAGAAGTCGTCACCTCCCCGATCTGTTTTTTAAGCTTATCATAGAGCTGACGATTAAGAATTTTTTCCTGTTCTGAAGGATTAAATGGAGCTTGAAACATTCCCGGTAAAGGAGTGACCGGTTTTGATAATTTCTTAAGTTTTTCCTCTAACTGTTCCAAACTTTTAGTATAAAGACTAACGGCCGTTCTGGCTTCCTCCCAATTTTTATAACCGGCCGGATAGAGTTCTTCTTCTATCTTATATCCGGCAACCATGGCCGCTGTTACTGCAAGGCCTGTTCCAATCTTTGTAAAGAAATTCCCAACAGCAGTAGTCGCTCTTATGAATCCAATGCCAACATCAATCGTAGCCGCTGCAAGTTCAACGAGGCTTTCTTTATTTTCACGGACCCATTCGGTTAGATCTCTAATTGCCCTTTCAAGATCCCGGACTTCGCCTTCAAACGCCTCTATCTTGACCCCTTCAATGGCAGATTGCAATTCTTTGATTGCCCCCTTGAAAGTTTCTCGAAATGTCTTAGCAATTCTTTCAGTCGCTCCTTCAGCTTCTCTGATAGTTTCCCTGTATTTATTGATCGCCTCAGTTCCCATACCCATCAACGCAAGAATGGCACGACCGCCTCGCATCCCGAATATCTTCATTGTATCTGTCGCACTGGCGCTTTTATCCTCAAGGAGTTCTATCGCATCAAATAAATCTTTTGAGGAACCATCGGCACGCTTTGCGGATTCTCCATAAAACTTAAAGGCTTTCTCGACTTGCTGAAAGGAAAAGGCAAGCTGAGTACCGGCCATAGAATTGCCCGACACAAGTGCCTTGCCATTCCTTCTGACTATGAGCAGGTGATTGGGGACTTCGGCACAAAAAACTTCTCCGTCATAGTCTATCCAACCCTCGAATACCGGAAACTTAGAACCGTCTAACCGATCACCATGCTTCCCGTTATATTCGGGAGGTGCAAACCAGGGATAAAGCTGCTTTGTTCGGATGTAAACCTTCCATTGGGGATGCCTCGTCTTTATTCCTCTGCCACGTATCAACCCATTTCTTTCTCGTGTTCTTTCGACATACTTAGTCGCATGTCCAAGCTTGAGTGCGATCTCCATGATATCATCACGCAAGGCCACCGATGATGTATAATATTCACCATTTTCATCGCCATCCCCCTCGATCAAGGAATCCAGTAGAATCCTCAGCAGTCGGGGCGACCAATCCTTAGCATAATCTGGAATGAATTTTTCATAACTTTTGCCCAAATGATTAACTGCTCGCCATAGCTGTTCGTTTAAAATAGTGAAACCATTTTTGTCCTCATGGACTTTAAAAGGCAACAGACCCAATACTTTTCGCATCTTGTCCCGTATAGGACCCGGCATTTGGGTTATTCTAATTCGATAACAACCCTTGTAATAATCACTAGATCCTTCAGATAAGTACCAACCAAGAAAAGCAGCCCACGTTTCAGCATCAATTTCAATCGCACTTATATCTTTAACCCAAGAACCTCGCCCCTGCTTAAATCCCTCAAGAATATGATGTTCACAATCATTGCCAACCCAATCTATTCCGCCTGCCTGATATCGAACTGTCTTTCCATCAACTTCCTTTGCGGTTAATATCTCAAACTTTTTATCCTTCCCTCGTTGTTTGACCCACATCCTATGATCTGGTGTGACACAAAGATCAATCCCTCTATTCTGTACACAATACATTTTTCCAGTGTGACGATATCGTATCAAGCGGATCGGGCTTTGCCATTCTAACTCATTCGTATCTGGATTAAGCGTTGCAAATTTATCTGACATCAGCACCTGAGACCAATCTTTCCATCCGTCTTCAGTTAAAACTTCTGTTTGATCATCATAACATCCCTGGATACCGGCGTTACCCAAAAGACCGATCAAGGCCGAAAGGTCCTCAATCTCATAACCAAACGCGGCGGCAGATGGAGCGGCATATTTGAATGATTCTGCCATCATCTCCATATTGGTATTAGCCGTGGTGATAGTTTGGATAAAGACATCGCTAACTCTACCCAAGTCTTCAACTTCTAATCTCATAGCCGTCAGGGCATTTGTCACCAAGTCTGCCGCCCTGGCAAGCTCTATATCTCCGGCAGTCGCAAGGTCAAGAACTCCGGGGAGAGCCTTAATTGAATCGGCGGCCTTGAAACCCGCCATGCTCAGAAAGGCCATTCCACCGGCCGCCTGGCTTGCAGTCCATTCGGTCGTCTCACCAAGATGCTTGACAACTTTGGTCATAGATCTAAATTGAGCTTCGTTGGCCCCGCTGACGGCTTTGACTTTAGTCATGGTATGCTCAAATTCCATGCCCGTCTTGATGACATCCCGAACGAGCAAACCGATCCCGGCCCCGGCCAGAGCGGTTTTCATTGAGAAAATCCCCTGGGTAAATCTGCCTAAAGCGGCATTAGCCCGTTTCATGTTGATTCGGTCAAACCGCCTCTGCATACTCGTAGCTGCCTTGATTACCCGATTCTGGGCATCCTTGAGCCCGGCAACCAATTTATCTTGTTTGGCCTTGATCTCTACAAAGGCCTCTCCTAATTTCGCCATTTATCTTGTCTGAGCCTCTCTATTAATGGCCATGATTTCCCGTTCCTCTTTGAATATCCTCAGCACTTTCTCAAATGTCTTGATTCGGTCCTTGATCTCATACTCGTCAATTATCCGCCAGACTGCCAGATGATTAATCGCCACGACTTGGCCATCAGCGGCAACGATGGTTTGATCCTGGACCAAGTTCCAAACTCTCAGGGCATCCACGTTTGCGAAGTCCAGGGGCGGGATATCCGCAAGACACTTGTCGCAATCGGGAACTTTACCATATTCGGCCTTAACCGCCCTGCAAGTATCGCAGTCCGGCCGACCCCTCAACGCCGCAATATGGTCTATGAGTTTTTTACTTCTTCCTCTTTCTTAATGGTCACATCCGCACGCATCTTCTCCAGACAATCGGCCGCCCATTCGCTGAACATCGGTGATTCCCGGATAAAGCGATTCCGATTCTCTGGCGTGCATTCTATCTCATTCCCATTCTTGTCTAGGAGATACCAGGAAACAATGGTGTGAATGTTCACCAATCTCGTGAACTTCTCCAAATTCTCTTCAGAGGTATTAATATAATCAAACCTCTGGGGACCGCCTTTGCCAACCCGCTTATATTCAACGGCCAGCTTGACCCCGGCTTCCCGACGCATTTTATCCGTGTCCTCATCAGAAGCAATCCTGAATTCAACCCATTCCCCTGTCTCATTCCCGTCCTCATCAAGCCAAAAGAACTTGGCCGGAGGATTCAAATCGTCTAAATCAAAAGGCATTTCTTTTTTCCTTTCTTTAGTTAAGGTTATTAATGAAGTTCCATCAATCCGGAGACCTTGGCCGTAAAACTACATCTTGCGATATCGGCCTTATCGGCGCTGACTTCCCAGCTCGTGATATAAAGCCCGCCAATGGAATCAGAAACCAGCCAATAACTTGTGCTGTCTACATAAAGCCGAAGACTCGTCACTTCTGTGGCGTTTTCCCAAGCCGTTCTTATTACATCCTGACCGGATGCATCAGTCGGATCATAATGCCCACTGAAGCTGATATTTCCACCTTCCCGGAATCCAATCACGTAAGTTTTGTATGTGTCCCCGAATTCAGTATCCTCAATGACATCGGCATCAATGCCCGATATCGTCCAGGTCCCGATTCCAAGGGTTTGTTTGGTTCCGATTCTAACGGAACAATTTCTTCCAACTTTCGTTGCTGCCATTTTTCAATCCTCCATAAAAGTTTATTGTAAAACCATGTGTCCGTCCACCTTTGCGGTGAACGAACATCTGACCAAATCTGCCTTGTCTGCACTAACCTCCCAGCTCGTTATTTCCACCGTTGACGTTGGCGCCCGGAGATAATTAAGATAGGTTTGTGTTGTATTGTTGGTCGCCGCATTTTGGGTTAGCACGATATCCCCCGCCGTGTAACCGGAACCGGTGGAACTGCAATCAATGTTTCCCTCTTGAAATATATTATCTAAATAGACATCGCAATTCGCAGTAGCATCCGCCTCGTGCCTAATTTCAAATTTCCAAACCTGCCAAGAGCCAGTTGAAACGATATCAGTCCCCACCTCGACATCGGACGTTCCGTCATAGATATATAATCCATCTGTGGCAAATCTCGCCCGGAATTGCAGGGTTGCGGAGAAATATGCCAATAGCTCAAAATAATCCACATTCGCCAAGGTACCAAGGTCATTTGATCTTATTGCCGCCTCAATCGTGGTTGTCTGCCGAAAGATATCTCCATAACTTTTAGTTCTTCTTGCAAATGTTCCCGCACCGGCCGTCGAGACATAAAAGCTAAAACATGATTTACCATCATAGGTTGTCTGAGTAGAAGCCGCCCCGGCCCCGCCCCCGGCATCATTATCGCCATCGGTCCAGTCGGTTATCACGGCGCAGTCCTCGTCCATCGAATACGAACTCCAATAACTCGTGCTATCCACATAAAGCCTGAGGCTGGTTATCTCATTACCACCCCTCCAATAGGTCTTTAATGCAGTCTGGCCGGTAGCGTCCGTCGGATCGTGATAGCCATTAAAGGTAATCGTTCCCCCTTCCCGGAATCCCACCTGATATGTCTTATAATCATCTCCAAATTCAGTATCTTCTATGACATCTGAATCAATCCCAGATAGAGTCCAAGTGCCAAGCCCAAGGATCTGGGTGCTTCCGAGTTTAACGGCGCAATTCCTCCCGATTTTAGTTGCCGCCATCTTTCTTACCTCCTATGAGGGTCAACATTTTATATACCTCATAAGTCTCTTCGTTTATTGATAACAATCCCAGATGATCAATCTTGATCGTCGTATCCGCAAAAATCTGGTATCCGGCCTCCTTGGCCTTCCTGCAAAAGTAGACATCTTCTCCGACCGCCTTCTGGCCGGATTTCAGGCTAACCGATTCATGCTTGAACCAGGGATATTCCAAGTCCATGAAAACCTTGATATCCACTAATATGCAACCGGTCCCGACTACATCAACTTCCGGCAGAGATTCGTTCTTCCAAATCTCTTCCGGAAGCATGAAATACCTACCGATTTCCCTATCCCATTTATACATAATGGGATCAAACGGCGGATACCGCCGATGCACCTTGGCCCCCACAATCGGGAGGTCGTGCTCTATAAGTTTCATTATGGTATCCGATGGATAAATCTGATCCGTGTCCATCATGAGCAAATGCGAACAGCCGGCCTGAATGGCATACTCCACCAGATTATTCCTAACTGCGGCTATGTATCCGGGAAAATCCGGTCGGATGTAAGTGTATTCCGGCTTCTCCATCAGGGTCCAACTGTCTAAAAATTGAGTCGGGACCCGGTCATCCACAAGGGGTAACGCAATCCCCAATCTGTAATTAGATACCTTCATTGTTTATAATTCCTTTCCTTTCCCCACTTTTTCTTTAATTTTTCCCCATTGGTAATACACAATTCCCGGCAGAGGCCGGGACCCCCGACATCCTTGAATGTCTGCCCCCCAAAGTGATGAATATAAACATCTTGGGCAAACCCAATCCTTATTCCGGCGTCCTGGGCACGGAGGCAGTAATCAATGTCCTCACAATTCCCCAGCCCGAATTGCTCATCCATATCCCCAATCCGATACCAAGTCTCCGCCGACATGACCATGCAGAATCCTATAATCCAATTGACCAATGAGAATTTTCCTTCGTTTTCCCAGTAAATTTGATTGGCTACCTGTGTTAATTCTTCCTGGTTCTTATAGGTATCTGCCATTAGCCTCTGCTGACCGGACACGTAATTAGTCATCGGTCCAACAAGATCAAGATTATTTTCAAGATGATAAATCAACCGCTCCAACCATCCGGGCGTGACAATGATGTCGTTATTCATTAAGCAAAAATAATCCCCAGAAGCCTTCTCCGCCCCCTTGTTCATCCCCCCGGCATATCCAAGATTCGTAGTTAGGAAGGTCGCAGTAAGAGAATTATCATCTCTCAATGGCTTCAACCAATCAAATGTCCCATCGGTCGAAGCATTATCTACAATGATCAACTCATAATCACGGGTGCACTGTTTTATGGATTCAACACATTGCTTGGTATATTCCAAGCAATTATGCACCGGTATAATAATCGAGGTCTTCATATTGACCCGAAAACTCCTCCAGAAATCCCAAGAGTTTTTCATTATAGATTCCCGCCAGTTTGAGTCCCTCCTCTACAGGAATCCCGTTTCTTTTGTTCAATGATCTGGCCACCTCAAGCGGTTCTCGGAAACAGGCTATGAAATGGGGGTTGGTCAAATAGGGCAGATACATCCGGATCGTCAGCGTCGTCCTGGGGTCTTTCCATCCCCAGAACGGTTCACGTTCCTTCCGACGCACAAGCTTCTTAATTATGTATCCGTTTTCTTTTCCGGCCTTCTCAAGATCAAGCTCAGAAGGCGGGTTCCTCCAGGAACCACCAGCACTATTCAAGAGCCACTCGTTCATTCGAATAAAGTCAACATCCTCATAATGCCCGTAAGGATTAGAATCTGGATCAACTCCTAACAGGCGATCCCCCATGCGGACACCCGCCTTGGAGAGTCCCTGGGCGGGGAGTGATGTCGCCGATCTGTGCATTCCCAAGATGACAAATGTTTTCAAATCTTATTCCCTTCTTCTAGGATTATTTCCATGTATTCTTTCATGGCCGTAGCTAAAGCTAGTAAGGCCCTTTCGGGCGACTTTCCGGACGATCTAGTCCCCGGCATCAGCCCTACTGTGGCCACATATTCCCTATCATTAATATCCCAAATCACCCGAACCTTTGTATTAATCGCTCTGAACATTTCTGCCCTACTCTCTTATCAATAACCTATATTGAACTGCATACTGCCAAACGTCATCATCTTCAAGTTTATCAAGAACTGCAAATTCCCTCTCCATTTTGAGGTGAATGAATCCCGATACAGTCAATGTACACCAATCGAACAAAGTGGTCAGATAACCATATATGTCGCCGGCCTCATCGGAAGAAGCTGTGTCATTAGAATAAATATTGAATTGGATTACATGCTCTTCAAATTCCTCAAGAAACATATAGTCATACCGTTCGTCAATAAGAAAGAAGACACAAAACGGATACGTAGCCTCCTGTGGGGCCTGCTGATAGTAAATACGGCCACCGATGGCGGTATCAAAAGTGTTGATGCTTCCGGTGACTTTGCTATATATCGCGGTCGCAACTGCATTACTCATAATCTCATCTCATAAAATTAAAAAAGGATAAAATTTTCCTTCGGTTTCTTTCTAATGAGGTTCTCAGAAATGGCCGAGGACTCATCCTCCGGGTTCCCAATTCAAGATATTTTCCATATTTCACGTTTGTCCCAACTACACAAATCAACTCATTTGTCTTTTTAGGGGGCTTTCTTATTCCATCACTAGATTTCCCCTCTGGGTTTGGTTCAGGTTTTGTTCCTGGTCCAAAATCAGTCTGGAATGTAATAGATGCCCTCAATCTTCCGGTATCTACCGCTGGTGGCTGTCCTGGGGCACTCGACCAATGATATTTTGCACCTTTCCCTCCAGTTGCCTTCTGTCGAATATAAGGCTTATGTATCCCTTTCTTCATGGACATCTTGATGTCCCGTTCAAGGGTGACCCCGCATTTATTCAAGGCAATCTTCTGCTTTCCCTGCATCTCCCGGAGAACGGCTTTATCATTCCAATTTACCATTTTGCTCATCAGGTCACTTCCAACAGTTCTATTTCCAAACCCCTTCCTTGCCCGGTTGGATCATTGACCGTTTTGATATCAAAGATTCTCTGGCCTCCTTTGGAAATGACAAATCTATCCTTAGAGGATATGGACAAGGCGGGCGGAACACTACAGAAGAATCGGTGAGTAGCATATACTGTTTCCTTATCGGCCCCGACCCGTTCGTCCATAGAGAGACCCGTGAGAACACCTTTAATCTTCCTCGCCCCGTACCATTTACGGGAATATCCGCCCATACTATCCGTGGTATCGCTATATTTCTGGAGTTCCAATTCTACCTTTGGGCCTCTCATATTATCACCCGCCGGTATCTATCTAAAATCTGTTTGGCTTCCAAGGGAATAGCTTCTTTTTCAAACATAGTCTTGATGTTTCCTGCCCAGAAAGAATCAACGCCGAATGTTTCTTCCTCTCTCCTCTGGATAATATATTTCGTCAATATCTTAACCGCCAGCTTGAGATCTTCTGGCATGGTCGTCGAAGAATATCCGGCTGTATAAGTCACATATATATTCCTGAATCCCTCCGGGAATTTGCTATATTTCCTGATTTGACCCCGGTCTGGATCAACCTTTATATCGTCTTCCGGGTCATCCGGCATCTGGAGATAAATCCAGTTATCGTCTATTGCACTAGCCGCCCACCGCTCAAGAAGAAATGACGAAGCAAAACTATTATAAGCCGTACTCTGCATTGCCGCTTCCCATCCGTTTCCGAGGGTATTGACAGCGGTCACCACAGCCGCCATGGTCGTATTGGATGCCCAGAGAACCGTCTCATCGGCAGTCCCGTCTTTGACGAGCCTCAACCCTGTTGACGTGACAGAGACCGATGCTTGGGTATAATCGGACGTATTCTTAATCCTTATGACATCGAGAGTTCCAACGCATACCAAATCAACCGCCGTCAAAGGGAAATTCTTCAGGTGGATTATCTGTTCCCCGTTACCATCGTATTCTTCCAGGGTATAACTGGTCGTCGCAAAAGTACGATAGCAATATGAATTTTGAATCCAATCCTCGACTGCATCCCTAATATCGGTCACGACACCTATTGGATCTCCAGCCGCTACATTACTCGTAATCGAGGAGGCGGCAGAATGGTCTGCATTAAATCCAAGAGTCAGACCCCCATCAGATTCAGAATGATCATAGGCGATAGTCCCCGTACTTGGAGTAATCGTGAACTTCCTGGTAGATGTAGAATAAGCCACCGTAAAAGTGACCGCCCCACCCGTCAGGGTGGCGTCCGCATCCATTGCCGTATTAAGGGCCGTGGCCAACCCCGCCCCATTATAAGTGGAATCTGGGATGTCAATACTCGCGGTCCCGCCAGCGGAAGCCGTAAATCTCATTACATCGTTAGCCGCCGTAATCTGGAAATACCCAACCGTTTCAACGTCCAAAAAGGTTAATATTTCATCATCAGAAACGATGGACATCTTATATCCCTCTCCATTTCAGCGTGAGGCCATATGTCGCCCCGCCGGCATTCGTCCACGCAATATCAACCAAATCCCCAGCCTCAAAGTGCAGAGGTCTATCTGGAACCCACAAAATATCCGTGACTGCCGTCATATCCTTGGTGTACCAGACTACATCATAATCCGATCCCGCCAGCGAATTCCTCGTAATCGTAAGGGAATTAGCTCCGCCAGCCGCATCCAAATGAAGCTCAAACGATTCAAGCTGTCCTGCAACCCCCGGATCTAAAGAAGAATCTATATCTGTGCTTCCGGTCGTCTCGTGTACTCGATAAGCATCACCCATTATTGTCCTCCGTTTCCCGGGCAAAGAACGCCGCAGGAAATTCTTGATATGTTAATTTATATCCGTACTTCTCCATGACCTCTATTGTCCTATCCCACCCCCATTCATAGATGCAGGGATCAAGATGATCTGTCCAATCAACATCTTCGGTTTTCTCACAAATCGAACACTCAAGATATACGTTCTTGATTAACTTCAGATTCCCGATTATCTTCTCGAAATCCCTCGCCCGCATAAACTCAACTACATGCGACATGACCAAGACATCGAAATCCTCAAATTGTCCGGGGTCCACATTCCAGATAAAATCGTCAGGTATCCCGACCTCGTATCTCTCGTCCGAGCAAACAGAATTCTCCACGACCTGCTGGCAAATCTCGACATTCAACCACCGTTCTATGTGTGGAATTTCATTGAAAACATCATAGGCCATCTCCCCACGCCAGCCGCCAATCTCAAGGACCTTCGGTCTGTCTTTCAACGGAGCCAAAAGGTTAAATATCTTTTGCCGTGAATATCTAAACTGGACCGGAAAGGCCTCGCCATACATAAAGAAAAAGCGGATTTGATCCTTATAATCCATCTCGTCGTAATGCTCACGCCATTCATTAAACTTTTTCTTCCAATTCAAGGCTCCGACAGGCCGGAAATAATTCTCAACCACTGGGGTCTCCCCATTGCCCACGAAGTCCCCGGCCGACCTTATTACCACTCCCCATTTGCCATTTCGCTTTTGGGGCCATACTGCCGTATGGGTAATATGACCGATAGTGGTATTCAGATCCATGTAGGTCTTGAACCCATGCGCCCTGAGCTTCTCGGAAAACCACAAGTCCGGGGTGTTCAATTCAGGGTGCATCTTGCCCGCCTCAAACCAAGGCTCCCGTATCCCCTCAATTACCTCTCGCTTGATCAACATCCCGGCGTTCCCCACGGTCTTATGAGTAATGTCTATCAAGCCATCCTTGTCATCAAAATAATTCCAATAGATGCGCTGATAACCATTCTTAGCCGCCTCGTGGAGCACCGGATCATAGGCAGGAAGTCTCCTCGCCACAAGTGGGACAACCACGTCAACATCGTGCTTCAAGAGCCTCAATAAGATATCAGGGGAAAAGGTATGATCGTCCCCCAATGTAAAGGCCCATTTGTACTTTGGATCGGCTAACATCTGCCTGAGAATACCATTGAAATTAAGACAAATATTAAGCCCGGATTGCCAAGTGACTTGAGAACCATCGGGAACGGTCAAACTTCCAAGTGCCATATCGAATTCACGATAACGCCCCAAGGAAGAGGTAACAATCCCCACGACTCCCGGCGGATAATCATGTACCACTTGCATTACGGCACCCTTAAATCTGGGCCAAGTTCGCCGTCAGGCCCTCTGACAGGCAGGGTTATCACGTGTGTTATATGCCCTAACCGGTTGTCCGTATCCAAATAGATTTTGAATCCCTGATCGTATAACTTCTTGCAGAAATATAGGTCGGTAGATCCATATTCCGAATTAATCTGCCCAACCTCGAACCAGGGTTCAGACATCTTCTCAAGAACAGAACGCCGGATAAGCATCCCAGCATTCCCACAAGTCAAATTTCCCAAATCCACCATTCCTCGCTTCCCTTTCAAGAACTCCCAACCTTTTTCCTTCATTGGTTTAAAGCCGGATGCGGGGGAACTGTGGAGAACAGGGTAAAAAGGTTTCTGTCTTCTTAAACAAAGAGGAACGACCACATCAACATTCCGATTCAATAGATTAACTAAAATATCGGAATTGAAGGTATGGTCGTCCCCCAGTATCCATGTCCACTGTAAACCTTCCTTGAGCATCACACGAACGGAATTGTTGTAGCCCATGGCGATATTCACCCCCATGTTCCATCTAACATCCGTCCTATTTGGAGCAATAATCTTATCTAGGCACACATCGAATTCACGATATCTACCCAGATAGTGAGTGGCAACCCCTATGACACCCGGAGGAAGTCCATCTAAGTTCACGTTATTTTCCTTTCGGTTGAGGGTTTATCTTAAAGCTACTCCGGTACCAGCGGCCACGCTTGCTCCGTCCTCTAATGCCTCCCACCAACAGTGAAATCTCATGGAACCCGCCGTGGTGGCCGTAGTCGCAATCAAATAGCCAATGTCATCATCATTGATGAAGTAATCCACAAGGGAAGTATGAGCCAAAGACGAAACATTGCTTGCTCCGGTTGTTGATTGCCAAATTTCACCGGCATCTAATTCGGTCGCCGTGGTCGCCGCAAGGAATTCCGCAACCGTATTTGCAGTTCCAAGTGAGAGTTTCGCGGTAGCCGAATCGTTACCAACATCCGCCTGGACCTCAGGAATAATTCTCACCCGGTTAAGGCCAGTAACAGTTAGAATCTCATGAGATGTAAGTGCATTCCAGGTAGTCTGGCTAAAGTCAGCCGTCACCATAAGATATTGTTCCCGATCCTTATTGATTGTTGAACCTTCAGAATCAGCAAATATCTGCTTAATAATCGCAGCCACTGAACCCGTGGATGTCGCCGAGTCATCTTTGTTGCCAAGAACATCTGACATCACCACATTATCCGATGTGTTAACAGTAGGTACATCATGGAATGCATCAACCACCCCAACGGCAGCAACAATGCCCTTATTAATTGCAACAACTGAGCCGGTCGTAGCCGCTGTATCATCTTTGTTCCCGAGAACATCTGATATAACCACATTGTCCGATGTATCAACAGTAGGAATATCATGGAAAGCGTCTACCACACCAATCGCAGCGACGATCCCCTTCTCTATTGCAATCACAGAACCCGTGGTGGCTGCGGTGTCATTCTTATTTCCAAGAACATCCGATACCACCACGTTATCTGAAGTATCAACAAGGGGAACATCATGGAATGCATCTACAACACCGATGGCTGCGATTATACCTTTCTCCATTGCAATCACAGAACCTGTAGTAGCTGCCGTGTCATCTTTATTCCCAACGGTGTCTGATATTACTAAATTGTCAGAAGTATCAACTGCCGCCACATCGTGATAACCATCAATGACATCAATCTTGCCTTCGACGCTACCAGAGATAATACTACCAATCTCTTCCTGACCACCGCCAGCCGCATTCGACCCGTAGCATTCAATGAATTGGATATCCGGATCACCATTGATATAAGTTGTTCCAGAGGCTATTCTCATATGTACATCATAAAAATAGCCCGTTGCATCGGTGTCAGCATCTAAACAGGGTTGTATTGCCGTATTCTCTAAAAGTCCATGCTTGAATACGCATCTCAGCATCTCATCGGCGCCGGTTGTATTATCAATGTTAGCGACTGCAAATTCACCGAGACAATAAAAATCCTCAACAAAAATATCATCTGATCCATCAATGTACAACGCCGACTGGGCTCCGGTCTTTCCATCCCCGGCCAAATGTCGCCAACCCTTCATGTGAAACCGATGGGCAGCGTTGCTCAACTTGATGAAATCATCGCAATGATAACTGCTATTATTATCCCGTGTCTCAACATCAATAAACTCACAATCAGCTGCTGTCACCAACATCGGAGATGTCATATTATCAAGTCCATTAACAAAGACCAGATTCTCCAACTTAGTAGAAGCTGCGTTGACTGCAATCGTGGCTGCAATATCAGTATCAAAGGTGAAAACCGGACGGTCGGCCCCGTGCCCCAAACCGATGACATGAACACCAGTCTTTGTCCCAAAGGCAATATCGCTTGCCGAGACAATGCTCTCAGTATGGCCAGCCATCACATAAATACGGTCATTATTGGCCGCAGTAGTCTGCGTGATAGCATAATCTAAGGTTAAAAAAGGATGGTCCGGGTTATCACCAAAAGGAGCAGTATCGCCTCCGGTTGTAGTCTTACCCGAATCAACAAAATAAATGTTACCAGTAGTCATTCCTTCATCCACAACCGTGAACATACCACCGCTCTGTTTTCTTACAAATAATTCTGTTTTTGCTCCGTGACTCATCTCTCTCTTTCCTCCCGGGCGGTTCAAACGCCCTGTGGATTGTTGTTATCTACGTTGAACGATCTTATACCAATCTATATCAAGCCGATTTGCTTGACCCTCTCCCGACAAAACAGCAAAAGCCAAAGCCAATTCCGTCGCCGGAATATTCGTTGCCCCAATTGCTGTCTGGGCCGTTCCATTAATATATGGTGTGACAGACGTGATTCCGTTGACAAAGAATCCCAAGCGAATCCAGGTATTATCGGCCAAATCTGTACCGGTATCAGCGGCAGCAGCACCAACACTACTGGAGACCTCAAAGTCAATATTGGCGTCTCCGTCATGGGTCCAGAACCCGATTACATTAGTCGGATTAGCCTGGATTATGTTTGTATCCGTCTCACACAATCCAATAAACCAATCAACTTCTGTCACGTCGTTCCCCCGGACACGGCACTCAAACCAAATATCTTTATTCGCCGCTGGCAGAAATATCTCGCCATCGGTCTGCATCTGGATTCCCTGGTTCTCAGCCGCCGCAGGGGTCAACTGAAGCACACCACCAGCAGCATCGGCCATTACCAATGTCCCCGAAGTCGCTACGGTTACCGCGTATCCAGGATACGCCGTAGTACTATACAGGATGCTCGGAGTGAAATCCTCAAATGTTCCGTAACCCCATTCCGGATTCGGCATCACCATCGATTGAAACAAGGCCCAATTGGCCACCCCCTTCACATCTGCGGGATAAGCGATAATTTCTTTGTTATGGACACCCTTGGCATAATAGACCAGCCAACCGCCCTCGTTTCTTCCACTTACTTGATCCATGCCCATCTCTCTTTTTCCTCCCGGACGGTTCTAACGTCCTGTGGATTATCTTAATTGCTCCAGTTTATACCAATCTATATCCAATGTGTTGGCCGCATTCTCCCCAGTCAAAACAGCAAAGCTCAACGCCATCTCGGTCGCAGGGATATTGGCCGTCACCGCTGTCTTAGCAACCCCATCAACATAAGGTGTCACGGACGTAACCCCATTAATGAAAAATCCCAAGCGTGTCCAGGCACCATCGGTGAGATCAACCCCTGTATCCGCCGCATCTCCAGTCCCACCACTACGAACTTGGAAATTAATATTGGCGTCCCCATCATCGGTCCTGAAAGCAATCAAACTATTCGGTACACTGGCGATCAGGGACGTATCCGTAGTGGCTAAACCAATAAACCAATCAACCTCAGTTACATCATTTCCTTTGACTCGGCACTCAAACCAAAAGTCCTTAGTGGCGGCAGGAAGGATTATCTCCCCGTCCGATTGCATTTGGATTCCCTTGTCTTCCTTATTTAGTGGTGTCAATTGAAGCACACCGCCAGCCGCATCGGCCATTACTAATGTCCCAGAGGCATCGGTCACGGTGAACCCCGGATATGTAGTGGTATCATATAATTTAGATGGGGCGAAATCCTCGCTACTCCCATACCCCAGCTCCGGGGACGGGGGAATCCGGGACTGGAATAATTCCCAACCGGCCACCCCGGTCACCGTTCCTGGATAGGTGGTGAGTTCCACATTGCGGGCTCCGGAATAGAATGACAACCAGCCTCCTGTATATTTCGATCCAATACGAGTTAATGACATATAAATCCTCCCGGACGGTTCTAACGTCCTGTGGAATCAGTTACCTATTTCGATTTACCCGGCCGCTTGAACATCTTGTCCTTGACCGGTTCTTTAAGCTCTTTATTTTTCTCTTTTCCCACTTGTTTCTCTGTCAACAATTTAGCTGTTCGTCTTCCAATTAATTCATTAGCCATAAAAGCAGCCAATGTTAGTTTAGATCCTTTCGGATGTCCCATCCATTCACGGAGCAGTTTAACAGGATAATAATCAATTCCGCTGACCGTAATCATTCCAGGAATCTCCTCCGGTTCTTCAATATACCGTGCGACTCCACGCTCAACCAAATCCCGAGCCTTAGTCCTATGAATGACCATTTCCATTCCTTCAGGATTTGACATCCACTCTTCTTTAAGTTCAATCTTAATATAACTGTTTTGTACCAATGACATATTTTTATTCCTTTCTAAAGTGAATAATCGTAATAGTATATCCGGCGGAACTTATATATCTGTTCCTCAACCTCTTTCTCGTCCGCATCCACTAAATGATGATACGTCACTACTGGTCGCTGAAGCGGCTTACCTCCGGTATATTCTTTATAAGTCGAATCACCATTCATATAGGCCCATTTAATCCAGAGATTATGCACGTGGGCAATCAGATGCTGAGGTTGCTCCCACATAAGAGCATTCCTAACCACGTATTTATTCACCAAACTCTCAAGCTTGATCTGTTCTGCAGTGATTGTCCATTCGGAACTCGGACCGGCTCCTTTCTCGAATTCAGTGCAACCACGTTTCAAGATTACAGGAATATCCTCGCCAAGCTCTGGATCTTTATTAACCTCATCCCTAACGAGTTTATAGCACTCTAATCCTGCCTCAAGACTTCGGTTATAAAAATATCCACCATAGAGGCCATGCACATATTCCCTCGTCTCGATCCCACACTTGCTCGGTCGTCCAAGTCGTTGTTGCAAAACAAGCAGAGCAAAGAGTTTCTTGAGAGTTGGAGGTCGTACGACCACCTTCCAACATTGGTGGCACGCCGAAGGGGCAAAACATCTTCCCGGAGGAAGTTCCTGAGATAAGAAATTAAATATAATCGAATGCCATGTATTACAATCCAAAAACGGGTCGTGATTGACATGATGCCAAGGAGTCTCATAAGCCATCTTAGGCGATTCGACCATTAATTTACCGTCCGCCGGACGAAGAATCATTCCTCCTTGCCTTAGAAGAGGAAGTAATTTCGCAACGATATCTTCATCATTAACCCGTTGATAATATGATTCTCCAAAATCCTCTAATTTACCATCGTCTTTAAACACTACTTTTCCTTTCCCGCAAAAGCGGGGTGACCCCATATTTCAGGGGTCACCGATTATAGGTTATTATTAGTCAGCCTTAGCTGTTATCAACGGATCTTTGGCATACCGTGCCGGATGTAGAATAGCCGTCACTCCGAATAAAGCAGCCGCACTGATTCCAGCAATCCCAAGGCAAATACAGTCGAAAGACGAAGCCTGGTTCAACTGTTTGGCGTCAATCTCAAAGATGTAAGTGGCATTGTTCGTACTGTCCACCACGACCTTGTCAGATGTAGCAGCCGTCCTCACAAAAACGCGAGTCGTAGAGGCGGTAGCCTTATCAGTCCAATATACGTCCAAATTCAGAGCCGTTGTACTAACCGAACTCCCCGAAACATTCACCGCCTGATAAGCCGAAATACTGGTTGTAGCTTCGGTCATCGCCCCTGTCGTAACGATGAAAGTCGCCTTCTCATAATTCTTGAGACTGATGAAATTAGACGTGCTGCTCTTGCTCAAGCTCGATACGGAGCTTTGAGAAGCCGGGGGAAGATAATTAATAGGCAACATATTCTGTGCTAATGTCTGCATTGTTCATTTACCTCCATAAAGGAAGGGCTGCAATTAGCAGCCCTTTGGGTTATTAGTTATTATCTATCCTCAAGTGTGATGAAAGGAGACATCGTGTGAGATGTCGCCTGGGGCGGAGTATAATAATCACTCCACCAAGGTTGTCCATCCACCCGGAATACAAAACGGAACGCTGTCTGGTCGGCGTCGAACTTCAAATGAACAGAAGTCGCAAACTCTCCGCCACTAGCCTGTCCGGCCGGAAGGCCCAACAGATACTGACTCAGATCAACCAACATAATGTCGCCCTCAGTTCCGAGAGTAGAACAATGTTTACACCACACAATCGGTTTGCCCATAAGAGTCTCAAGGGGCATCCCTGCTGCTCCATTGGCCGGCATATAAACCGGAAGCCCACCAGTACCAACCGCCAAATGCATAGTGGCGAGCTGAACCTGGCATTCCTCATTAACCAACCAAAGTGCAGCGGCTTTCCGATATAACCTCGAATACATCTTTAGAATGTTTTCATAAACGATTGTATCGGCCGCCTGGCCCGTCTCTTTACTAACCCGCACTTTAGGCGGAGAACTTAGAATTCCAAGCGGTTGACCGGCACCACTTCCCCGGATGACAACACGGGACAGTTCAAAATCCAGCCCTTCCGTAAATCCCTTTTTAAAGATCGTTTCGAGACTTACCGGGCTGTCCCTGAGAATCTCATCCGAAGCAAACGCCAATCCTGCTAATTTTTTCAGCTCCAATCTGACCATTCCGAATTTCGGGCGGGTTGCCGATTTATCCGCAAGTTCATCTAACCAACTCCATTGAATTCCGCCCCATACGGTTCCACCGGATTCGTCGAACCCGTTGACATAGGGAAACCGAACAGATGTTCCTTTTATAGGAATCCGTGTACACCGATTATAAATCGGGCTCTCGGCTTCCAGGGCCATCCATAGGTCTGTCCTGTATTCCTCTGGAATCAAGAATCCACCATACTGATCTTCTCCTTCCAACAAGGTCGTGCTATCAGCTGCCTTATAATGATCAAGCCATGCCTGTAATTCTGGAGTAAGAACCTTATTAGGATTTATTTCCGCTTTAAAAACATCTTCCGCAAAATGGCTCAAACACTTAAATCCGCCCTTCTTGTCACGATCTAAACCTTCCTCACCGACCACGATCCCCGACGGAACCAGAGCGAGTTGCTCGGCATAAGCCTTGATCTTCTCATCTACTTCAGTCTGAACATCCTCCATCTTCTTACCGTGTGCCTCCAATAAAGGAGTTACGTTTTCGACAATAATTTCTTTCAGTTGCTCTTTTGTTATCTGCATTTTATACTCCTCTAAATAAAAACCGCCTCTCCGGGCGGCACAGTTTCAGGTTATAGTTACGTTCCTCCATCTATCTATGATCAGCATCTCCAGCCTTGCATTTCCCCCACTGATAGCTCTCGAATCTATCTCCGCGGGATACTCGCCCGACCTAACACCTAATCTTCAAACACGACTTTTCCCCTGGCGATATCGAACCCATCCTTCACTAGCTTGTCGGTGTCAATTTTTATTATAGGAATTGCTTCCTTAAAAATCTCCATGATAACTCGCCCCACATCCTCTGAGGAAATAAGTTCGTCGTCACCGGATTCCTCTGTATCTTCCTTAATTTCTATCCCATCTTCCTCAACGGCCCGCTCTTCGCTCGCACTTGCGGCAGGCCTTTCTTCCTCTTTATTTGGTTCCGTGGCATCCATGAGTTCGCCCAAAGCTACAACCGCCCTGGACATCCCCTCAATGGCCACTTTAATGGTCGCCCTGTTCTTGGCCGACAAGACCCGGCCTTCTTTCCCAATCGGTTCATCCTGCAGATCAAGGATAATATCATCCTCTTCTTCGAGTTCGAGAATTATATCATCTTCTGGTTCAAGAGATTTTGGGCCTTGTTGAACTTGCTCAATCAATTCCCTCTGTTCTATCATTTTCCTAAGACTCAACTCCAAGGCTTTCTCAAGGGGAATTTCCTCTTCCTCTTTCAAAATCTTGGCGAATTCGACCAGCTCATAGATATGAGCCCCGCTAAATCCGTCCGTCTCATTAATCATGAACTCAAGAGCCTTATCGTGGATTCCACCAGTCCAATGGGCCATCATATCCTTCCGGATCCCGAAATCTGGAAGGCTGAAATTGAGGACATCGTGAAACCTCCCCGGTCTATCTATCAGGGAATCCGGGAGCCGTTCGGGATAATTGGATGTTAAAATGGTAACGATACCCTTACCTTTTCTCAATCCATCCATCTCGGTCTTAAGAAGATCCAATGTACCATCATCCAACCAATGATCTATATCCTCAATAAATAATACAGTTGGAGCCAGGTCACGGGCCATATGAAATGCATAAGATATCCCGCCCGGAGCGCCATCACGACTCCGAAAGAAATCTCTAGAACTCACCCAAATAAATGTCGTCTCTTCCTTGATATTATTGGCAACCGCCCGACCAGACATTGTCTTCCCGGTTCCCGGAGGCCCCATAAGAAGAAGTCCCCTATTCGGAAGTTCTTTGCCCTTCTTATTGATATAATCAACCGCTTTCTTGACCCCGTCGAAATTCTTCTGAGATAAAAATAAATCACCCCAATCATCATCCAGCCCATCTGTTAAGAACTCTCCAGATAATGCAAAGGTCTCCCCCTTGAGATAATTATTCTCTTTAACCCACTTGTGTATTTCTGAAACTATTCCCTTATTCCAATCTTTCTCATCTTGGATGGTAGACAAAGTAAATATCATTCCTTGCCAAACAGGATAAATGTTCGTTACAAGATAAATGCTTCCTGTATCATAGAATGAATAACCTTCAATTAGGAAATCATCCTCCGATGTTGAATTTAATTGAATAACCTCCGAAATCGGAGGGGATTCTGTCCCATCATAAGAGAAATTCCTGATATCCTTGAGTTCAAAGGGTTCAACCGCCGCTTTCAATGCCGCTAAATAGTTACCAATCATCGCACTCGGAACAAAGATTTCATTCTGAAAAATCTCCTTGACTTGGCATTCCAAGAACTTAGAGATTAAATCATATTCCATCGTCGAGGATTCCGATTCAACTTTGGCAACATCAAAGGCTTTAGGCAAAGAGAGATTCCACCTCTCTTGCTTTTGAGGTTGATCTTTATATTGCTTTCCTTTGAGCAAATTCTCCAATTGATCAAGCTCCCGTATTTCCTCTTCCGCCTCGATATCCTCCAATTCCTTAAACTCAGGCGGCTCCTTGTCAAACTTCTTGTAATATCCAACCAATAGATTATAAACTCGCTTCCGGTCCCCCGAAGGAATATCAACTGGAGTCCGTGCTCCCATCACCGCGCCCATGGCAGTATGCACACCGCCCCAGGTCGCCGTCAATTTGCCGCCTATCACATCGGCAAATGGCAATTTGTATGAACCGAAATCCTCGGTTTCAGCCGAATTATGCCAGCAGAACCCCTTGGCATAACTATCCCATTTGATATTCTCCTTGTCCGGCCCTCCGGCCAGCTTTCTCATCCGGGCCACTGCGGCACCGCCATCCCAGGAAGACTTGGGATTAGTCGGAAGCCCACTTGATCCAATTGCCCCTTTCTGCTCCCCATGATCTTTAGAATGTTCACGGACCCAAGTCTGGGCCTCTTCCATAGACCACTTATCAACATCAAAGAGATAGGTAATATATACCTTGCAATCCACGCAATAAAGACCCTTGATGCCATCGTCTTCTGAGATGGTATCCGTCCTGATCTTATGACCATCATGCTTACCGGCTTCTCCAGGAGCGGGGACCCGATGGTAATTCTCGGTTGTCTCAGGCTTAGTAACCGTCTCCATTTCTTCTTCGGTTTCTTCTTCCTCGATCTCTATTACAACTTCATCATCTGGTTCTTCGGGAGATTTCTCGTCTAGATCTTCAACCTTGACCTTTGTCCGCTTGAAAGGAATCTTTTCTTCCTTCTCCTCAATAACCATCCCTTCAGGGTTAACCTGAATTTCGTCATCGTCCTCTATTTCAAGAACCCAATCCCCGGCTTCTTCCTCGGATAATAAACCCTTGTTGACGGCCAACTGCACGGCGTCCGGGTTAGAAGGAACAGGTACATCGGAATATTCCAGCATGAGCCATTTAGGATAAATCCTCTTGGCCCCCTTGATATCGTCGCCGGTCAATCCGAGTTCCTTAAGATCCAAGTCTTTGAAATCCTTCTCCTCCACCGATTCCAGAGGAATAAATCCAATGGATTTAGCTAGGGGGAATCCGGCCTTGCGGTATTCATAGACCTCGTCGGCCTTGGCGGTGTTGGCGTATTCGGTCTTTGCAATGACGCCCTTTTCATCTATCTTTATCCACTGGCTCCGACCTATCGGCATCCCACGATAATCGTGGCCCCACAAGACGACCGGGTTCTTTTTGTAATCATCCAGGATTGCGCCTTTTGGAACCACGATCTCATTATCCCGGTCTATCCTCTTAGTCGAAATATAATCAATAGATGCCCGTTCACCTTCCTTGAATTCAATGTTCTCGGCAGGCATATCGTAGCCCTTCCGGATGAACTGGGCCTCTTCCGGATTGAGCCCCTGCTTCTCTAGGGCATCCTTCGCCCAATCCGGTAAATTGGCTTCGTTGACCGGCGTTCGTTTTGTTATCAATTCCATGGTTTTAATCCTCCGTTAAATTATCGTTCAATCCATCATTTATAATTATCGCCAATTCGGCCCCATTCATCAATTTAATAAGATTCTTCAAGGTCTCTTTCACCGAAGGCTCTTTTATTTTCTTAATTAAATCCTTGAGATTCTCTTCTAATTCATCCGTAATCAAAGAAGCCCCTAATTCCAAAAATTCAAATGCGGCATTTTCTCCTTTTGAATAGATTGCCTCTCGCAATTGTTTGAGTCCATCCGCAGTCGCAAAGTCTCCGAGGTATCCCTTGACATCATATAACTGATAACTCATATTAATATCCCCTTTAAATCCTCCAGAGTGACTTCCTTCATCCCTCCCAATCTAAAACTTCCAACCCCTTCTCGATAAAAAATTTGTTTTGATCTTTCATCAAAGACAACTGTGTGAACCTTGGCATCGGGATGTTCAGCAGCCTTGGCCAACTTGCGCCTTCGAGAATCTGGATGCATTGTAATTTTATTATTTTTACCTCGGACAATAGTTTTCACTTCTATCAAATGATCCGGTTTCTTCACCGTTCCCACTATGACATCAAAGGCTTCATTATCCGGAAGCCCTTTCCCTTTTTTCAAAACGGAAGCCAAACGGCCCTCATTTGCTTCCCCGATCATCTGGACTTCACGAGTAGCCGGCAGATGAGATTTTGTCGCCCGCTGTATCCGTTCTACATCGGCCCCCTGTAAACAAGAAACCTGGGCTTTTGACTTCGGCCCGCAAAGAGGAATCCTCCCTGCCACCCCAGGAATCGTAGAACTTACCGGTTTAAGGGGAGATATTGGTGCTTCCATCAATACGGGAACGATGGAACATCTGCAGCGCACATGAAGCGGAGGCCAGTTCACCGTATCGTATGACAGAGTCATCTTCCCGCCATCCGCCCCGGTTACCTCGTCCCCCACTTCATAGAAGGCTTTCCCGAGAGGGGTTGGCCCCTTACTCCCTTTCGGACCAAAATCATCTCTGGCCGTAAAACAGAATTCGCATGTGCGGTCGTCAGCCGCGATCAGCCATTCCTTCCCCTCGACCACGCCGGACTGGATATAAGAATACTCCGCCCCGGCATTGCTCGCCCAGATCGTCTCGTTCCGGGCTATCATCTCCGCCCTCTTTGCTATCCGGTCCGCCGCAAAATAGGCGGATATCCGGTCACGCAGGACGGGGATTGATTCGCCTTGCGCTATCCCTTCGGCCAAAGTTGCCCGAATCCTTTCCTCTGTCGTCCCGACGACTTCCTTGGAAAACTTGATTGACCGTTCCTTCAGGGCGGAAGCCACTTCTGGATTCGTCACGTCGAACGATACACCGATCACGGGGAGATCGTCCATTATCCTCTGCCCATTCGTAACGGCGATTCCCTCCATGAGATCTATTCCTTCTCTCTGGAATCGCCGCTCCCATTTTTTCCTTCCAAACAACCAGGATTCTATCTGCCGCTCCTTGACAAGAGATTTCGGGGCTCGTTTCATGTTGGCCAGGACCTCGGCTTTCTGCTCCTCGAAGAGGCCGGACATGACGGCCACGAACTTTTTCTCTCCCGGATCGGCGACTTTTTCAATGAATTCCCTCCAGGCCTCGGCTTCCCATTCGACCTCATCCTGGGAATATTCCTTTCTTCTTTTCAATATATCGGCGACTATCGCCCCAGCCACGACCCCGGCGAATTGGTCTGTCAAATAGGATTTTGGAATCATTGCATCGAGCATCCGGTTAAAGATGTTCTGGTTACTTGTGGCGGAATAAAAAGATTCTGATTGTTAGCCATATATCCTCCTACTGTATCGTCGCTCCGAATCTATTAGGATTTGCATGATTAAATACTCCCATTGAAGGAGCATCTCCAAACATTTTCCAAGGGAATGTTACTATCACATTGTCATTTGATTCTGCTGGCCAGTGATTAGTCAATGGAGCAATGAGTTCAATATCTCCAACGTCAGCAGTTCCAGTCATCCAAACACCAGGAACATCATTTGTCCCAAGATCTGGGTCAGTTGTATTTGAATTCGCATCTGGACTAAAGCTTGTTATTTGCCACTTTGCAAAGTCAACAAGAGCATCATCTCCTCGAACATCTTGGAAACAGTCCTCAGCTATATCACAATCAGGATGAAAGCAATTATAGTTAGAAGTAAGAACTCCCTGTTCTCCCTGTGGACCTACATCAAAGTAAATATGTAGATTCGTTGGATTTACAGATATATTATTTTTAAAATTGACATTTACACCAAGATAATGAAATGCAGATGATGCAACGGCTACTATCACTCCTGGTGCTCCATCAATGATGATATCTTCCCCAACTTGGAAGTCTCCAGTTTCCAAATCTACAGACATTGTTCCAGTTCTATTTGGAGCTGATCCAGTTAATTGCGAGGTATCCTGGACTCTTGCTGTCGCTCCACTTTCCGTTCCTACTAAATCTGCCCCTTTAATTATCGCATCTGTTCCATTCGTGATATCTAAAACTGTAGCTTCACCAGCAACATAAAGACTGGTTCCACAATCTCGCATAATATTATTGTATACTTTGACCTCATCCCTAAGTTGAGTAATTCTTATTCCAGGATCACAATTAATAATTCTGTTTGCATATATTTCGATTCCTGTTTTGACTGCAATACTATCAGTACTCATCTGGAGTGAGATACCATATTGATTACCCAAAGCATGAGGATTTATAACTGTATTATATCTGATGATAGTATCTGTAAGACTTTGACTTCCATACGTGTACAAAAGGATAACCATTCCTGTATTTATACAATAATTATCTTCGATTAATCCATCATGACCACCTTGTATGCCAATAGCGTGACCATCACCTCCTGCAGTTCGTGCGTCACATCCAATATCGTGAATATAGTTCCCACGAATGATATAATGAGAGGCAGCCAAGTTTGATGATCCTGCTGTCCAATAAAGCCCATTTCCAGCATAACCTATCTCACAGTCAATAACATTCATATAATGACAATTAAGGCCTGGTTGAATTATGCCGCCTCCTTCTCCATATAAAAGAGTACATCCCTCCCATGTAATATGAGTACCAGTAAATGATCCTGTACTATACGAGAACATTCTATATGGTGCATAAAAAGTTAGCTTGTAAAAGGTGATATATGACATATCAGCCATTTTAAAATCATAGCCATATTTATTGATAACAATAGTTCCTGGAGCAGGTTCGCCACCTCCCTGCACATGAACATAGAGATGTGCATTAGCACTATCCCAAAAAGAGGAGTCCTCATTGGCCTGAACTAATGCTATTGCTGTTGGGACATCAGCGTCATATTCCCAATCAAGAAGAACTCCATCGGGATCTCCTGGTGTTACATCTCGAAAAACCCAATCTCCTGCGGCTGAACCAATTAATGCTAATTTATACACATTAGTATTAGGAGCACCTTGCTGTTCCCAACCAGTGTCATTTACGGCATAAGTAGGTATATGTCCTCCCCAAACTATACCTGGATCTCCTGGATAATCTCCACGAATGACAATTCTTGTATCTTCGCCTGTTCCGGTAACTATATTAATATCACAGCCAGTGTTGCCAGGATAAACAGGCGCATCATAAAGATGTAATCCACAGACGTAAAGAGTATCACCAGCTTCGACACCACCTTCACCCCAGACGACATTCAGCAAGCCATCCCAAGCATGATCATAATCGGAGCCATCCTCTGGAGGACCATAAACACCACCAGCAGGACGGACATACCAATCTGCCGCCCAACAAGGTGAGACAAGAAGAATGAGAAGAATAGTTAATAAAACTTTTTTCATTTAAAAATCCTTATATCCTGACCAGAATTGGTAATCATCTAAATAAAAGACCCAATCAGTTTGGTCAAAATCTGTTGCATAAACTCCAAGTCGGATTGCTTTGGCGTCATTGATACCATCACTGTCAACGTTAGTTAATTCTACCCGCAAGACATCATCTACCCAAAATCTAACGATGCCATCATTTGCTAACGGAGCGGTTGCCTTCTTCATATAAAATTCGTACTTATACCAAGTTGCAGTTGCTTCATAATCCAGGTCCCAATCACTATGAGAAGTTCCACTATCATGTGTGTAATAAACATCATGTCTATCAAAAGTATTAGTAGAAGCTCCAATATAGAGTCGTAGATAAAAGATACTATTAGTATCAGCATCTACGACACGAATGAGCATGATATATTTATTATCCGTTACTCCCGTTCCTGCAATGAAATACATATACCAGACAATCGTGAACTCGCTATAACCTTCGGCAAAGATTTCTTCAAGATGACAACTATCAGTATCGTCAACGATAATTTCGTATGAATAAGTGCCATGTCCAACACCTGGAGCAGCTTGAGTGCTTAAATCACCATCTGGATCAAACTCAGAATCCCATTTAGAGAAGTCATCTGTTTCCCAATCATCAGAATGAATGAGAGCAGCAACTTCTATTGGAGGAGTACCTGTTATGAGTTGAAAACCATAGCAAGGTGTGACTAAGAATAGAAGAAATAATATGCTAATAAAAAGTTGCTTCATTAATCTCTCTCCTCAAGTTCATCAATCTTGTAAAAGACTGTTGCACCCAAAATGCGAATTTCTTGAGTTGATGTGTCATGAGTAGCATCATCGTAATCACGAGTATTGCGGACAAATAATACATCCCTTCCCGCTCCTGCTGCCGCCATTGCAGTTATGTTCTCAGATTGAAACAGACCATATTGTATATCAACAGTTGTGCCTGCTGTTTCAGCGTCTTCAAAGTAAATAGCTCCATTTAAAGTAACCCAAGTATTGTCAATTATAACACCATGCCCACGTGCCTGTAGTTCAACCAAAAACGAAATCGTTCCTGCAGGCGTACCCTCAGCAGAGTAAACATCGAGCATTATATGTATATCGCCGCCGTCCCAATTATCGGGCATTTGAGGAATCTTAAACTCAAAAACTCCAGCGGCATCAGCACAACAAACCATCCAGGTGGTGGGCCCCCCATTGATTTGAGTTTTTTCAGGATCGGTGCAGTTTGTGCCATCGCAGACAAAGGCGGATGGATCAACAGAGATTGCCTTCCATCCAAAGGCTGTCATCCAGGCATATGTTGAACGATGGTTGCCATCTTCAGTAGGAAATAACATGATTTGATTTGCTGCCTGTGGACCTGTATTTGGATGCTTTAAATAGACATGGTTGGCAAGGTTCGCTGCACCTTCCCAAAATGTCTGCCAAGTCTCTGCACCCTCGGCACCATAAACCCCTGAATATCCAGGAACACCGTTCTGCTTTGCACTCGTCCAGCTTTTTCCAGTTATATTGCCATCGGCGTCTATTTCAAAGTCAGCAGCATTGGCGAGAAATGTTTGAACATCGGCAGTAGGAGCGATTCCTGCATAGGTGGTTAAATTTGCATTGGCATCCTGAAAGGCCGTAGCGGATTCTCCGTCAAGCAAATCGGCATTCAAATTAGTCACGACCGTTGTACTCGACGTTCCCAATTGCCCATCAGAAGGAGAATTAAGATATGTATAAGTCCCGGTAACGCTCGCTCCGTCTGCGGCAATGATATCATCGAACTGGCTAACCACAGTACAATTGGCTCCAATGACCCAACTATTGGCCGTCCCTCCAGCCGCCAAAACATGAATATGATTATACATTGAACGAAAGACCATGGAAGTACCGGAGGCCAGATATCCCCCATAAGCAGTCTCAGTAGCCGCACCCGTGACATGGATCGTATTTCCATACGTCTCAGAAGTTCCCTCCCCGGTCAAATATCCAAATCCCACCGTTAAGGTGGCCCCGGTATCAACGACGTCCATAACGCAACGATAGAGATCGAAAACCCCCGTTCCAGCCCCAAAAAAAGTAGTGGTCACCGCCGATGCATTAGTCCCGTCTATATCAATGATAACCTTCCTGAAACAGTAAGAAGAACCCGACTCAAGGAGAATAGGAGCCTTGTAAGCGGTGCCATCATCGGAATCGTTATCATAGTCAATCGTTCCAAACGTCATTGTGACATCGCCCGTCCCTCCAAATATCCGGGCCTCGGAGGCGTTTACATTCGAGGCCGCCAATCCTAAATGACACCACCTCAACTTGAGAAATCCCGTTCCTGTAATCATCACCTTATCGGTTGTAGGATTAGTCATTGTAATCTTAATATTTTCAATCCTGCAATTCGCATAGGCTCCGTAATCCACTATCGCCGCATCGGCCGTGGTCACAATCTGATTTGCAGTCAACCCCATTCCCCGGATCGTTTGATTGTCGGCCGTAAAGGTAATTGTGTCATCGGTATAGGTCCCAGGATAAACCTGGATCACGATATTCTCAGTCGCATTGGCAGTCAACGCAGCCTGGATGGTTGTATAGTCCCCACCCACCCCGGACACTTTTATCACGGTTTGGGGCTCATATCCCCGCCACCGGATGGCACGGGCCGTTGCCGTGGCAATAAAAAAGGCCGTCACAAGGACGACCAGAAAAACAGTCAGTCTTTTCATTTCAAGTCTCCGTGATTATCCCCTCTCCGTTAGTTTAGAAACAATCTTATTGCCCATTGCAATACCAAGAAGCGTTATTTCATAAGCATCAATCCCCGCCTTCCCTTGACTGAGCAATATCGCGTAAATCCAATGGAACAGAATTACACCAACCACCAGGAATGTCACCAACCGGGACATCGAGGGGTTCCCGTTGTCTTCCCTGAAAAATCCTGTCAAAAATGCTCTCATGTCAAACCTCCTATGCAGTCGCCCAAGGTCCAGCAACGACGCCATATCCCCAGGAAGTAGCAGTGTCAACCACCAAACGAACCATTGCCCCATCACCAATCCCACTCGAAATCATGAGCGTTCCGCCGGCCGATGAGTCGGCGATTGTATCGGAACCGCTCGCATTAATCGTAATGTTCCCCGTATTCATATGGACGATTTCAACCGCCTTATCTATATGACCAGCCGCACAGGGCAATAGATTAATAACTTTGCTTGAAGTTGTATCTATCACATATCTCTTGGCAAAACTATCACTGGTCATGGTAATAGCACTACTCCCGGAATCATACTGGACATCAAAATATCCTATCCCGGCACCTTGGACTTCTCCGTTTATGATCTCCATGCCTCCCTCCACGATCTCTCCGTTTATGATTTCCATCTCATTTCTCCGTAAAAATAGCGGCCCCTGGGGCCGGCATATTTACAATATGCTTATGCCACCCTACCGGCATCACGGTTTACCCAGGCTTTACCCGCTTGGTCTAATCTTTTAAAATATAAGGACGGCCCGATCTTGACCGTCCTTATATCAGCCGGCTGGCGTCTTATTATCCGGGTGCTAGCTGAAGAGGCGCAATTCAAGCGGCTCCCACCGGATTAATGGAGCCAGCGCTGGCTCCATACTACATCAAACTATTGCCCGCTCAATTTCTCTTCCACCATTTCAGCAACCTTCAGACTAAACACGTGCAATTCCTCTTCCGTAGCCCCTTCCCCGGCCGGAGGTGCCGATCCGAGGGGAACCATAGTCTGAGGCAAGATCGGTAAATCTCCCCATTCCACCCCTTCCTGATTGTCTATCTGGCGCTCCTGGTTTATCGAACTGTATCCGGTCTTGAGCCGGGTCTCCATTTCCTTCAACCGGGCATCCCGGTCCGCCGGCACGCAATTATCAAAGGCCACGAATAAATTTCCACTTTCGTCATATCGAGGCATAAATTTCTCGTTCAGCTTTTCCTCGATACGGATGCACCGGGGCCGGATGGTATCCTTCAAGAACATATAATTGGCAGCCTCTGCATTTGCCCGGTTAGACTCCTTATCATACATGGCGACGCTCTGGCCATAGGCATTGCAGATTTCCTCCTTGACGCTTTTCCTGCCCTGGATAAAATTCAATTCTCTCGGACTCAATCCAATCGATTTATAATCAACACTCGGTGGCAAAAGTGGAGACTTACCCGCATTCTTAACCCCTCCAAAAGCCTGTTTAATTTCTTCCTTGAGCCGTTCATGGCCCGCAGGATAAAGTTCATCCTTAGTCGTAAATATACCTTCAACCCGACCCATATTGCTGAACACCGCATTCTCAAATATATTCATATTCTGGCCGATGTTGTACATATCGGTCACAGCCGACAAAGGAGACTTACCATAAAATTGACTCGTGGGAGATGGCATTTTGAAGTGGATTATCTGAGATTCCTCGAAGAATTTCTCGGTCATCCCGATCTTGTAATTATATCCCCTGATGAATTTCTTCTGATCGGGGACAATCTTAATGTTCTGGGGCGTGATCGGCCATATCTCCTGCGGTATCCCCATCGGACCATCCACCACGAGCCAGTAGGCGTTCCCGGCTAGCTCCTGATATAATTCCGTGATCTCCCAGAGACTGAATTGATTCATGAACTGGTTGACCTGTCTCATCAAATCCAGGAACGGATGCTCTAACAGCTCCTCAATCTCAACCGCCTTCCTGACCGCCGGGATCTGATTCAAAACGGGGTTCTCCCGGAGAAAGACTTCCTTCTCCTTCGTTATCGCCCTGGTCTCCCAGCCCTTTATGCCCTTGCCCTTGCTCCCCTTAGCCACATAGAGTTTCAAGGGGATACTGGCCACAGTCGTGGCATTCTTGTTCGCGCAAACATACACCCATGACCGATAAGCCTTGAGCAGAGATTCCACGTCCCTGTCGGTGGTAAGCTCTCGGCCATACTGATGCGGGGCAAGCATTATTCCCGCCAGGGGGTTATTGGCCGCTCCTTCTCCCCTCTTCGCTTTCTTTATTTCAATCCCAAAAAGTTTCATCTAATGTGCCGCCTCGTCCATGACCTCATAGGTCACGTGCGTTTTGAACCGCCCGGATTGGGTTGTGTAACCAACCCTCCCCTTGTCCAAAAGTTTCTGGAAATCTTCCTTGGAAAACGGGCATCCGTACATCGTGGCCGCCGTCGCCCATATCCAGAAACTGTCATTGGGGATTTCCACCAGGTCTGTTACTAAGATTCGCATTTTACGTTGGAATCTCTATTTCACAAGTTATAATTTCATTAGTCCCTCCACTAATCCGCCAAGGATACGGCCAACGAGGGAATGGATCATAAATCGGAGGATCATTGTAATGATCTCCGTAATATCCTTGACCATCTGAAACTGTAACCCATCCCTTGCCATCACAACCATGACAAGTTTCTTGTAGTTCTACTGAACCAAGCGTGGTTCCGTCATCCTGGGTTGTTTTTATTGTTCCGTTTCCATTACAAATCGGACATCTTTCTGCGTGTGCCATTACTCTTCTCCTTTACCTTTAATCCTTCATTTTTGCAGTACCACTTGCAATATTTTCAACCCATTCTTCAATGGCGAGATAGATGGCGTCAGGTACACCCAAAGCCTCATCAACTATATAAAGCAGGTTATCTGTCGTTCGTTGTGAAGCAATCCGTTCATCCCCATCATAACGAGGCTCTGGATATAAGGGACATGGGCCACTTGACAACGCCCCATAATTAACCTCGTCACATTTTTCCAATAAATCCCTAATCTCTTTTTCAGTCCTCATACCGGAATCCCGTACCGCCTAATGAATTCCGCTATCGGGAGCGGACACCACTCCGGGACCTTCTCGCCCTTCTTCAGCTTGATAGCCCGGGTCTTGCCGTCCCCGAACTGGGAACATACCCGCACCATCTTCGTCCCCGTCTTCGCCTTCTGCTTTATGTTATAGGGGCACTCTTCGCAGGAATCAAATTCGATCATCAAAAGCCTTTTTCCTTCCATCAGTCTATCCTTTCTTTTCCTTAGTATTACTCTGGGCCTCTTCTTCGGAGGCTCGTCTTTCTTTACTTTGGCCTTTTTAGGGGGCCTTTTTCTCTTATACGGTAGAAAATTAACTATGTGTTCGGGCATTTCTCCTTTCCTAATATTATCTTAGGCTTCCATCTTGGAAGCTCGCTCGTCTTAACCCGAATCTTTTTGGTAAAAAGAATCTTCTTTTTACATGGTGCTATAAAAATTCCTTTCATTTTATCTTCTTAGGTTTTTCTGGCAACTCTTGCCAATGTGTTACTTCACCGTCACTATATTCTTTATCCCAAATATCCCATTGAGTACTCCACCAATGGCCATAAGAATCTTGAAAATAGTATGCTATGGAAACCCACTTGTTCCACAACATGATAAGATACCATCTGTCACCAATTTTCGGTAATTCATTTTCTACTTTTATCCATTTATTCATTGTCAATCCTTTATTATTCATCATATAAACGCCTAATATTCTGTATTATTACCGGAGGAAGTTCGTTTTTAAAATCTTCAACCCCACAAATCTCCTCACCATGACCAAATAATCCTGCGTAAGTAATCGTCTCATCCCCTCCAATTCCAATTGAAAATATATTCCCCTTTCCTTTGTACCATTCCAGGGCTATTTCCCCACCCGGTTCAGGTCCAATTCCCGGCAACGGTAAATCAAGAGGTAATAAGTTTAAAACTTTCACCGCCTCCACAAATGCAGATAAAGGAACAGGAACGGCATCATAACCATCCCAATCTTCCCGTGAACAATCTCTGCATATTTCAAAAAGCCGCCGATATAGAAAATCTAATCCTTTCCTATCCATGCTCAAGCATCCTCACCCGCAAATCACGCCTCTCCTCGCATAAACACTGGATCAAGGCTGACGCCCTGTCTGGCGACCGGCCAAGAAGACCCACTATATCTTCTCTGGAAGATATCCTAATGTATCCGAGTTTTACCTCGTAAGTTGGAATGGCCAACTCCTCCAATAATTTATCGTCCGGCGGAAGCATCGCTCCCGGATCAGTCCTGAGCCATTCCCGCAACTGCCACCACAACTGGTCCCGCATATTCTTAAACCGACCTATCTCCGGCCCCTCTTCGGTTGGCCCCGAACTCATGATCACCCGCCTGGCGTCTATCCAATGCCATTTCATCGGCTTCTCGCAATCCGGACAAGAACTTACCTGATCATCTCTGAAATTCTTTTCGCAGAACTCACACCGGAAATATCCTATCCGGCTCATGTGCGGGGCAACCCCCATGCCGAGCCCATCCGACTCGACATTGGCGAACAGAACATTCTCCTCGATGCAGATGTCGGCGAACAAATCCGCACCCTTGTCCGGATCAACCCCATTAAAGGATCTGGCCTCATCTATGAATTCACCGTATCTTAAAAACGCCACGTTCTCATCCGGCCCCTTGTCCGCCACATCGCAACCCATAACTGGTCTTATGTCGTGTTCCTTTCCGTGTTCGGCCACGAAAATCTTCCATCTCGAAACAGCCTTGTCTATATCCGCTTGGGCGATTAACTGATCCGAACCTTCCGCCGGATACTCTCCCAGGACCATGTAATAGAACTCGGCGTCCTTGATCTTCCGCCATTCCTTTTCCAATGGGGGGAATTCCTTCCCACTATCACTTATCGCCGTGGCGCCTACCAGAAAATCAGGAATCTCCCAACAAGTGGCGTCCGGTTTATATTCCTTTGGGAGAGGTTCCGTCCACTCATTGATCCTCTTAACCGTCTGTTCCCGGGTAACTGCCCCGCCCGGGACGATAATCTTTCCGGTCAGAACATTGGGATGTTTCAACACATCCAGCCGAACGACATGGGCTTGACCGCTCCGAATCTTCTTATAGGCGGCACCGGCTTTCCTCTTCGGGTTATACATAATCAGGAGACGGGCATTACCGCCAGACATCGAAGAATCAATGGCCTTGAACGCCCACTCAGGAACAGCGTCTCCTTCATCCAAAATATACATAATATTGTCGGCATGCGATCCGGAAAGTTTCGAAATTTTTTCCTCTTCACTTCCCGACTGCGGAAGCGTAATCCCCTGAATAAAATGCCGATATTGACGATCTCGGTTATCGGCCTTCGGGGAAATCTCCAAGGTAACGATCCTGTCGTCCTTAAAGACCATTGGATTATGCCCAAATACTTTCTCGATCTCCCCCCACAACTTTCTCTTTAGATTGTCTTCGCCCGGATGCGGGGCCGTCAAGATAACCTGGGAATTAGGCAAACACTTGTAAAACCAATGGGCCATGTGAGCGGCAGCAAACGTCTTGCCCGGCGCATTTCCCGATATGGCGATTACAACCCTGTAATCTCGGACGGCCTCCATCATCGTAATGATATCATCGGTCAGGGTACAACCCAACTCCTCCTCGCAGAATCCGACCGGGTCATCGGCGTATTTGGAATAGGGGTTTCCACCGCTCGCCTTGTCGTCCAGATACGCTTGGATTTGTTCGTCCGTAAACTTTCCCTTTATCACATCAATGATATCTGATATCTGCTTTTTTGCCGCTTCCATCCGCCTTCGCTGTCACCGCCTCCATCAAGCCCATCTCCACGGTAGTCCTCAGCTCTTCGGGAAGCGCCTCTATAACCTCCCTTAGAGACACGTCAACCTTAATCCTGTTATCCTTGTCATAAAGGCCCAATATCTTACATTCATTCTCAAGCGCCCTGAGAATAGACATATAATTCTTCCCTGACCAAGCGGCTTTCTTCACCTCTCGGAACTCGGCCAGCTTCCTTGCCTTTAACGCATCCATATTCTCGATCATCTCGGCGCGCCATTCCCTTGCTATGATTTTCAAGTCGTGCGAGATTGTCGTCACGCTCAAGGGTTCTTCCTTCTTAAGACGACACGGGGAATAAATCCCCTGCTCGGCTAACTTATCCGCTATCTCCTGATGAGATAAGCCCCGCAACCTCAACGCCGAGACCAGGAGCCGCCTCTGTTTTAACTGGTAGTCAGCTTTGGCATGGCCGGGCCGCGCAAGAGTCTTTTTTTTCATTTTTACCTCCTATCAAAACCTCACAATATCCCATAAGTCCCATTTAACGCATTGGTTTCTTAGATAAATTTATATCCCCCTTATCTGCCATCTCTTTAAAAGAACCCCGAACACCGTTAATCTCTCTCCATACCCCCAATCCCAACCTCTTTTCCAACCAAGTTAACTCTTCCCATATATCGGGGAAATCCTTTCTTATTACCGCGTACGCCACCGTCCTTTGTCCGGGGCATATCCTACATGCCGTTCTCTTTAATCCCCTTTCATATCCCTCCCATACGGGGAGACCGTTCTCGGCTATTATCTTCTCCCCCGCATCTTTCTTGCTAAAATAGATCGGAGCAAAATACGTCACCCCATCCCTTTTTATAAATCTAACGTTTCTTCTTTTGCTCTGGTTCGACTTCTCCTCCGCCCGCTCCCCCCTCAATACGACGATTCCGTTTAAATCCTGTTCTCTATAATAATCCGTCAGGACGCCTCTCAACATCTCCCGGCAATAGGGGCGATAGAAATCCGGCCATTTCCCCTTCTCCAAAAAGAGATCAAACATGCCCGTCGGCGGATGCAATACTCTCAGCGGCCAGGAAATCTTCCTTCAAACCCAATCTTTTGTTAATCTTCTTGAACGTTCCGTTGCCACGATACCGACACTCGATGCCCACGCAACACTTGGAAACCAGATACATGATCTTCTCCTTTTCTCATATATTTAGCCCTATTATAACCTTTTTTTCATAGGAGTCAACCTTTTTTTTCTTTTTTTTTCTTCAATGATATCAATTTGCTACCTGCCCTTCTCCCTGACCAAGATCTCATTTGCCCTCTTCACGTCTTCCGTCCTTGCATATCGACCTGCTTCCAGGCCAAACTCCTTAAGAATCAATGCGGTGAATTCGTCGGCAATAATTTCTATCTCCTTGACGTATCCCGCCTCAGCCATCAGCTTAACGTCGTTCGACAGATCTACGGCCAGAATCATTTCCCAATCATGACCTTTCTTCCTATCCAGCTTGAAGTTCTTCGTTAGCATTCTATCTCCTTCACCCAATAATATATCTCCCGGTACAACCCAACGTTCCACCCGTTCAAAAGGTCCGCCGTCCTCTGGGCTTCTTCCTTATCTTTCCAATGCGGGGTCATTCCTCTTGTAGAAACATACGGAGTCGAATCGGTTGTTCTTTTATCCAGAACCATTATATGGAAGGGCATTTCTCCTCTCCTTCCGCACCGCAATCCGGGCAACGCCAGAACTTGCGGCTGCCAATTTCAAGGGTCCTCCGGGCATTAGGATGAAGGCATTTATATTCATAGCTCCCACCATCTTCAACCTTAAAAAACAAAACATCCTTGAGCATACCCGCCAAAGCCGAACGTAATCTAGCCCGACTTTCATCGTTCCCAAGTAAAACCCCGTCCTTGAGCGCCACCCACAAACCTGCGTAATCAACAGAATTCTCACGCAACCATTGAAAGTTTTTGTTAAAATCATCGGGGGTCACACATCCTTCAACGGCCTTGTCCGCCCATACCTCCATCTCCTCATCCCGGAACGTGATATTCAGGGAGACCACCTCCCCTTCCTCAAACGAAATGAAGAGGTTCGGAGTTCGGTCTTTCCTGACTATGATGTCCCGGACAAAGGCCCCGAGTATCTCTACATCTTTAGCGGGCATTATCTCTCCTCATATAAAATTCAAACTCTTTTTGGTCAGGATTAAAGAACAAATTTAAGTAGATATGAGAAACCCCTGCGGGATAACGAAGCATTTCCCCAAATCGAGTGGGGGCTTCTTTTATATGAGTTTGTGCCTCCCAAGAAAAATCCTTCAGCAAATGGCCGGAATCATTAAGGGTTCGTTGAATATTCCTAACTAAACCTTTCACATCTTTAAGATCTACCTTAGGACCAAGGCTTCCTTCTCCTACTGCCCATTCCCTACTTTCCTTCTCCGAGGGAACATACATATTCTCATACGCCTCAACCACTATGTTCCAAAGGGATAGCTCGGTAGCCATATCTGATCCCGGCTTGGCTCCCGTCAGATGCATAATCCGATCAAGAGCATTTAAGTAATCATCCTCATTCTTAATCAGTAAATCCGACATTTGCATTTAAAATTCCCCTTTCCTTACCCTTTCTATTAGGCCCGGTTGCTAAAACCAAAAATAAGCCCCTTTTTCCCCCTATAACTATCCCTTTTTAACCTTTTTGAAGTGGGCCGCTCTCCGGTTCCCGTCCTTAATATTCGGGTTCTTACCTATACGGAACGGATAAAGCCAGCAATCGGTAGAGAGGCATCCCCTGACGCCATCCAAAATTTCCTTCTTTTGAACCTTTCTCTCCTTATCGCCGCCCTGACATTCTATGCAGAACCGCTTGATCGTTCTTAATCTTGGCCGACCCTTGCCCATGCGATAAGGAAACAGATAGCAGACTCCGTTCTCGCCACCCAAACCGCCAAGGCACTTGTCACCCCGGCAATCTTTTACTTCGGTAACCCCGCTGACACAATTAATACAGTATTTACGGATCGCTCTGCCGGGGGTCATTGGTTTATCCTTTCATTCATAATATTCCGCTGGATCAACTTTACTACACAAATATTCATCCGACGGTTCAAACAAACGGACGTCATCCCCACAGTAGGTCCGACCTTCATCCCAGCCAGTAACTTCATAACTCTCATCGAACTGGACAACCACAGGCCTCCAACCGGGATTCTTCCAATAAAGTTCAAGCTCTATTCCCGGATCGGGAAGAGCCAACTTCCCCTCATCCCCCGACATCACCACCCAAGTCGGCCAACCAAGAAGATTAAACACTTCTTCTCTTGACATCCTGACATTTAATTTCGATGCCCTTTTCGAGAGTTTTGTGATTTTATTCTTAACTTTTCGGAGTTTCATTTCTACCCTTTCTATCCTATCCTGTTTACCCCCCGGCCAATTATCTTTGTCCCGCGCCGCCTCCGGAGACCGGCCGGTACTTCCTCAGCCGAAACAATCTCAAAGTGGTATCCGGTTTTCGCTGCGGCAACAGCCATTCCGACATTGGCATCTACCCAAGAACCATACCCCTCTGGATCGTCATCGGGATATAGGTATCCCACCTTGTCGTCCTTCGTCCATTTTACAACGTATCTCATTTTTTTAACTCCCATATATTATTACCGCCAATGAAAGACCTAGTATCCACCCACCGGCTATAAGTAACAATATCATTCCAACTATGCCCGCTAAAATTTCTCTCCATTCAATAATCCATTTTATTGTGTTTATCATTTTAAGTCCCTTAAACTCTCCTCGACCGTCACAATGAAGAATTCCCTCCCCAGGTGTTCCCGCTCCAGGACTTTCTTCCGGGACCGGGCCTCAGCCCAGGTGTCCCAACCTTCCCCGTTCTCGGGGCGGACGTATCCCTCCAAGTTGTGCTGTGTCCATCGTATTATGTATTTATCTCCCATCAGAATTTACTCGCTCCCCTGAAATCGTTTTCTATGGGGCGGATGGACATGCATATCCACCCTTCAGTGAGGCCAATATATTTTCTTCTTTCAATGCTTGTGACCTCAGCAGTCTGCACTTCTCCCGTATTTCCTTCGAAAGAATCCTCTTCCAAAACAAGGATATCCCCAATATTAATATTTTCATCCCCATCCCATTCAATCACAAACTTCTGTTCACCGCTCTTAATGCGCTGAAATTCATCTGTCCAAATACCCAATCCGACCCTCTTCCAGTTAGCCATTATTTAATCTCTTCCTTTATTAATCATCTGTCCAAAAGCCCCAGGGAAAACCTTATCCCCATCAGGATCAAGCCAGAGATAATCATCAACTGGCAAATGCTTATAATTAGGGCCATAATCTCTCCAAGACAAATAAAATTGCCGCCCATATAATAATGCCTCCGGATACCGACCAAAAAATCATCTCAACACCGTCCATCTCTCACTCCTTCTTCATCCGGTGCAGGGCTATCAGCATCGCAACCACCAGGGCCGCCGGAATCCCGACTACCACCCCAATGAATATCACCCAGAACATCACTCCTCTATCACCTTCAAAGCGTACTGGCATATAGCCTCGCCGACCGTGTCGTACCAGTCTCCCTTCTCGACCACAAACCAGAATAAATCCGGGCCTTCCTTATCCACTTGGACCGACTGTCCCCCCTCGGTGGCCATGGCAAACTTCCCGGTGATGTCGTCCGTTATCAAGGCCGGGGCATATCCTTGTTTTACCAAATGGTTCCAGACAACCAGGGTAGATCTTGCCCGGGTAGAATAATGAGATGGAATATAACCGTAACCAAACACCTTGTCGGCCACTTTAGCATCTAACATCCTATATTCATTCGGAGCCATCACTCGTCCTCCTCCCAACTATAAATCGTAAACCCTCAAATATCCCCTTTAAATCCTCAAGGAACGATCCTACACAAACCATATCCTTTCTCAAATCCGCCAAATCCTTCTCAACATCATTGAACCAGCCTTCCATCAGATCCAACTTGCTTTCAAGAACTTCTATCCTGTCTCCAAGAACCTCGGTCCTCAGAAGGCTTGTCATTGCCACTTCACTGCCCGGTTTAACTTTGGGATGAAGGGGCTCTTTTTCTTTCTGTGTCAGACCAAACATTTATTCTCCTTTCTTTACATTGTGCTTCCTTTTATGCCTCTTGATTATCCTCCCGCCGACCTTCATCCAGACCGTATGGACATTCTCCTTGACAAGATCTACGGTCTTTCTCTCCTTCCTGAACATCGCTTTCATTCCCCTTCCTCTTTCTAATATTCTTTCCTTACCTATATTATATAATAAGACGGCCTGCTTTTAAACTTTTTTTCAAGGAACGGCTTTTCTTTTACCGGGGGATAAAACACCTTCCAAACCAATTCCGGGTCTAAACCTATACAAAGGCATAAGGCTAAGGGCTTAAACCAAAAATAAGTCTGTTCACGCCCCAGGGCCAGCCTATTTCAGACCGTTCCGGCCTATCTTCTTGGCCCCACCGCTCTTTCTTCCTTCAGGCATTGTTTATTTCTTCAATACTCTCCCCAATGGTTCACAGTTACCCAATCAGCCCACTTAATTACCGCATCCTTTGTGAATCCGGTTGCTTCATCTATGAGTTTATTTAAACTCCTAGCATTGACTACGCTCTGAATATCAATGCCGGTTTCGGCCTTAAAATCATTTCGTGCCTGTTCTTTACCAAGAAGATAACGCAAAAGAGCCACCCAAGCTCCAACCATATAGTCGGGACCGTAGGGTTCGTGCTTCATTCCTTTAATGGGGGGTTTTATGATTTTTCCATTTTAAATTTATTAATGGCCGTAGAATTGGCAAGTGAACTCAACTTCCTCCCGGGCCATACAGGATTTTCCCCGTCCCAATCGGGCAGTCATCCATGCGTATCCTTCTTGCCAATTCTACAAAGCCCCCTTCCAGGGGCGGCAGGGGACACTAAAATCACAATTATATATAGTATAACCTACTTCCAAACAAATAAAAAGGATTAAATAATAAATCTTACTTCTACCATCCCTCTTATACTTTTATAGGGATATCTGGTTTTATCTTATATTTTAGGAATTTTTATTTTGATGGTTTCTATTCCCCATCTATCCTTTTTACCGTTTCCCTCATCTTATGTTTGCTTCTCTTCCTTTATACTTTCTTCTTATCTCCTATTATTTCTATCCAATGGTTTCTTACTTAATCCCTCTTCCAATTCTATTATGCGCCTGTCGGTAGCCTCCATCCATTCAAGGGCTACCTCAATCCACCTTGATTCGATTCCTGCCTCAGCTGCCCTTTTTGCCAATATTTTTAAATCATCTAGATTTAACTGTATTTTCATCTCCTACCCTTCCTTTAATCTTCTGCCTCCTTCTTAATAGAACAGCCTTTACATCTCATATCCACATTCCGGATGAATGCATTTCTTTTTGCCAAAGAAAAACCATTTTGTTCTTACCATTGAGCTTCCGCATTTAGGACAAATTCTATACACATTTTCTCGAAGAAGTCTATCAAGTGGTGGAATAGGCTTTTTATTGCTATGTAATGTTTTGGGTATCATTATTTTCTCCCTTCTATATTCTCCCAATCAAAAAAAATAATATCGGATTTTCTGTTCCCTCCAAGTCTTCAATTGTGAATCTATTTCTACCTTCACTTTTTGAGCCCTGTCCATCTGCTCCTTTTTTGTTGTAGGAACATCTTCACAATTAACATAATCCATCGTTCCGAATTCACATCTCATCAAATGTCCGGTCCAATTGCAAATATGCACCGTCGTTGCAACACAATATTTATCATCCGCTATTGACTCGGCAATAACCGTCTGTTCAATAACAGAATGATATGTCCCCGGCCAGCCGCATCCCGCCACATAAAGAGCCAATATTGCCATAATGATAATAAGTTTAAACCTCATTTCTTCTCCTATTTTGCCATTATCTGGCAAATCTCCTTATCTCTTCTATTTTCTCATCAAGCATCAACAGGGCCTCGACCAGGGTGTCCAATATGATCATCTCGCTTTCGCTCAGCTTCTCATGTTTTACGATCGTATAGCCGTCCCCATACTCTCCCACATCTTCTTTCAATACCTTCCTTAAACTCAATAATTCTTTCGTGTCCATTTTCTTTCTCCTTCCGTCTTTTGATTTTATCCCCTCTTGTCTTACTCGTCCAATACACACATCAGTTTCTTCCATTGCCTTTCCGTCTCTATCCTTTCTTTTTCAACCCTCTTGTTTATTTCCTCCGGCACCGGGAATATCCTGTCATCCCACTCCCTGATCATAGACAGAGAAACATTATATGCATCCGGTACATCCATATCTCCTTTCCCTTCCCGATTCACCCAGGTTCCGTTATCCGCATCACTGAATCCCGCAGAATGCAGCCACCGGGCGCCAAGATACAGGAGAATCGCCTTCTCTATCGGGAATCCCTGCTTGTCATGCTTTCCTTTTACTATCGCAATAAACTTATCACCAGGCTTGAAGTATTGCTCTTTCATTATTACTTCCTTTAGTATTTCCTTTGGAATTTCCTCTGTCCCGTCAAAATACATTTTTAACCTCGCCCCTTAGTACTCCCGATTCTCAGCCGCCCTCCTGAAGATATCTTCAAGGATTCCCATCTGACGTTCAGACAGATCTCCCCGCCTCTCAAACTGTTCCTCGAACGAGATAATGAGGGCATGTTGTCTCTCGGTAATGGCATCATACTCCATAAACTTGAAGATGTGTTTTATTCGCTCTAAATCCGGCATCTAATCCTCCTCATATTCCTTTCTACATGGACCTTTGACCACTTTGCCGTCCGCCTGCAAGAGAATATGGTCACAGTCATCACAGCTTCCGGTCAGGTTTCCCGAAACATGAAATTTCATCTGAGGTAGATTCTTGGCTCGGCCCTGGGGAACCAGTTTTAGAAGATGTACTTCGTCTGCCTTGATAGGAATTTGGGAACCCGGTCGCAAGATGACATTCGCATGGCACTCTATCCCGTCAATGATGTCGGCATTGAACCTGATGTGGGTTAGGGCGTTAGTATAAACCCACACATAACGAGCCCTTGCTTGTGCTAATTGCAGGATTTTCCAAAAATCGGGATGAGCCAGGGGTTCACCGCCACTGATGTTAATTACCCTGGCCGGAGGCCACTTTACGTTATCATCAAGAAATTTTTCAATTTGTTCAAAGGATAAGTGTTCCCCGTCCGGCCCTGCATTAGAGGAACAATAGATACACTCCCAAGGACAATATTGCGTTATCTCAAGGGTGATTTCAGTCTTGAGGCGTCTATTTTCAGCTTTGAGTTTTTGGTCGTCAGACATCTTTAACCCTCTCATTCCATTTTTCAATGGCCCATTCTTCATTTTGGGCAGAGGGTCCTTTAGTCCTGCAAAGTGAACAAAGAACAAAAACCTCATATCCCGTTGATGAATATCCTACCGCTCTAAATTTTAAATCAGGTGTTTTATGTCCACAGAACGGACACGGCTTTAATTTTATTTCAATAGCCATCTCATTCCCCCTTTAGGTGTTTCTTCCTAAGATTAAGCATTTCGTCCTAAATTGCGTTATCTCAAGGGTGATTTCAGTCATTTAATCCTCCTCCTTCCATTTCTTCCTTTCCTCCTTGGCCCAAGCCCGCTTCATGACACCACGGCCAATCCTGAGCTTATGTTCCTCGGTCAATTTCTTCGGCCCGTATAGCTTCTTCTTGTTCACCGACTTCCACCTCCCTAATTTCCCCGTCGTGGAAAACGGGGTCCCGGCCATCATGGTTATCGGGGCCTTCAGCTCCCGGGCCAGCTTCATGGTGGTCGGGATGCTCTTCTCAATAAAGTCCGCTATCTCCTGCCAACCGATTAACTTATCTGACATTGCTTAATATTTACACTTCTTCCAGATTTTTAGCTTCGGGTCCACCTGTGCTTTTACTATCAAGGCCTGTGCCATCTGTCTTGTTTTCTCTGCCGGGATGTCCTCACAAGCAACATCATATTTATAAAATGACTTTTCAATGGTTTCTGAAATTGCAAACCAATTATAAATCCATACGTATGTACAAACAAGGTAAGTGTCGTCTTTTATCGAATCAACGCTCACATTTTGTTCAATTTTAGAATAGTATGTCCCAGGCCAACTACACCCCACCAGACATACGGCCAATATGATTATTACGATAATAAATTTAAACTTCATTTTTTCGTCTCCTTTCTTTTTCTTCATCTCCAAAATCTAAATGGGCGACATATTTAATCATCTCTATTTGACACTCTTCTTCTGTGTCATATGGCCCAAATCTATTAAACCGTATCTCATCCCAAAAATACCAATTGTTTCCTTCTCTATGTACCGGATCAATTCTTTCCATCATTCACCTCCTTATGTTCAATCCGCCTCAGATGCGGCCGGAAATAATCCTTGGACACCGCCAGGAATTCGGCCGTCTGGCGTTGCGACGGGAAATGGGCAAGCGCCACCGTCCGGATCAGGTCCAGTATGTTCCTGAACCGGGGCTCCGGCAACTCTTGGAGGATCTTCCATATCATCTCCTCCGGTGTCCCGGCCGCAGTCACCTGGATGGACTGAAGTACCCTTATCTCTGTTCCGGATTCCCGGGCCTCTTTAATCGTATTCTGATCTACTGAGACTCTTTGGTCCACCATCGTTGTCGTCTTGACCCATCCCGGTTTTGGCATTATTTGTCTATCTCCTTCCATTTATCACCATCCCAGGTCTTATTATGTTTCTCGTGCATATAAATGCACAACCAAAGTTGTTCCCATGAATCATAAGCAGCTTCATCTATCTTTCTTCTCTTACCGCCACCCACCAATTTCATGGTCGGCAGATAATCCAAAAGAAGGTTAATTTGCCCTTCCAAATAATTTGATACCATCTCCTGAATCTGGTGTTGATGAGGAAGCCAAGTAATTAACTCAATGGGTATTGGCCCGCTACACCAATCACCCGCATAATTCTCGACTGCGACAAGCGGTTTTTCTGATATACGGGGATCAATCCCATCTTCATCTTCAAGGGTAGAGAAATTAAAAATCCAAAAAGTTGATTCTGGGGTCTTTTCACAGCCATAACCATATCCCTCCATCATCTCTGGTCCAAAAACATAATCCCCGGCCCTAGACATCCATCCATCTTGAATCTCCCGGCAATCACACATCTTTATGTATTGTTCGCTGGTGTCCATATTGTTTCTCCTTTATCCATTTATGAAAAGTCAAAGTTGAAACTCCGATCTTAAATCCCATTTGAGCCATACAATTTATTATTTTCCTATTTGCTATACTCACTCCAAAACTCACCCGTTTAACACCCTGCCGCTGATACCACCCTTGCCGGTAGGCTATAAGGGTCTGGGCTACCCGCTGCCTCTGTGCCCAAGGATGCACGATAATCCCCAGACCAGACATGAGGTTCGTGTTTTTTTCTTTATCAACAATGGCAATAAGAGCACCGGCAGGCCGGTCCTCTATGTCAGCCACAAAAACTTCTCCCAACCGCTTCTCATAAACTTCCCGATATCGCCGGACATAAAGCATCATGGCCTTTGTCTTATTAAATCCACCATCATCAACAAAATGATTCGGGAAGTCCACCAAACTATAAGCCTCTTTAATCCAAGAAAAATCACTTTCCTTTATTCGGCGTATGGATATCATGGGATTATTCATTCCAGTCGGCACCCACCCTCTATCCGTGGTAGCATCAAGCTGTATAAATCCTTGCACCGGATAGAATCCATGACAAACAAGGGCCTCAGCAAAGATTGTATTTTCTATGGATAAATTAGTATCAATGAACTTCCAACCCTCATTCTTTGCTTGTAATAAGAATTGTTCAACAAGATACTCGGCAAAATCCTCACTGATAGTTTTCGCTTCATCCAGTCCACTGATCCGGCCCATAGGAAATCCCCAATATTCGGTCAGATATGGTACTCTCTCAATTTTAATTGTCATGCCTACCCCTTTTGATATCGTATGAATTTGGCCGGATTACCCACGTAAATACCATAAGGCTCACAATCCTTAAGCACATTCGCCCCGGCTCCAATAATGGCATGATGCCCGATCCTCACCCCCGCATGGATACAGGCCTTAGTTCCTATAAAGCAACCCCGACCAAACACAACCGGCCGCTCCTCTTCTCCGGGCCGCTTGATACGGATAGTCGAGACATCCACCATGATCTGAACGTCATCCTCAATGACACAACCCTGTGCAATCACGCTCATCCGCTTGATCCTAACGTTATTCCCAATTCGGCAATATCCTGATGTATTGACATAATCGTCAAGTTTGCAGTTATGACCAATGACCGTGCCGGGCATTAGTTTAACATAATCCATTATGACAACATTATTACCGATTCTCGCCCCATGCATAACCTTACAATAATCACCGATAGTGACGTTGTCTCCAATAATTACATCGTTTTTAATAGTACAAAACCTCCCTACACTGAATCCATCTCCATGTTTAAAACATGTTGATATTTGATTTCCATTTCCCGTTTGTAATCTGTTTGCTTTTTTATTCAATTGTAACATCTCCTATCATAATCGGCATCGTTAATCACCAAGCCAAGCTTGGCAAAGATTCCATTATCAAACATATATTTGTAGAAGTCCGACTTGACCCCCTTCAACAATCGCAGTTCCTCCCGATACCAAACCGGATTAGGATATTGCTTAATCGTCTCCCCATTCATCAGGCGAGTGTAGATATCCTTATACATCTCTATTCCCAAACTGATATCAAGATTCTCTATTGCCCAAGTACGGACTCCTTCTTTCATCGCCTCCATGTTTGACCCTTTCATTTTCATCTCAATGCATTCTCTAATCTCCTCCTCAAAACTATCCCCGGTCATCCTTATCACTGGAGGATAATTTCGTATCCGGTCAAGCAATGGCGTATGATAGACGAGCACCGGAATTCCCCAACACATCATCTCCGCTCCGAACAGACCAAATGTCCCAGGCCCTACCTGCTCCAAGGCAAAATCCGCTTGGGAATATATTTCCTTTGCCTGATCTGGGGTCTGCCTCTCGACCATAAGCAACTCAATCGGCAAGCCCTTATCCTTACACTTATTGAAAAGTGATTCAATCAGAGGCGTCCCCTTTTTAAAACGGTCAGACGGCGCATGGACAAAATAAGTCGTATTAGGGTTTTTCTTCAACTTGACTCGTGAAGCATATTCCTCTTTCTTTTCCAAGGTCCACTCTGAGGTGTCTATTATCCCCTTTGGAGTCAGGCCGCGAGGAACGGCATAATGGGCAAAAATGACATCGGCATAGGCGTTTATAACCTTGTGCTTTGCATAGAGTGCCAAAGGCCAGAGGTAAGGTTTTGGAGGATCGTAGCCCAAGAATTTAGCTTGACTATACATGATCCATTCAAAACCCCGTTGATCACTCCCCCAGAACGAAAAGAGGATTTTCTTCCCTCTTTTCTTCAGCTCCTCCAAATCACTCATATCAGGCTTTAGGGAATGGGCGAAATGGAAATGAAAGATATCATACTTATCCATCGCCTCTTTAGTAAATCTTTCCACCTCATTTCGGGCCTCACGCTCCGGGAGTTCATTTATCCCCAAGTTCATATCGCACTTGTAGTCAAACCAAGTATTATAATAATTCACAGATGTGGCATCAACCCCGGCTTTGCGAAGATGCTTGGTGATCCTCGCCATATTTCCAGCTATCTCAAAAGGGGCATGGAGTACTTTCATTTTCATTCTGATCATCCCTTTGTATTATCCTTTGCTCTATATCTTATCTGAGTTGCAACCCAAGCCTTACTTATATAATACACACGATGGGCAAGGTTATTTATTTCTTCTACATCTATCTTCTTTCGATCTTTTTCCCATTACGTCTCTTCCTTCATTCCCACAAATTTTACACTCGCTCATCTCATCCTCCTATCTTCTCCAAAAGTTTGATAATTCGACTTAACCTGTCCTCTAAAACCGCCAACAAAATAAAAATAACTACAAGAAACAAAAGAATACCAACTGTACATCCTGCTATAATGGCCATCGCTTCCTGAAAAAGATTCCCATCCATCATTTCACATCCTCTTAAATCATATGGCACATGCTACAAGGTTTCAGCCTCCTGGCATCCAAGACAGCCGCCTTCCGGAACGACCGGAACCCGGTACTATCCCAGATATCCTTGAACTTCATCCCCGGCCCGTACACCCCCATGACCTGCTGATACGGCTCAAGGCAATTGCAACAGGGCAAGACCTTCCCGTCCCACCGGATGGCGGTCGAGTTATGCACCACCATACAATTAAACGGCTCGCCCGGCTTCCTTCCCGCCTTTACAATCTTTCCCTGCATCAAAGCCTCACGGTCATTCCTCAGATTCCTATCATCTGAAGGCAGAAACTTCTTCAAATAGGCATCCACCTTGCCCTCTATCGTCTTCCACCCAACCGCAAAAGGGGCCATCCGGAACTCATCGCATCCGAGTTCGGCTGCTAACCCCATCGCCTGCCTAACCTCACGCTCATTCGTTCCCATCATAATATATTTCCAGACGATCTTCGGCTTATCAACGTTCAGCTTACGCTTCTCCTTCTTCAGTCTCTTGATATTGTCTATCGCAATTTGGAAGTCGGCTCCGATTCTATACTTCCTATGCGTCTTCTCCGTAAACCCATCAAGGCTAAACACTAACTCTGTCGGCACCTGAGCCCGGACTATCCTCTCAGCATCCAAGGGAAGATGCCCGGCCGTATGGATGTATGTTGAAATATGCTTGAATTGTCCGACTACATCCAAGAAGTCATAAATCTTAGGATGGTGAAACGACTCACCCCGATTATGTAGGGCCAGAATCCGGAGATGCGGGGCGACCTCCAACATTAGAGTCCTAAAGAGGTCCAGGTCCATGTATCCGATCTCCCCGTCCCGGCCCCCACATCCAGGGCATCCGACATGGCATTCGTTTGTCGGCTCGATGCACAACTGCACCGGCCACACTGGCCCAAAGAGCATCAGCTCCATTAACCTTCTGGCCTCAACGTGATTTGAATTGTTTTCCAAAACCTTCATAAGTTGACTGTGGCCCCTGTTTATTTGGCCGGTCCTTACGCAATGCTTGGCCAGATTAAACCTCTGCTGGTTCGCCAAGTTGCCATAGGTCTCAATCAGATGGATGATTACCGATTCCGTGATTTTGTCGTTATCCGGCATATTGTTTATCCCACTCACTCTCGCTTCCAGGGTCTAATCTAAAACAAATTCGTTCCTTATCCATTTTAACAGCTTCTAATCTCCCAGTACCACTCATTAGACAATCATCAGAAATAATATCACTTCTCAACTGGATTAATCGTTGACAAATTTGTGCTTCAAGAGGAACATAATGATTCCCATCTTTCCCCCTCCACGTCCACCCCATCTTTTCAAAAATCGGGGCAAATCTTTCCGCCGCCCTTTGGGCATCAAGATAAATCATTTTTCATTCTCCTTTCCTCTCATCTTGCCGCTCTACCACAATCATAACATTCAAAAAAAGCAAACGTAATAACTTCAGCCCATTCATATGCCGCCCCACATTTACACACCGCCATCTCCATAATATGTTCTCCTTGATTAGCCAATAAAATTTTATACTGATCAGTAAAACAGCCACATTTATGAATATGGCCTACATGGGCATAAGGCGTATGAATTATTTTATTGGTTTTTGCCATCCTTCCCTATCCTCTCGATCTCTCGTTTTATATACCACTCGGCCTTCCGGAGATCTTTGATCACATCGGCATCCTTCAACCCGGCCCGCCAGATGTACTTGACCGCCGTCCCTGGATTAAAAGCCATATGCTCTATGATGTCAATGCACTCGACTCCGGAAGGATGCTTGTTATAGTGCTCCGGATGGTTAACATCGTCAGTTTTTAAGTCTTTTCCGACTTCCTTTAGTTTTTTTCCACACCAAGGACAATAAGCAAACACTGGACCTTCATAGGGCATATTATGTTGCAATAGAACAATATCCCTACCCTTAAATACCGGTTGCCATTCTTTCCATTTTTTACAAGTACATTCTACAGTCATTACATCTCCTCCAAATCAAATATCCTGTCCCCCTCGATATTTCGCTGGTCAGTCACGATCAGCATCTGCATTCCCAGCTTCTCAGAAAGCATCCCTATCATGTCTGAGCAATTCCTCTGGTATTCCGGCGAATGGAGAAACTTGAACGGCTCATCCAGGATCACCAAAGGCCGAGACTTCCGCAAAGACCAGAACGCCAGCCGGGCCGCAAAACTGGCCACGTCCTTCGGCCCGCCCCCGGAATCAAGCATCGGGTCCATCTCTTTCCCGTTTTTTACAAACCATATATCGCATTCGGTCCGATTCCGCCTGACCTCAAACTTGAGCCTGAACTCATACGGGTCATCCGGAAACACCCCCTCCAAGGCCGTCGTCACCAGGTCCCCGATCCGGCGCTCCAGGTTAACCTGCGTCGCCTTTGCGGCCTCCTGTATCACGGCTCTCCCCTTAAGACAATCACCGTGGCGCTTAGACCATTTCGCCTCCTTCTCCCTCTCGATTCGCAACTCCTTTATGAGATACTGCCTCTCGGCTTGGAGGGTGGAGGCCTTGTCCTGAATGCGCTTGAAGTCCTGGAGGTTAAACATTTTAATATGTTCTCTTGATTGCATTCACATAACCAAGATTCTGATTAATTCTCTTGCTTCGTTTTTTCACGTAATTTTTATGACGTTCTTCTGACCATCCCGACATGCCATCGTTGGCCCCGCAAGGACATTCTGTTATATAAGCACCGCAATCAAGACAATGAACCTCTGCCCCTCCGTGGCAATATGGAGTGGAACAACTTATCATCACACAATAATCAGGACTCAAGTTCTTATGCTCACATTTATTGACTTTTTTCCAGAATTTAGTCATTGTTCTTTCCTTATCCATCATTCCCTCCTATCTAATAGCGGCATGACAAGCAGGGATTCCCGATTCTCCACCCTATAATCCCGATCCCCCAAACATTGCTATGGGAAGCATGCTCACTAAACCAAGATTAGTTTTTATTGATCGTCTAGACCTTACCATGCCGCCGTTTTCACCACTCATACTGCTCCTTCAGCTCCCGGTATCCCTCCTCGACCTCGGCATCCAGCTTCTCCTTCTTCTTCCTCTTGTTGTCCGCAAGCGTCCGGGCGGCCTCAATCGTCTTGCAGTTATGTTTTCCCCGTAACGAGGACAAAAGTTCATCCCTTTGTCCCTCCATCCGGGCCACGTCGGTCTTTGCCTTCTCGATTTCGCCCTTCAGCTTCTCAAGGTCTCTGGCTATGTCAGTCATGGTTGTTCCTTACTATAATTTTTTCCTCGTTTATATCAAATTTATCATATATCGGTTTTTCACCTTTACTCTTTTCTATCGAATCTCGGCAAAATTCAACACACCTCTTTGCAAGTTCAGGACAAATTCCGTTCAAAATAGCTCCCTTTAGAGTCAACAAAACAATATCTTGCCCATAACTGTGAGAGTTTTCATTATTCCCCTTCCCATTTAGCTTTTTTAAAATCTTCATAATTCCTATAATAAAGAATGCTCAAATCTTTCTTCGGCTTTTTCCTATCTTCAAGATAAACCATTAAAAAAACAAACCAAATAAACGGCCCTGCTAAGATTAAACCTAAAATCTCCAATCTCTTCGTTGATTCAGATGGCGTTTCTCCCGAACATGAAGACATTGGGGCAACAATCATTCCTAAAAAAAGACCTATCATCAATCCAATAAGACACCACATCCCTAAAATATAAATTATCCACGACCACCAAGCCATCTCATTCCTCCTTTCCCACCGCCTCCCAGATCACGTCCTCAACATCAATGCCAAGACCGGAATTCCGGATGGTAGCTTTCAGGTTGCTCAAAAAATCCAATTCGATATGCTCGCCATCAGACCCCAGCGATGACACAAACTCCTCTAACTTTTCATTTCTCTCCTTCTCGTCCTCTACTTCTTCCAATTTCATTACCTCCTCTATCGGCTTGACCGGGATTTCATATGTTTCCGGTTGCCGAATCTCAGTATCAAATATCACCACGGCCGGATGGTACTTCACTTGATTTATTGATTGCCTCATCAGAGAGCCGCAATTTATCAACCATCTGCCCTCATACTCCTCCATGAAAAACTGGTGATTGTCTCCCGATATGATCAGGTCATAATCATGCTTCTCAAGCAACCGCTTGGCAAATGAATAATCGGTCTGTCCCGGCCAGACCCTTAATCCTTTGATTATCATCTTATGAATAACAAGAATGTTAAATCCCTCCGATTTTATTTCAGGGATATCCTCCCCCCAGGAGGTTCCATAAAACCGGCAACCCTCTCTCACCCACCGTTCCAATCCAGATTCTCCGATTACCGCCATCGCCCCCGCTGCCTGCAAAACGCCAAGAGGCGTATTATTCAAGTCTTTCGTATGATATCTCTGGTCATGCTGACCGGCCACCCCGATAACATCGTCAAAAGAATAATGAAAGCAATCAATCATCAACCTTTTCAGGTTATCGCTTGCCCGACAGGAATCGAATATATCTCCGGGGAAGACCACCACATCAACCGCCTCGTCCTGAGATAACTTACCGGCCCAATCCAGCTTCCCCATAAGCGCCGCAAGATAATCATCCGTCCGGCATCTCGGAGCGGTCTCCCTGGCATGGAGATCTGGCATGGCGAGGATTTTCATTTATCCCTCAATAATTCTATAAGATCAAATGCTATGATAATCACTAATATAACAGCGGCTCCAAATCCAGCACCCTGCCAATAGAAATAATCTATAAGCTCAGTTCCCATCATAACACATGTTCCTCCAATCCCGCCCTTTCAACCTCACTCCCGCACCAAGGGCAGATTCCGGCCTCCAATAAAAGGGCGGCATAGGCCCGCCGCAATCCCTCCAACTCAAACCTCTTCGGCTCCAGCATATCTTCATTATCATCAAACCTGCGTATCACGGATTCTAGCTCTCCCCATTCTCTCTCAACCCCTTTCTTCCTTTCCAGTATCCCGGCCACCTTGTTAGCGGCATCCTCTATTGCCAGCCAAGCCCGCTCGTTCTCCAGGGACTCCTCCACATCGGTCGCCCTGGTGATTAGATCGTCCAAATCCGAGAGTTCTTCCTTAGCCCTATATAACCTATCCAATCCGGCCCAAACTCTTAAAAAAGGCTCTTCTATCCCCAGCCAGCCACTTGTTTCAGCCAAGTCTGAGTCAATCTCCTCAAGTGACCCTATAATCTCATTCAATTCTTTTTCCTGGGCAGATAATTTATCCCTCTCATCGAGAGCCGCCTGTATCTTTTCGGCCAAAGGAATTACCTTATCCAGGAAAACAAGCTCCTGTATCCGGCCGTCTTTCTCGCCGGCCGTCTTCCTTGCCATGGCGGCTTCGGCTTCCGCTTTAGCAGCCATAGAATTAATGGTCTTAATCACCCGGCTTATCAGGTCAAGACCGGAAACCTCATTCAGCTTCCGGGCCACCTCCCCCGGAGTATCCTGGAGAAGGAAATATGGATCGTGCTGGTCCTGGAAGCAGCACGACTCTATATTTATCAGGCCAGACACCTCCTCTGGAACATCGCCTCGGAGGGCTTCGAGCATCTCGCCGTTCACGATATAGGAGTTGATTGATTTTTCATTCCTTTGTCGAGAGATTTCCCCATTGTCAAAGGAGAGATTAACCGATGTCAGATCATCCTTTTTGAGCTTCTTCCCCCCGTCCCTGGCTATCTCCGGATCGTATCGGAATCCGAATCCCTGTGGCCTGTTCCTCAGGGCCCATCCTACGGCCCTGACGACCGCCGACTTACCGAGATCACTCCTCCCGGCCAGCACGTTGACGCCGGGGACGAGTTCCAGTTCAAGATCTCTCTGCTTTTGGAAATTTGTTATTTTAACAGACTTGAGCATTACAATTCCGTCACGACAATCGGATCGTCCCAGCCGATATCATCATCTAACAACTTTTTCTTTTCCTGGTCTTCCAATACGTCATACACACATCCATATAACTCTACAAGATGATCAAAAATCTTCTTGGCTCCAAGATAATCGTCAAATTCGCCTGAGATATTAGTTGTCGTAAATTCAAAACCTTTCCATTCATTTATCCCCCAACAACATTGAATCATAAATTTCTTCCCATTTGTAACTATCCGCCAATCCGGTCTTATAAAATTCCATGTCCCAAATCGTTCAGTCATTTCTAAAAACCCCTTCTCACAAAGAAATGCGGATTACACCACTCAAAGAAATCTTTGAGCCGCATCATGGTAAAATCCTTATCCATATACCAAAAATCAAAGCGATCATTCTTAAAACCACCCACATACCAATGAATCTCATCAATTAGAATAGCTAAAATCACAATCACCGGCAAGTGGTAATCCCGGTGGATCACCAAGGCCGGATCGTTCCCGGCCAACTCGGCATCTTCGCACACCTGCTCCAGGAATTGTTTCAGGAGAGGCTTCTTACCCCTTGAGTCGAGCAGGGAGAGCAAATCTAGCTCCTTGTTGTATCCTTTCTTGAACTCAAATGTCAAAGCCTTAATCAATGGCTCACCCACGGGGTCGAGGGCACCCATGTCCCCATAAGAACCGTGGGTATCCTTGCCCCTTTTCGCCCTGGACTTGGCCCTACTTCCGGAGCCAGCCGTCCGGTAGAATATATCATCCTTCGGCGGATTGATATCAAGACCCTCGGACCACCACAATGACCAGTCCCGGCACTTCTTCCGTTCGTTTCTGGCCCCTTTAGGCATCCTTTATTTCCTCTATTAATACTACATCTTTAAGATCCTTTGGAAAGCTCGGTTTTCCTTTCATCCACTCATAACTTACCTGTTTCATTGTATAAGGTATTTCTACAGCGGTAAGTATATCGTGGGTTGATAGATAATGGTTTTGATTTGTAAGTTTTCCATCAATATAGATTCCCTCCCAATCATCAACATAAACTATCACTACTTCCTTTATCATTATTCCCTCCTCAATTGTCCCCAGGCTTCCCGGTACGCCTGATAATTATGGCCACGGGAAGTACAATAGGTATTTACGTCCTCCTCCCTCAGATAGACCCCAACTCTCTGAAATTCCTTCTTAGGAAAAACATAAAAGCAATCCCAAGGTTCGACATAAGCAATCATAAAATCACACTCCTTGATCTGGTTCACGGTGGCATGGATGCGATAATATTTCAACCCACCGACCGGAGAAAAAAGATGCCGTTCCGAACACTGCTTCGGAATCACCATATATCCGTTAATTACCAATCGATTCATACCGGAACAAGGAACCTGGACGTCAAACCCCAGTTCCTTGCATTTGTCAAAAACGAGCATCTGGGCATAAGCCGAACCGTAAAGCAGATTGGATTTGTCCCATTCCGCCATCTTAACCCTGGGATCGTTTTGACAAGGAAGTTCCTTTAAATCCTCCTCAACCCTTTTCTTCTTCAGGGATATCACATCGCCATAGGGCTTGCCGTGCAACTTGAGGAATATCTGGCGAGCCCGCTCCTTTGACAAACCCCACTTCTCCCCGAATCCGGTCAAAGTCCAATAAGGCCGTTCGAGCAAGGCGTCCATGTCTGTGATAAATTCAGGCCCCTTTCTCTTTTTAAGGAGGGCTCGATAGGCTTCCCCGCTCCTCTGGCCGTTTTTTCGGTAACAAGCCATTCCATAAGCCTCCTGGCCAAATATCCGGAAAAACCTCTGCCGGGGAGACGTACCCCACTTTACTTGAAATCGGGGAAATGTCCAACCGGGGTCGGGGTGACCTATCAGGGCCTGGAGATCCTTAGCAAATTCATTCCCATACTTCCCCCTAAGCCACTCTAAACACTCCGCTCCTGTTTTCATTTTAGGCTCCTATGTCCAACTCCATTGAATTCCCCTTCCCGCTGGCGGATATTTAATCTTATCTTCATAACCCGGCTCCACCTTTGCAATAGGGCATTTAAAATAAAGAGTGAGAGAATCATCGTGAACAAAGAAAGAATCAAGACTCTCTATATCAATGGTAACCGAGGCCTTATTTATAGTATGACCAGAACAACAACTTCGGGTCTTAATTCCCGCCTGATTCATCGCCAAAATCAAAGGCAATAATTCATCGTCTATCTTATTTATTGGTAGACTATTGACGATCTCCTCAGAAAATTCCACGATTCTTGTTTCTATTTTTGTCTCTTTCATTTCATTCTCCTTCGCAAAATTGATCTAACCATTGACCCAATCTACTCCCCAAGAGAAAGGAACGGAAATCATATCGGTGACACATATCCATAAAGGCTTTCCTGGTAAACTCATCCTTCCTCAAGGTCATGGGCTCTACCCCATCCATCGGCAACTTAACCAGCTTGCGATTCCTCTCAATTATTTGCTGACACTCCGCACTTACGATTCTCCGGCGGACTTTGCTTTCATATTTCAATTGTTCCTTTAGAAATTTGATTGCCGTCTTCTCGCCGACACCGGGTACTCCGGCAATATTGTCTGTCGGGCAACCGGCGACGGCCTTGACGGCAAGCCAGACAACCGGTTCAATCTGCCATTGCTCCATAAAGGTCTGCCTAGTGGTCATCTCCTTGGTTCTCGGATCATACATGTCACAGTAATCAAGAACCTGCCAAAGATCATTATCCGACGAAATAACAGTAAAATCCTCCTCATTTTCCATCACTAGCCAAGCAATCAAGTCATCGGATTCATATCCATCTTGGTAAAAGACATTCTTAAATCCGAGGGCCGGCAAGACCTCTTTTCTGAGTTCGTCGAACTGTGCGTATGCGATTCTGTCCTTCTCCCTTTCCTCATCTGTTTTATCCGCATGCCTCTTCGCCTTATACTCCGGGTAAAGGCTTCTTCGTAGACTTTTCCCGGAATCCCAGGCAAATACAAATCGGTTAGTATTGAACCGGTTCGCCAGCTCGAAAACTTGAGACAAGAAGCCGAAAATTATTGAAGTCAGCTTCTCGTCGTGAGATAAATCCGGCATGCGGAATTTTGATCTGTAACAAAGATAATTACTGTCAACAAGTAGATTTTTCATAGTTTTTTCTTTCACAAAAGACATTTAGATTTCAATTGCCCTGTAGCTCGCAGTGCAGAAATAGATTTCAATGGACAGCTAGCTCGCACCGGATTGATAGATTTCAGCCGTTCAGTAGCTTGCAAAGGGGTCCTAGATTTCATTGGTTTTATAGCTCGCAATCAATTTCTAGATTTCAAAAAGGCTGTAGCTCGCAAAATAAGAGTAGATTTCAGGATGTCCATGGCTCGCAATCAACTTCTAGATTTCAGAACCCGACTAGCTCGCAGGGCTGGCTTAGATTTCAGCCCTTCTCTAGCCTTTTTAAGGAGCGGGGAATCATCACCAATTCGCAGGCCGGGGATAGATTTCAACTTTAAATTAGCCATAATCCCCCTCCCAGTCATACTATTCCTTCACCCACTCAAATGGTTCAAGCTCCTTCGGCACGTTCGGCGGAAGGGGCGGAAACCGATGTTTCAAATGGTTCTCGGCATATCCCAACGGGGTCGGGAGTCCGAGCAACTGACGCCAGATCACCCACAGATGAATCAGGAATATTTGCATCATCTTTCTCATCGCCCGATTATTGGCGTGGGCCGCCCCGAGTCGGGTGTCCTCCGGCCCGTATCGGTTGGCCCGACCCTTGACCCGGGGACCCCGGCCATTGAACTCTTTCATTAGGAAGCCTGGCTCAAAGACCCGCTCAGTTTGTTCCGCTTTATGACGGTCGTATATCTTCCGGTAAACCGGTGACCGCTGCTTCACGAACAGGTCAGCGACGACCCCTATCATAAGGGCTCTCGCCATAACAGGGAAATCTAATTTCTGATCTGTTCCATAAACATCGCCGCCCCGGACCGACTTGCCATCCTTGACGTGCAAACCGAAGTATTTTTTTAATTTACTCGGATTACCAAAGTTCTCTATCCCAATTTTCTCGGTCCAGAAAACTATCCCCGCCGCCGTAACCACGGACAACCCCTTAATGGAGAGAAGCCAAGGGGTGACCACGTATTTATCCAGTTCTTCCTTCATCTTTTTCTCTATCACGGTCAAGATGGAATCCTGCCGCTTCTTGATGTCGGAGATAATCTCGTCACCGCCGAGGGCGTAGTCCCTGTTTCCAACGGCAACTTTCTCTTTTTGTGTTTGTTTATAAATCGCATAGAGAGCACCTAACCGGGATTCCCCCGTCCATTCCCGAAAGTTCCCCGGATCACGTTTATATAATTCCCGAATGACCAAAGCGTCATTCTCATCCGACTTCTCCAGGCCAAGTTTATCCCTGAGTTCAGAGGTGGCCGTAGTCCGGCATCGATAAAACTTCACTCCCTTTTCAAGCAGAGGCTTCGCCCGGTTCATGGGTATAGGTTCGGAATAAATCTCCCTCGAAGCAAGGGCCACTTTTTTAAATCCTATCGGGGTGCATCGGTATATCTCATCATTTTCAAGTTCGAGATACACAACTTCCTTTTCGTTGGCGTAATCCACAAACAGCTTATGGCGCTGTGGACGGTGGAACTTTTTTTCTTCTTTCATAGTTTCTCGCTCCTATCTATGATTAATTGTTATTACCAAGGGGATAATCATAAGGTCTCTCGGTAGATCATCCCGTGCCCCTTGCCGCTTCTTTGATTCTTTTTGCCTTGATCATCTCCTTCCTGAACACAATCTCTTATTAGGCTTCAATGAGAATTGTAGTGCGCAACCATTTAATAGATTTCAAAAAGTTTATAGCTCGCAGGTTCCTTATAGATTTCAAAAAGTTTATAGCTCGCAATGCCGGAATAGATTTCACTCCGACCGTAGCTCGCAAGTGGAGATTAGATTTCAAACAGTACCTAGCTATCACTTCCTCACCTTCTCCATCCTCTGAATCTTAAACCGTTCCTGAACTTCTTCCCATAAACTAATTGTTCGTTCCCTCAACCATTCCGCCTGTCCATTGCTTTCAATATACCCTATCGCCTTATCAATCCCTTGATATTCCTTGTCCTGACAAGCATATTTAGTCCCCCCAGTCATGTCCTTACAATATTGTAGATTTCCCCGGAGATCATCAATTCCGTATTGAAAAATAATTGATACATCCGCCTCCCGATAAGGGTTATCAACACTACTTTTTTTAATCGTACATTGGGATTTAATCCCGACAATCTGCTCAACATCCTTGCCCTCAACTTTAACTTTCTTTTTAATCTTCCACGAGGGATAACCACTAGCAACCCGAATCCGCAAAGACGAATAGTACCCTATCGCCCGGCCACCGGGGGTGGACACACCGCTCGGCCCCTCCCGTTCCTGGTTCGTCAGGACTAGCAACCAGTTTTCATTGGCTATCAAACGACAAACCTTTCTCATAGATTCGCTGAATTCCTTTGCACGCCGCATCCCATACTGATCAGAATCCTCCAGCTCCATCTGTGTTGACAAAGCAGCTAGACTATCGCCGCCATACACGCAAACTGTCCTTTCTTTCTTTCGTTCGGGCTTCCATTCTTTAATATGTTCAAACATTTCCGTAACAGTATTTGGCCGTGAATATTTATCCTGATTTATATGTACGCCATAAATTCTGGAATATTCCTTATCAAGCCGGGCCTCCGGGTCAGCGACAAAGATATCACCGCCCCTTGCCTGGGCACTACTACATATCTCCATCAACAACGCCGTCTTCCCGAACCCGGACGGTCCGAATATCTCAACGATAAGCCCTCCCGGTATACCGCCTCCTCGGACCCGGCCACCGGAGATCGCCAAATCGAGCAGGGTTGAGCCTGTGCTGACGACGCCCCGGTCCCACCGGACCTCGATCCCGTCGGATTCAACCGGGCTCACCACTTCCTCCTCAACCTGTTTGGCTACTCTCTTGAATTTCTCAGACATTCAATATCCTTATATGCGCCGACGGGAAGGGCTCCCAACGAACCCTTTTCCGTACGGTGAATTAACGCTAACAGTAACACAATAAGCAACTCCTCCTCTGAACAAGGATGGTTGACGCCACCCCGCCGGCGCAAGATGGTTAGTTGTTTACTACTTTAATTTTTCCTTCTTCATCTACATCAAGACCTAATGATTCCGGGACGCTCTCAATAAGACCAATCCCTCTTTCGGGATGTATATCTAAAAGATAATATCCATTAGCCGCTAGGAAAATTTCTCCGTCGTCCCCTTTTTCCAACGAAAACTCCATCACTTCCTCATCTTCTTGGCCTTTAATAACATATCTCATCATTTCTCACCCCTCTTGAATCCCCTCGCCCTCGGTTTGGGTTTGCGAATCGGTTTGGCGGCTTCGGCTTTCTTCCTCTTCTTGGCCTGCTCAGCCTTCTTAATCCTCTCCTTCTCGGCCCCACAGTCGTCATACTTATCGCAGGTATCGCAGTTCTCGTACTCGTTATGGTCATAGCCCCACCTCAGATTGATGGGGCACCCACCTTCCGGTTCCTCTGATTCCTCTGATTCTTCTTCCTCTTCCTCCACCGGTTCCTCCATATCCCGTTTCCGGATCAGCCGGGACGGGGGCTCGGAGTTACCGGGTTCATCTACATTCTCATTCTCTTCCTCAACAGCTTCCTCCTCAGCATCAACGCCCCAATACAGATCACGAATCTCATCATAGGAATGCGGAATCAATAATTCATCCAAGCAAACCGCCTCGTCCAGCTCCTCCTCGGTTATCTCATAATCCCGTTCAATAAAGGTGTACGGCCCATTTTCCATCTTATCCGTCCCCGTTTTCGTCAACTTAAACCAAATCGTTCTTCCGTCAATAGGGTCGGCGTAAAAGACGTTTCGATTATCTGGAAGATCCTTTAAATTTTGAAGCTCCTTCTCCATCCAATAATGACTGAATTCAAAAACCTGAATCCCCTTGTCTTCCTCCTCACCACCATCCCGGACAATCACATTGTACATGACCCGACGCTTAGGGAATTTCTCCTTGACTATTTTTTTTCTTTCTCCCTTGTCATCCTCATCAGCGAGCAAATCCTGGCCATGCTCACAAATCGGGCAACGCAAACCATAAGTCTTCAACGGACAGACCGTCTGAAGATTCTCCGGTCCGACGTTCTTGTGTATCCACACATCAAGCACATACACCATGTGGCCAGCCTTGACATTGGACGGACCCTTGCCAATCCGAGTCGGATAATTATCACCGGCCACAAAGGGGACAATGTCAAATTGAAATTGCTCAGAATCATTGACCTTGCTGGGATACTTTGGATACCATATATCCACTCCCTCTGGCACTGTGAAATAAGACGAGAACCCGAACACACCGTCGTCCTTCGTCTCCCGGCTCTGATTCTCCCGTTCCCTCAGTTGTTCCCTGTCTTTCTCTCGATCACGTTTCATTCTCTTTTCTCCTCTCATGGTATTTTAGTTTTGCCTTGAAATAGGCGTCCGCCGCACTCCCGACTATGACATGAATCAGGTATGCAATCAGGAATAATAAGACCGGAACACCCAAGACTATCTTCCACCATTCCATTCTATTTATCCCTCTTTAATTTTCTTCGTTTAACAGACTCCCTGATTTTCTTTTCCTCACCCTCCCGCTTCAGGCCCTCGGATTCATCCTTCATCTCCTGCGGGACGTGGGGTTTGGAATAGTACCCGCCGAGCATCAATTTGGTCAAACCTTCAAGGGAAGACTTTCGATGATCAAAAGCGTATTTGGCCCCGTCAAGCCGATTCTCAATCCGAAAGCATTCTATCTTCTCCAAATCAAGCCGGTAAATCTCTTTCTGCTGAATCTTATATTCTGATTGCAATATAATCCAACTCCTAATTGCCGATTCAGTTGGCGCCTTCTTGAACCCATATTCTTCCCAATCCACCCGCACCATAGCATCTAACTCTGCTTCTATTTCTTTTAACTTGTCTTTCTCTATCTTGATCCTTCGAGCCAATTTTTCCCTCTCGGCCACGGCCTCAGCCCAGGCCTTTGCATACTTACCATATAATTCAGCTTGGCCTTCTAACAATACCTCAAGATTGTAACGATCAACCTTGATCTCCTCTGAATAATCCAAATTCTTTGCCACAATTCTCTCCTTATACCTATATTATATAATAAGACGCTTTATTTTTAAACTTTTTCTTAAGAAAAATTCGCTTCTTGACCTTGGGTTTCTTGAGGTCTATGGCTCGCTTTTGTAGACTGGTTTTCTTTTGGGCCATAGCTCGCTTCTAATCAATGGTTTTCTTTTTTTTTGTAGCTCACTTCCTCGATGTGGGTTTCTTATTTTTTTTGGCTCGCTTGCCGATAATGGATTCCTTCCCAGAAATGGCTTGCTTTTCATTACCGAATTTCTTATATAATTTAACTCGCTTTTCTTGTATGGCTTTCTTGCTAACCGTAGCTCGCTTCCGCTAACTGGGTTTCTTTATCACCTTGGCTCGCTTATAATCAGTGGGTTTCTTTGGTTCGTTAGCTCGCTTCAGTGGGATGGGTTTCTTCTCCATCTTAACTTTTTCATTCTAAAACTTCCACCCCCTCTCACGGGGACTAATCGTCCGATGTTCTTTCCCCAAAATCGCCTCGGCATAACTCGGATTCGTGGGCAAACCCTGGAGCATCCGCCCCACAAACCAATAGTCCGCAAGGAAGTGCTTTATGACCATCCTGAGCGCATGGCCATGACGGTGACTCGGCATAGTATCCTTCCAAACACATTCAATCAGTTTGCCTTCTGTATTTCTACTCCAGGTAATTTTTTCGGAGACAGAACGGCTCTCTTTCTCACGATCATATATCTCCCGATACGGCCCATAACCTTTCATTTGGCACTCTGCCATTTGATATAGAACCGTTAGAAGCGTTCGGTTTCCTCCTCCAGATTCTCTTTTCACATATTTCTTGTGGCGAGGTTTATCAACCCCCACGTATTTCCACAGGCTAGATGCATGCCTCGCCTTTTTTAAGTCAATATAGACAATGCAGTTAGCCACTATGACCGGCCCAACATTGGGAACTAATAACGCAGCGGCGGCCAACGCATCATATTGAATGATCTCCTTGACCGCCTTCTCTAATATCCTATCCCTCTTTCCGAGTTCCTTGTTCTCCCGATTCAATCCCTCTTGGAGATGCTCATAAATATCCCTCAATGAATAATCAACCCTTCGTTCAAAGGCCTTCAGTTGATTGTTGATCTTATTCTTAAGCTTCATCACTTGCACTCGGTCATCAACGATAGCCTTCAGCTTATCAAATTCCTCCGGCCGCTCTCTCAAGTTCCCGTGAATCTTCATATGCTCAACGGGATCAACCACCTCCACATTAGAAATATCACCATATGTCCCACCCTTGACTTTCGGGGTCAGGCGATGCGTGTCAAATAAAAAACTGTCTTCGGGAATGATTTCCCCGGTCGTCTTGAATTTGCCATCCTGGATCTCCCTCAGTTCTTCCTTCAATGCTACCTTGGCCATTTTGTTTTTCCTTTCTTCTTTTTAGTTTCTTTCTCCGTTTCCGGCCTTTTGGGTTTCTCGCTTGAGCTCCCTGGGTTTCTTAGGGTACTTGGCTCGCTTCTCCCTGATGGGTTTCTTTGACTCCCTGGCTCGCTTAACAGAATTAGATTTCTCTCATTTCTTGGCTCGTTTAACCTCCTTGAATTTCTTTTGTTTTATGCCGAAAGCCCTTCCATACCTATATTATATAACGAAATCCTTTTCCTTTAAACTTTTTCTTAAAAATTATATACCCCCCAGCGTTTCTAACTTCTCCGAGAAGTTCTCGATACCCTTCCTGAACAATTCTACGTTTCCCTCGCTCTTCCGGTGCAGGACTGATGCCGGATGCGTGGAATAGCAAATCCAAGCCCCGGCTCGCTCGTTCCATTCAGTCGTTCCGCTCACGGAATTAATCCCCGATATCTCGCCGGTGAAATAATAGCGGGGGATGTTTCCCAGGGAGAGGATCAAGAATGGCTTCAATATCTCAATCTCCTTGTCAAGCCACCCACGGCAAGCTGCAATGTGTTCCTTGGTCGGGGTCTTTGTCTCACTCGGCCAGCACTTATCCACATTGGAAATATAAAACAGCTTTCTCTTCAACTTGAACTCCGCCATAATTTTCCACAACTCCTTCCCAGCCCGACCTATGAACACTTCCCCTTCCTGATTCTCATCCTTTCCGGCTCCCTCGCCGCATATCATCATATTCCAAGTTCCAATTGAAGGGCCTACCGGACCATCGCACTCGTCTCTCAGGGAACATCTGGAACACGATAGCATCTCATATCTTAAATCGGCCAAAGCTCCTTTCGTCTTCTCATCTAACTTCTTCCCCAATTCCAATCCTTCTACCTCACCCCGGAGCAACTCCCGCAGGGGTTTCCCGACCCCCTTCGTCAGGGTTTCCAGGCGAGGATATTGTCCCAAATCCGACCCTATGTCAAAATCAAAGTATTCGGATATCCCCTTCGGAATATCGTCGGAAAAAGCACCAATACTTTGCAAGAGGACTCCAAGCTTACCCTTAGCCGGAACGGATTCAACCTTCTTCAAGAAGAACCCCGGTCTCTTTTTCTTTTCAATACCCACTGAGGCCGCAGTCTCCGCCGTCTTCTTTCCTATCCCCTTCACCTCCACGAACGGAACATAAAGCTCCCGGCCCCTCGCCATCCATTTAAACGCATCCGACTTCCCCACTTTCGGCGGGATTATCTTCAACCCCAACCTCATGGCTTCATCAACCAGTTCATCCTTCTTACCCTCGGCCCCGCAGGACAACGAACCACACAGGAATTCAGTCGGATAATAATGCTTGAGCCAGGCTGTCCAATACGCCATCATAGCATATTCCACCGAATGCGCCCGGTTAAAAGAATACCCGGCATGCTTCTCCATCCCCTTCCAGAAATCAGCCGCCTCCTTCTTATTCAGGGTTTTGTTCTTCAGGCAGCCATCCACGAACGCCGCATAGAATTGCTTAAATTCCTTGACGTCTCGCTTTTTCCCTATGATCTTTCTTATCTTATCCGCCGTAGAATAATCGAGCCCGGCCACCTTGTTGATGACCTCCATAACTTGCTCTTGGTACACGATCACCCCATAGGTATCCTTTGTGGCTTCCTCATATAATGGATGCATCGCTTCCCACTTTCTCCCATGCTTCCGATCAACATATTTTTTGGTCATCCCACTATTCATTGGTCCCGGACGAGCAAGCGCTACGGCATCAGAAATATGACTAAATTTTTCCACTCCCATCTTCTTGATTAACTCTGTCGTAAACTGAGCAAGTTGAAAACATCCGACCGTATTACCCTCGGAGATATCTTTCAATACTTCATTATCATCCAAGGGAATATCATCCTCAAAATGGATATCCCTTCCTACATTCTGTTCTATCAACCTTTTTGTTTCCGCAAGGACCGATATTTCCTTGAGACTCAAGAGGTCAAATTTGACCAGTCCCACAAATTCAGCATCCTCACCATCCCAATTGATCATCAATGTTCCATCCTTATCACTCAAGGCCGCCCGACCGTTGGAACTAATATCTTCGGAACTTATAATTACCCCGGCTGGATGCTGACCGAGGCCCCGTATTTGACCCCGGAGCTTCAGGATATTCCTGACCACCTGGGGATACTTCTTCTCAAAGATTTTGCCCACTTTTTCTTTCTTGAACACATCTTTCAGATCGTCCGTGTCGTCAATCGTCTTCGCTAAACTTCCAGCCTCACCAAGGGGCACATCAAAGACCCTCGACACGTCCCGGATCACCGCCCTATTCTTCATTCTTAGATGAGTATTGATCCCGGCCACGTTGGAACCGCCATATAGTTCCCGGAGCCGGTCCCGGATCATGTCCTTCTTAGTATCCTCAAAATCAATATCAATGTCCGGATAATCAATCCTGTCCTGAGCGATGAATCGCTCGAAAGGAAGGTTAAACTTAACAGGATCAATCTGGATAATCCCAAGGAGATAAGCCACAAGGCTACCACCAACTGACCCCCGGCCAGGCCCCGACATTATATCAGACTTCCAGCACCAGCTCATCAAGTCCCAAACAATTAGGAAATAAGGGGCAAATCCCTTCTCACAGATGAGGTCAAGTTCCCTATCTAACCGCTTGCCGTATTCCTTCTCCTTCAACCCTTTTTCCTTGAGCTTTTCATTACACAGGTTTCTCAGGAATTCGTTCTCGTCCAGGCCCTTGAGTTCCGGATGTATCGGCAAAGAAATTTCCCGCTTCTTTATCCTGAAATCACCGCATTTTCTCGCAACCGCCACAGTCTCTTTCATAGCCTCAGAATAAACCGTATAGGGAAACTCCTGAACATCGAAGGCCGCTTCCATCTCATCCGCCGTTCGCAGGTGGAGTCCGGTCAAGCCAAACTTGAACCGGTCAATGTCATTCCACTTGGCCTGCGTCCCTATCGCCAGGAGTACCTCCTGGGCTTCGACATCGTCCTCCATCACATAATGACAATCGTTCGTGGCCACCAGTAAGACTCCATACTTCTCGGCCAGATCGAGACATTGAAAATTCAAACTTATCTGTTCCTTTATATCGTGCGGCATTATCTCAAGATAAAGGTCATCCCCGACCTCATCCTTTAAATCCAAGAAAAAATCCTGGCCGCCTCTCATGTTGAGAAACGAGGAGACACAGGCTGTCATAACCACCAATCCCTGGCAATGCTTCATGAAGGATTTATAATCTATCCGTGGCCGGTTGTAGAACCCCTCAAGGTTCCCGATGGTGACGAGCCGCAGGAGATTCCTCCATCCAATCTCATCCTTGACCAACAGGGTTATATGGCCCCGCTTCTCACCCTTCTTTTTCTCCTTCATGTCCGGGACAATGTAGAGTTCGGCTCCGAGGACCGGCTTTATCTTCTCCTCATCACAGACCGCTTGGAACTTTATCAATCCATCTACATTCCCGTGGTTAGTGAGAGCAAGATACCCGAAGCCCAATTCCTTGGCCCTTCTGACATATTGTTTCGCCGTTCCAAGGCCGTCGAGAAAGCTAAATTCGTTGTGGGTATGTAAGTGGCAAAAGTGTTTCATTTATCCAGCAATCCTAACTTTTTGGGTTTCTTTTTTTTCAACGGCTTCGGTCTCATCAATCCGAATCCCGATTCAAATCTCTTGACCGTTTTCCCTATTCTCTTTTTCGCCATCTCGCAATATTCCGGGGACAATTCAATCAGCAAGAAATCCCGGTTCAATTTATAGGCCACCACCCCAACCGTCCCGGCCCCGCCAAAAGGATCAAGCACAACACAAGGAACAGGATCCTTCTTGCAATTACAACCCGGTTTCCATCCAACGGTTTGAGTATAAACAACAACCCCCCTCCTAATATCAAGCGTCTCACCGTCACCCTGAAGATTAGACCCCCTTTTACCAATAGGCATATTCCCACTTTTTCCAGACCCGCTTTCAAAGGTTCTGTTTTTTTTCACTATTCTTTTCCACGGCGCACCGCATTCAGGACAGCAACCCTTTTCGGACGTCCCCGCCTTAATACAAGGTTCAACTAATTTTTCAGGGAATACCGCAAAATGGGCGTCCGGGAAGGGCTGCGGATTTATTAACCACCAATTCCATAAATTTCTTCCTTGACTTTCTATTATATTTTTATTATTCTTAGGGTGAAAGGAAACAACACTATGGGAAGACGGAAGGGAAGTCCAAATAAAAAGGGTCGCACGAAACTGATTAAAGTTCATTGTGATATTTGCGGCAAAGAATTTTTCAGGTATAAAAGCGCACTCCATAAAAGAAATTTTTGCTCCCAAAAATGTACTGGGAAGTGGATCAGCATCAATATGACTGGTAAGAATAGCCCCACTTGGCGAGGCGGGCAAATCCAATACAAGGGACCTAATTGGAGAACCCAAAGAAAAATTGCTTTGAAACGAGATAATTTTACCTGCCAAATCTGCGGAAAGACTCAAGAGGTCACGACTATTCATGTTCATCATAAAATTCCCTTCCGAAACTTCAACTCTTATATTGAAGCCAACCATATTGACAATCTGGAGTCTCTGTGTATTCGTTGTCATAGAATTGCTGATGGATATCTTAGATTGACCAAAATCCAAAAACCCCCCTCCGTTAAACGAGATATCTTCTGTATGAATTGTGGCCGAAAATTTTGGAGCCAAAGCGGCACGGCCAAAAGATGTGAAATCTGTAGCCCCCGCCGCACGCGGTTGCGAAACGGCCAATGAATCATAATAATATTTCATAGATTTTGTTAATAAAAAAATCATCTCTGTTGCACTAGTCGACCTATCTTTAACACTTTCAGGCATGGGAGAACCCTTACACCACGTTATTGCACTTCTCAACCACCAGCCCTCGGCTTGCAGGGCCAGGGCTAAACGAGCAGGTATCATACAAAGATCTTTAGGTTTGAGGCCCATCGCCTCGAGGTCAGATATATTCGGTCTGTTTAATTTATATGCTCCATGCGCTTTTAATTTTGCATGACCCTCGAGGGAATTTGCTCCGCCGCCCGGATTAAAACATGAACCCTTACCAGAAGCATAACTGTCCCCCATATTCAACCAGACCGTGCCATCCTTTCTCAATACTCTTTTTATTTCCCTGAAAATACCCACAAGATGACAAATATAACAATTATCCAACTTGGGTTGAAAATATTTGCGCAAATAGAATGGAACTTTATATTCTGGTAATGTAATTTTTTCTTGCATTTCTATACACTATAGAGAAAAATTTCTGAATCAAGAAAAGGCAAACCAACAACCCTTGGTAAACCCTGTTCAGAAAAAACAAAAAGAAAAATCTCAAAAGCCTTAATGGGAAATAAAATAAGCGAAAAACAAAAGCGTAAAGCCCACAAAAAAATGAAACGTCCAGAAGTTTTTTTATACAAAAGGAAACCCAAAATTTGTATTGCTTGTGGTAAAAAATTTTCAATAAAAAATGGGCGTAAATATTGTCCAAAATGCCGGGATAAATATTGTTGCCCGGTATGTGGCTCCACAAAATGCAATCATTCTGCCCGCAAAACATTAAAGCAACCCCTCATTCTTTAATTCCTGTAAAACATATTCTTTTTCCTTATCTGTAAGATCATCTCTCAATTCCATAAGGGGCCTTCCACAATCAGGCGTAGGCTCAAGCCCCAAGGAACCCCGCCATGCGCCACAAAGGAAACAGAATTGGCCCTGATTACCCGCTGCCTTAGATATGTTTGCGGTTTGAGTTCCAACCAATGTTGATTTATCTCCTGGATGACCTCGATTAATTATTTTCCCGTCCCCCCACTCATGCTGACATCCTTCTTTCGCATCCCACACCTGCGGCTCAAGGCCATAATTTCTCAGACCGCATTCACCAGTATGGCGGCGAAGTCACAATACAATTAACAGACTCCGATGCCATACTTTTCAATATCTCCAATACATGACCTTGGATTATCTTCCCACCATTAAACTCGTAATAAATCACCCGTCCACCTCCCGACATATCTGATAGAACGCCAAGATCAAATCATTCTTCCCGCTATGATAAAATGGTTCGGAGAAATAGGTCGCTATCAAAGCAGGATACGCAGCGGCCCCGGCCTTCTGCTCCCTGGCCACCCAGCTCGCAAAGTAGCCGTAAACCGCCAGCCGGGCCTTCTCCGGATCAGCATTCAGAGCCTGGAGCTTCGGCTGGATCTTCGCCCACTTGTCCCCTGGCTTGCGGTCCGCCAGTATCCGGCACAGTTCAATTATCTCCGGCTCCTGGATACCGCCGGACAGGATGTCAAGGGCGACTTCCTCATCCAAATTCCGCACCTGCCCCAGGTAATTCAGGGCGTCCCTCGGACAACCCTCGCTCACAGAGACCAGCTTCCTCAAGACCTTGGACGGAAGCACTATCCCCTCGGCCCCAGCAATATCAGAAACCAAAGCGGTCATATCCTTGGAATCGAGCCTGTCCACCCGGAACTTCGTGCACCGGGTCCTGATGGTTTCCAGCAACTTCTCCGGCTCGGTCGTACAGAAAATGAAATACACGAACGGCGGCGGCTCCTCTATCGTCTTCAGGAGCGCCGAAGCCCCATCCTTGGTCAACTGGTGCGCCTCGTCGAGGAGATATACCTTGACCCGTTTCACGCCTTTCTTCGTAAGTGGTGCATACCGACAAGAATAGACTATCTTTTCCTTGGCGTCCTTTATCCCACGAGCTATCGTCAGATCGAATTCAAGGAAATTCGGCGGGGCTAAAATGGTGCATCCCAATCCCGTAGTGATTATCCTTCCGAGCGTGGTCTTCCCGCATCCGCTCGGACCGTGAAGGAGAATAGCATGCTTCCGATTCTCATCATTCAGATATTCCTCAACTGCGAAAATGAGGGAATCAGAGCCATAAAACTCATCCAAATCCTGCGGCCTATACTTCAGGTCGAGGGACATTATACTTTCATCGGCATCAAGATTACAGAAAGCCCTTTGGTATCTCCTTTTACCATAAATGGCCCCTTCTCATTTGTGAAATCCACAATCAATTCGGAATCATCAGAAAATGATTGCAGGATCGTCAGCAGATAATTGCAATTCATTCCAATGGAAATCTCAGGACCTTCATAATCAAAGGGAAATTCCACTACTTTCTCATAATCCAAATCTTCTGCGCTAGACAAAATCTTAAAATTGTCCTTGTCAATGTCCATTCGCATTGCGGGCCATCTCATATCGCAGGCGATAGATGCTTCTTTAATTACTTCTCCCAAATTAGAGTTATTCACCTTCAATCGAGATTCAAATTTGTTGGGGATTACTAAAGAATAATCGGGATAGCGAAAATCCGGGGAACGGGAAATCAGCAGTTCATTCCCCTTCCTGAAAAATATATGATCATTCTTTTCCCCAATTTCTATCTTCCCCCCAGATAAAAATCGTTCCGCAATCAGATTGACTGCGCTCGAAGAAATAAGAAGATTCTCACCTATGTCCAAATCCATATCAGAAAAATACATTGAATTCCCATCAGTCGCCACCATCCTCTTTTTCTTAAAATCAAGATAAACCCCGGCCAGATTATACCGAGTAGTCTCATCCGATGTCATCCCGTTCCTCAGATATCTCAGATTATCAAGATTAATCTCCTGGAATTCATCCGGCGATTCCGGCTCCAGCGGGAAGTCGTCCGGCGGCATCCCCTGAATCTCAAAACTCCCGTTGACCCTGAACTTGTCCCCTTCCAGAATCTCGCAGAAAACGGGCCGCTTCTTCCGCTTCGAGTTAGCGACGACCTTCACAAGCAAATCCAGGGGGACGCAGATCTCACCCTTCTCCATCCCCTCACAAGGCAATTCAACCCGGTAGGATACCTCCAAGTCGGTCGCCCGGATCGTCATTCCCGATTTGCCTATCATTACGTTCACGGTCATCAATATCGGCATCGAGAAGCTCTTGTATACGACCTTCTTGCAGAACCGCAGGACACCGTCAAAATCACGGGCATCAAGACCCTCATGATTCTCCTTCAACCCCAATCCTTTTTTCATTTCTTACCCTCCTCCTCAACATAGACCGTCATCAGGTGAACAAATTGCGGTGATAAGAACAAGACCATCTCCTCACCCACGATCCTGAACTCCCGGTTCACGGCGAGCATCGAGCGTAAATGGTCAGGCGAGACCCGCAGGCTGATGTCCTCCCCAAACATCTCACCCTCAAATTCGACGAAATCGCTCACCTCGCCGAACTCCCGCTCGCTGTGGACCTCCAGCCGCCCGGCCCGCCGCCGAATGACCACGTTGGGGACCGCCAGCCGGTCATCCTCCTCGCTAAACGGCTTCACCATAGCGAGGCTTCTGTCCATCCTTTCGGGGAACTTGTAAGCCTTCCCCTCCTCGCTCTCACTCTCGGACAATATTTCCCCCACCCTCTCAATTGGAAACGGCTCATACAGCTCATTGGAACTGAAGACGACCCCGGTCGGAGTCCGGAAGTTCACCCATCCATTCCCGGCGGCATATTCCTTCGGCTTCTCGGCCAACTTCAGAAGGACAAAGACTGCCTCCTTCGGCAGGGAAAACTCACCCTTGAAAACCTTCTCAAACATATATCTGCTTATCCGGTAGTTATCGGACGCCCATACCGCCCCGCCGGTCACGGCCACCCCATTGATATAGGCCATAACCGGATCGGCGGACATGGCGAACGAGCACAGGCTCAAGCCCTCAAAGAAATCCTTCGGCAGCGTCTTCCACTTCAGGGCATCCAATTCCAATCCCGACAGCGCCCCGAGGATATCATCCGTCCCCTCTTCCAACCGCATCTTCAGGACCGTCCTGTCGTCCTCGATTATCAGGGTCTCCTTCTCCTGTTTCAGGCTCAAGGCATCCCCTTGCATCTTCTCGACGATCTTCAGTGTCTCCCTGGCCTTCACGGAGCAAGACAATCCAGTATCCAGGGGATAACTGAAGGCCATCTGATTGTTATACGTTCTAACGAACTTGCCATCGAAAACAAACGAATCCGTCCCCGTAAGGACATCGTCCTTGTCCGTGGTGGCGTTCACGACCGTCCTCAACGCATCCAAAAATTCCTCTCTCTTCATGGTTTCTCCTTATGTAATAGTCCTTTTCTTTTTGGTTTTTTCTTTTCGGGAAGATTCAATCCAAATCCTCGTTTTAGATTCTTTAATCTTTTCACCGCTATCTCACAATATTTTTCCTCTATTTCAATACCTATAGCTCGGCGGCCTAGCTGTCGAGCGGCTACCAAGGTGGTTCCTGAACCCATAAAAGGATCGAGAATAATATCTTCTCTTAACGCACTTCCTCTTAATAATAACCACCGCCAAAAACCAATCGGCTTAGTGCAAGGATGTCCAAATTTCTCAACTTTCTCGGTTAAAAATAAAGCATCGGGTCTTCTCCCCAATCCCTTAGCCATATAAGGACAAGCCCCATAAGCAAGTATCGGTTGCCAATTAGCAAATCCCCACGGTCCACTTGCAGTTCCACCACCATGAAACCACCCCAAAATCCAATTCGGGGATGGATAAAGAAACATATTTAAAACTCCACTTGTCAAAAGCATTCTTGAAGTTTGTTCTCTCATTATCGGAAAAATACTTGAGATTAATTCCTTTAAATTTTCAGGTGAATCTTGATATGAAATATATTCCGTATTATTCCCATATGGCGGATCGGTCAACACTAAATCAACCGGCTCCAATTCGGCCATTATCTCAAGGCAATCGCCATGATATATCGTTATCCCGGCTTCACCGTCCTGGTAATATGACTTAGGAAGGGGCATTAAACTATACTAATTTTACAATTCCTTGTTCATCTTTTTCTGCATATCCTAAACCCAATAGAAGAGTAATAAAAATTCCAACAACATATTTAGCATAAGTCGGAGACCCTTTGCTTCTCTCATTCATTCTTTCTATTAACTCTTTTTTCGTCCCGCCCCCGCCCTTCATCAAATCCACAAAGACTTCTGGATAGCTTTTCTTCTCTCCTTTCTCTATCTTCTTTGGAGCATTTTTTGATTTAGCTTTAATCTTTTTCTTTGATTCTGGCTTCGATTTCTCTGTTTTCGGCTCCTCGGCAATCCCTTCTCCCGATTTTTCCGGTTCAGATTCCTCAACGACTCCATCGTCTTCTGGTTCCCCAGGTTCCACCAATCCCATAAAGACCCTCTGGACGATCTCGGGAAGATTCTTCTCCAGCTCATCTTCATCCTCCACCACGATCCCGTTGACCGCTTCGACGAATGTCACGCTGAGCGTATCGAAATCCTTCTCACCGATTTCAATCCCACTATCCTTCGCATAATCCGTCCCGTTGAAAGCCTCAACCGCCTCCATCAGTTCCTTCTCCATCACGTCTTTCATCTCTTTTCTCCTTCCCTAAGATTTTCCATTTACCCTATTATATAATACTATCCTTCGTTTTTAAAGATTATTTTCCGCAAATCCGAAATTTCTTTTTCCGGCATCTCAGCCGGGTCGAGATACTCGTCCGGCTGGCCCACGAAAAAGACCTCGGCCCAAGGCAACAGGCACTCCACCTCCTCGGCCCGGTCCTCCGCCCCCTCATCATAGAAGATGAACACCCGTTTCACGCCTTTCCTCTGCAAGGCTAGAGCCTGTCCAAAAGTCATCCCGGCGGTCAGGGTAGCCACAAATCCAGCTCCGCCCCTCCAAACATCCGTTATCCCCTCGACTATCACCGCCGTATCGCCGGCCGAATCCAGATTATACAGCACCTCCCTCCTCGGCACCAGGGCATCCTCGTCCGGGCACATCCTATACTTCGGGGTCTGCCTCCCGGTCACATCCCTCGTCTGGAAGCTGACCGTCCGGCCGCCCATCACCACCGGAGCGACAATCCTGAACTTGTACGGCCCCCGGTTCCCGCACGCCATGAGCCCGTAATCGGCCTGGAGCCGGGCGGGGTCGAAATTCCTGCCTTCCAAATATCTCCTGTGAATATTAGGTAGTTCGTCAGTGAATTCCTTCGGCATCCTGAAATCGCTTTTTTGAACGGCCTCCATTGAGACCGGCGGTTCCCCCGCCAGCGGGTACTGCCGCATCAGGGATTCCGCCTCGGTCCCGGAGCATTTCTCCATGGCCATCACCAACTTGGCCACATGACCCTTGAACCCGCATATCCAGCACTTCATAAACCCACTCGGATAGACCGTCATGTGATTCGACCCGTCCGGGCAGAACGGGCAGTTCACGTTAACGTTCCCCTTCTTGACATTCTTGCCCTTCTCCCAGTACCGGATTCCCCGGTCGTCGAGATAGGTTTTTAGGTCGAAGGATAACATTAGCCTAACCTTATGCCCTTATATTTAACCTTATATTTGTTTTGACTTCCTTCTTTCCTCTTATAGTGAGGGCACACATTCTCATCCTCTCCATATTTACACATATCGTCCTCAGGTGTAAGTTCAGGAGACCCTACACCCATAAGGTGTGTTGCGGAGGCACAATATTCACCTCTGATTAAAAATTCACAATTCCTCTTCATCTCATTTCACCTCCTTTCTTATCCATCTATAAAGTAAAACCTCTCTCCCGGTCCTCTTTATTCCTTGGTTCAAAGAAAAAATCATTATAATTATTCGTGATAATATCTTTGTCCCTAAAGGCCCGCCGCATATCTTTCCATTCACTAAGAGCCTCAATCCAGACATCATAATTAGATATATAATCCGAATCCCTATTACCATCCGGCCACCCCACGATAATTTCATTTAGACTATGAATATTAAAATTGCTTGAGAAACAATCCTTTTTAGTTTTCTTCTCTCTTAGCTTCATTTTATCACGCCTCCTTATATCTAATTTCCACTCCACCCCCGGTCGTAGATTCAATGATTTGAGCACCCGTCAACCTATCACGCAGAACTGTCCGTACTCCTCTCCATCTATCTGTCAAAATTAACATATCTTCATGTTGCCACCCTAACCATTTAAGCGCATTCCGTTTGAACCAAAAAAAAACGAAAATATCCACTGGCATAACCTGTTGCCTCTGCTTCCCACCGTTTAATCTTCATCTCATTTCACCTCCTTTCGTATCCAGTTATTCCAAACCCCCCTGACCCAGGCCACCGTCCACCAAAAGGACAACAAAAGCATCCCCCACTGTCCGGCCCTCCATGTCACGTATATAAAGAACGGCTGGCTCAGAAGGCCAAACACCGGCCCCCATCGGGACGGGATTCTCCGGTTCACCAACCATATCCCGGCTCCCCCGAATACGATTATGGCGGCTTGGCATAGGAAATCAGTCATGTTTTATTGTTATCTCCTCCCAATTTTCATCTTTAAATAACATCTGTCCCCAACTCGAATTCTTCAAAAGCTCTTTCTGAGTTGGAATATCTTCAAACCCAATCCAGATTTCCTTCTCCTTATCCCATATCCATCCTGGCCTTGCGTCTTTCTCCAAAGTAGATTCTTCCCGGTTCTCCTTATAAATAAGAACCTCCCCAAGTAATTCTACAAACCATGTTGGAAGATTAATCGAGACCTTTTTCATTGGACAATAAAAAAGATAATCAGGATCAAACCCCATCAATTCCAATCCAAGACATTCCTCAAGCGGTTCAGCAACCTCTCGCCAAACTTTCTCATACTGATCTCGTTCCTTCAATCCATAAAAATAATTTCCGTCCGGTCCTTTAAACACTTTCATTTTTCATTTCCCCTTCCATAATATCCTTCGGTTCAAAATTAATCCAGGCAAGGATTTCATCAAAAATAAATTCATAGGTCTCTTTGTGATATCCATTAGCAAACTTCCTCATTTTAACGACTCCATCATCAACCCTCCAATATCCTATGCCAAACCCCTCCTGCCCTTACATCCCCGACTCAAAACAATCTGGTTCCCGGAGATTTTCGTTAAATTCCTTTCTTTCCTTTTCTTGCCTCTTCCTTTGCTCCTCAAACACATTATTGAAATCAACTAGATAATTCCATCAGCTTTACCCATCTTTCATTCCTCCTTTCTCCTTTCGTATTCGCTGTCCAAAAACGGCTGACCGGTCTTGAAATGTTGGAGCACTTGGACCCGGACCCCCGGATTGAACTCCCGATGACGGTGAAGCCCGACCCCGAGCCGCATTATCCCTTTCTCCAATTCCCAGTCCTGTTGATCAAGCATCACGAGCATATCCAGATGATTTGCCTTCCGGGTATCCTCTGATACATCAACCGCAGATTGAATCCTTTTTCCCTCGACCCGCCTCCAATTTGCGTGAGTGGCCGTCACCATAAGAACATGTCTCTCCTGGGCCATCCCATCCAACCTTTTCCAGATCTCATCTATCTTATGCCTGTGTTCATCCTTGTTTGATTCCGCCTTGATAATATCGGCATAATCCACGATTATCACATCCGGGATAAATTCATCAGTATATTCCAGCATATCCAAATCCCTTTCTATATTCCCAACCGTCGCACTTCCTCTTGGATAACATTGAATGCGATAGTTATCCTGACCATACATCAAGCCAAATGATTCGACGCCTCGGATGATACCTCCTACATCCAACCCTGCCTTGTGAACCGTCTGCCACCAAGTCGCCGATAGATAGTCTCTTGACCCCCGGCACTTGACACAGGGAGCATATCCTTCCGGTTGATCCTCGTACTTCGGTTGATATCCATCTTCTCCCAAAAGCCCAATCCGGCATTCCCGCTCCGGCTTCTGACAAGAATCATTCTGGTTCTTAAGACAATCGAATACGGGGTAAAGATAATCCCCGGTCTCATCCGCCAAACCCGTTATCCTCTTGTAATACCTGACCGCCAACTGCTCCCTCGTCATCTCCAAATTTATCTCCACCACCTTCAGCCGGTTCATTAGGGCCAATGTCCTGACCTCCTGAACCCACCACGTCTTTCCCCTTTTAGCCGGTCCTTGAAACGCTATCATCCAATGGCGGCAGAACGGACCGAGGAGTCGGCCGAGCATCCCAGGAAACCGGATAAGCTCGTCACCGGTGATCCTCTCAAACGCCGATCTCACAAACTCAGGATCATGAGGATTGACCCACGACGAGGTGGCCCTGGCCGCCTGGCGATATCCAGTAACCAGCCGCTCCGCCTCGTCAATCTGGCCCCTGGAGACGAGTGCCTTGGCTTCGTCCGCTATCAAGGTTATCTCCCTCGTCTTAGCGTACTCCAAGGCCCGGTCCAGATGATAATCGGAATTAATACCCTCGTCCTCATACCTCTCACTCAAATCAAGAAGGAATGAGGCCACCAGTTCCCCCTCCGCCTCATCCAGTTTCTGTTTGTTCATTTCGTACAGGTCTTGGATCTGGCTTCCGGGGGCCTGGTCGTATCGCTTAAAGTAATCCAGTATCCAGGAATACACCCGGCTGGCATAGGCAACCTGAAAATGCTCCGGCTTAAGGAACAAGGATACCTCCCTTAGAAACCGGGAGTCAACCACGGCGCAGATGAGCATCTGCTTCTCCCGGTCTGCGTCTATTTTAGAGCCTTTAATCTGGATTCCGGTCATCTATGAATCTTTACTCATCAGAATCTTCTTGCCCTTATCGGTTAATTCCCAGCTTATAATTCCACCAATCTTCTCAGATTCACTATTGACAATTAAAAACTGACGCTCCAACGCACCCATGGTTGAATAATAAATGTCTTTCATGCGGCAAGAGTAATCGGTTTCTTCTTTTAGCAACCAGGCCTTTTCTCTAAGCCGGTCAACCCGCAACACCCATCCTTTACTCATCAACTCAAGCACATTCTCTTGAACCTTACTAAGTTTCATCTCAACCCCCTTCTATTTAAGATATTTCCTGACTTCAAACGGGCCAGCCCTCCAGTACAAATGGTCCGGACCGGATGGGAAACAGCACACCCCGGTTACCAATGCCCAATAGGATACCCAAAACCAAACCTCCCACTTACCAAGTTTGAAGATTATCATTTATCGGGCTCCTTTAACAATTCGGGGTTCTCATGAATATTGCCGATGACCATATACCATTTTTTCAAATAACCTTCATTTAATCCCGTCAAAAGTTCAAATCTACCATCCCTATAACGCCCCCATCTTCCCTTTTCCCGCTCCCATCTCACTTCATAATTTTCAATCTTAAACCCTCTTATTTCTTCACCAGTTATAAAGGAAACTAATTTTGACTTAGATTGAACAATATCCCCTTCATAAATCTCCTTGCCGTTCTTATCCTTAAGGCCAGTGAATTGCTCAACCATAACAATACCATTCATATAAGACAAAAAACCAAAATACTTTCCCCAATCTTCATAATATAAACTTTTTGAATCTTTATTCCAGTTATTCAACATGTTGTCCCACGCTCTAAATTTAATCTCTCTCATTTTCTCCCTCCTTCGGTTCAAAGAATTCGACCGTCTTATAATCCACAAAGCCACCGAACATATCCATACCCACAAATATATTGCAGTCATCAAAGTTTACCATCTCATACAGTTTAGATGGCTCCGGGTAATCCCGAGAATACTGTCCGTCAAACCAAGTGATGTAGCGATGCTCAAAGTCAATCAAGGCCACATCCACCATGAAATCCTGCTTCTTGAGATACGCCTTGAATTTAAGTTTTATTGTTTTCACTTTTCCTTTGCAAACGATTTCGGCAATTCAAAATAATAATGACCACCCCGCTTACTTTTCTGCCAATACATCATCCAAAATAACCAGTTGCCTTCTAGGGCTTCCATTATCATTTCGTTGCCTGACCAACCCCCGGTATGGAGTTCAAATTTCCGCCCGTCTATTTTAAAGTAGTCTATATCGGCATATTTCCAAAGGTCTTCTATAAATTCAAGTAACCCCTGCAAGTCCGAATGCAGATTCTCCTGGGTTATTTTCCAGTGTTTTATCTGCTCTAATTCTTTTTTTTCAGGATATCCATCTTCCATCTCATCCTCCTTTGAGCCACCCGTTTTTGATATGCGCCTTAACACATGAATAACCTTCTCTCTTCATTCGCCGCCAATTTTGACGCCATTGGACTATTCCAGGAACCCCAAATCTTACAGTGTTATAAAGTCTCACCGCTTGTTTAATACTTTCGGTTCGTGTAAATTTAATAGTAGAAAAGGATCCAAAGTCAACTCCGTCAGGGGTTTTAACCATCCAGATATTCATCTAATGTTGTGCAAATCCCTGCCAAAAGTATGGTTAAAATTAACATCATCTCCCCCCTCCTTTCACCTCATCGGTTGATTAATAATGCCCTGGCTGTACAAATAGGACGGCAGGCGACGGGCTATGGTCGCCTCCGACCCGAACCAGCCGGGGGACAACTTGCCTATCCCGGCGTCACCCACATCGGCGGAGATCGCATCAAACAAAAGCCGGGCCATGTTCGCCTCCTTCGTCCCGTTCCCCGACAAGACCACCGGGCTTACCAGCTCCCGGTTCCGGGAGAAGAAATCCCACACCCGGTTACTGGCGAGCCTAAACGACCTCTCGTCGGCCAGAGGCCACTTCTCCGGTTTGAGCCCTCCGAGAACATTGTCCGTATAAACCCGTTTCAGGGCCTTCGTCAAACCCGGATGTTCGTCCTTCGGGGCCGCCATCCAGGGAACCGGCTTAGGCTTCCCCCTCAGATATTTCAGGAAATAGCTCTTCTCCTTTGCGAACGGCGACAGAAAAAAATCCGGCAAACCCGTCATCCTCAACCGATCCTTGACGGCGGGGGACGGCTCGTAGACCGGGTCAAGGGCGGCCAAGGCGAAATTATCCATCGAAGCCCTGATTTCCTCGTCCGTGAACCTGCGGCCCCAGTATTCCTTGAAGTCCTCTTGGCCATCGTACAACTTACCTTGCTTTAGATATTTTATCCGCCGGACGGCCTCGGAGTAAATCTTCTTCTTTGGGTCAAGGTGCCTCCTGAGCCGGAGGGCGTTCCAGTGGTCTATAAGGGCAACAGCCGTTTTGGCCTGTTTCTTTTTAGGGATTGGTTTAGCCTTCTGCTTTGCTTTCATTAGGAAGGAGACTACTTTCTTCTTGTCTCTCTTAAAGAGAATCTTTTGGGTATGATTGGCAGCATCAGATGCCACAACATATTCTTCTTGTTCTTTAGAAGAATATGAAAAACCTTCTTCACTAGAAGAATTCTTATAAGGCTCCCCTTTAGGGTTCTTATTATTATGGGGTCTAGCCTTAATAGGGTCTAGCCTTATAAGGTTTTCATGATATATAGTGTCCTCCCACTTGTACATAACCAGAAAAGAACCGATGATCTGACCTTGATCGTTCTTCCTGCGGCCGTAGTCTATCAGCCCGTTTTTTCTGAACTCCTGAAGAATCTTTGAGATATTTCCCTGGTCCATCCCCGTATAGGTGCCGCATGTCTTGGTAAGGTTGTATATTTTACCTTCATTGAAATCGCTGTCTATCTCACAGAGGGCCAGATATACATCCCGATATTTCCGATAAGCCCTTTTGTCGAATCCTTTCCTGAAAAATCTCAGGACTTGTTTGTCACACCAAAGATGGGCGACATCCCGCCTTCGTTTTTCCTTCTTGTCTTCTTGTTCTTGTCCATTCATTTATTATAAGTCCTCCCGAATAAAATCATCGAAAGGTTGTTGTATAAAATATCTGGTCATTCTCCGCCTCCCATATCTCCTCAAATTTTGGGACTTCCCCCTTCCACATTTTCCCCTGACCATTCAGTAATCTAGACGGATCGGGGATGTAAACGGTGGGAAAGAGAAAATCGTCATCCCCTATCAGTTCCTCCCAGGCCGCCTCCATCAAACCCGCAGGGGTTTCAAGTTCAAGAATCTTAATATCAAATCCGTGTCTTTCCAATAGCCAACCTAACTGGCGGGCGTCCTCACAGGCCAGTCAGAGACTTCCTTTTGGTCGGACGAACATTAGAATGGTCATAGGATTTTGAGCTCAGTCTGGAATCTTTCCATCGCATATCTTATTCCATCAAGATATCCTTTTGTATACCCTGTTCGGAAAACCCCGGTGATGACTTCTTTTAATTTCTTATTGTCAACAAAAATAGAGTCTTCCATATCTAGATTATTCCAGTATTCCTCGGCTTGTCTTGTACATTGGTCCTCTTTCTTCAAATCATCCCAATGCTCCGCTATGCTTTTCTCCGTTTGATTTTCTTCAGACATCACTTCTCCTTTCGTCTCCTTTTAGGGTTATGGGCGGCCCAGCGGAGGGTTCGGGGAGGAAAAGGAGGGAAACCTCCCCTTTTTTGGGTAGGGCCGCTGAACCGCCCTATTGAAACAATAAATCCATTACAGCTATATTATATAATACTTTCCTTGAAATTAAAAGATTTATTTTAGGCCCCCGTTATTTTTTTTAAGTTAGGGGTCACCAGCTCCTCTATCCAACGGTTCCTCATATCTCACCGCTTTGCATCGTTTACAGGTTCTTTTCATTCTCTTTTTGCAGAACATAGTCCCGTCTTTTTCATGATGGGGTGTCTCTTCATATAAAGTATCTGCTAATTGATATCCGCATTTTGGGCATTTACTATCTGGATTAAAAGGTTTTATCTCCATCTCATCTCTCCTGTTAAATCCATCCCATATCCTTATAAACTCCGAGCCGCTGGATCGTGTGTTCGGCGAGATAAGGATATGGGTCCAGAAAATCCACGATAACGGCCTCAGTCTTCTCCTCCGTCCGCCGGAACGCCCGGCCCACTGCCTGGACGACCGGGAGTTCGGCCTTCCCCCCTCCTGACAATATCACTCCACCAAGAGAGGGGATGTCTATCCCCTCACGCCAGACCACGGACGAGATGACGATTTTAATTTCGCCCCTTGACACTCCTTGCCGAATGAGTTCCCGATCTTCTTTAGACGTAGCCCCGTCAACGACACAGGTGCACTCATCATATTCTTGCGGGATAATGGAAACTAAATTCTCGAGATGCTCCAGCTCAACACAAAAGACAATCACCGATTTACCCTGCTCGGCCATCTCGCCCGCCTTCTCTGCTATCAACTTGTTCCTCTGCTCGTTCTGGACTATCCCAGCCTTGTGGATTCCTTTGTAAGACCGTAGCTTCTTAATCTCCCGGTTGACCGGGACCGGGATCAGTTCTAACTTTGGTTCCGCCAGGATCTTCATCTCTCTTGCCTCCTCTTGGGTTATCTCCTTTATGATGGGGCCGAGCAGCCCCTCTATCATTAGCCTCTTTTCCCTCTGGTCCGGCAGGGTGGCCGTCAGGCCAATCCTTACCGGGGCGAGGGTACGGGATAATATCTTTTCACAGGACCCGCCGGATTTCATGGCCAGATGAACTTCGTCCACCATGACGATATCAAACCGGTCCGCCAACTCAATCAAATCGAATGTCCGATATGACTGGATTGTCGAGACCACAATATCACCGGATATCGCCCTCTGACCACCCCCGATCTCACATATCTCCCGGTCGGGAAAAAACCTTCTGAACTCGGTCGCCGTCTGGGTCATTATAGATAGTCGAGGACAGAGGTAGAGAACCTTCCTACCTGGGAACGCACTGATTATCCCGGCCGCTACCACGGTCTTCCCCGAACCGGTTGGGGCCACCAGGGTTCCCCTTTGGGCTTTGACTGCCGCCCGGATCATCTCCTTCTGGTCGGGCCGGAACTCGATACCCGGTAACGAGGCTTCTGCTTCCGGCCATATGGATTCAAGTTCCCCCTCTATCTTGAGACCCAGGGCCTGCCGTTCGCAAAAATCCTCTATGCGCCTGAGCCACCCGGTGTAGATCAACCCGGATTTCTTGATAAGGCACTTGTCGTATTCCTTCTCCGTTTTGGAGTACTGGCCCTGTCTCCAGAAGGATGCCCGGAAGCTCAGGCATGGTTTCAGTTTCAATGCGCCCTCGGTTACCTGGGCATTGGCGTTGTCAAGTATCTTTATTCTGATCATATTGATCCTGCTTTCTTAAATAAGCTAAACGCCTCGCCTCTTTTCGTATCCCTTCCATTTTTTTATGCTCTCTGATGTGTTTATCATTTAGATTGGGTTTTGACCACTCTCCATCAAAAAATTGACATCCTACACAATAGCCCAATCCTTCTTTCTCCTGCATTATGCAACCGTGGCATCCACCATGAAAAATTACCATTTTAATTTCTCCTTTCAAAGGCTAAGATTAATAAATCTCGTTTAAGTCGTTCACGTATCCCCGGATCTCCCGGAATGCTGTCCTGATCCGCCTCGCCGGCATGGCCCACTCCCGGCTCAGATAAAACTTGACACGGGTCAGGCTGATTCGATTAAGGTCCCCTTCAAATGTCAATCCAGGAGGGAAATCTAACAGGAGGTCCAGGACCGCCTTGGCATCACCCCCCAACCCCCTCCAGAGGTCTCCCATAATGGTCAGGCATTCGGGGGACGGGGCCGGGTCGGGAATCTGCAAAAGGATATCAAAGTCGCTTTGGGTTTCTGTCATTTCAAGCTCCCTTTTTATTTATCAAATGGACTTTGAATCGTACCACCCACGGAATAGACTTCGCCTTCTCCAAGATAAATCGGATCACTCCACTTTGTCCCGTGGTCAAAGCTCCCATCTGACCGTATAATGTTATATTTAACCTTTTCTCCGGTATCCAATTTAGCAATTGTTATCCGAGGTTCAAAAAGATTACACTCCTCTAATTCTTCTAACTTCTTTGAAAACCAAAAATGTCCTCTCATCTCACTCCCTCCTTCTATTCTCCCTCGCTATCAGGGGAACGGCAAAGGTTATCATTAACAGGATTCCCCCGGCGTTGACCCAGGGGAACCAGGGGCCTTCCGAGCCCACCATGAACAGGGCCGCCACAAACATCAATCCGAGGATAATGTCAACCTTCATTTTTCACATCCTGATTATCATTTAATAATTCAGGGTTCTCAACTATATTCCCAATAACACGACACAAGAAATTTCCTCCGCTTCTTATATAATCCTTTAATAATCGGCCTCTATCCTTATATCCCATCGCTTTAACGTGAGCAGGATGATATAACACGGTTGCCCCCAGGGAACCAAAAAAAACAGGACTTTTGTATGAAGTATGTGTCTCATTTGGATTGTGGAGTTCAACGATATCATTCTCATAAATATCGTTTCCGTCATTATCCTGGAGATCATCTATAAATTGATAGCTATTTTCCTGGGCGGTCTCGGGGTCTCGGGCCGGGGCAAAAAATGTTAAGAAAAGGCCCTGATCCCAGAATCCCCAATAATGCCACTCGACGAATTTTCCATCCACATCATAAAGTGCCTGTCGAAATCTTATTTTATTCATCTTTCGGGACTCCTTTTTCAAAAGATTTCACGATTTCCTCGGCCCAAATGCCGATTTCATACCTGTCGTTTATATATGCGTGCCAGATTAGTTTTGCCCAGTCAAGGTCTTCGTTCCTTGCCCGGAGCTCCCTTTCTATCATTCCTAAAAATGCGTCCTGAGAAATTGGAAACGGATGCCCTTGAGGCAATTGAGCCTGCCTCCTTATCTCCAAAATTATTTCCGCTATTTCTTTTATAATAATTGTCATTTCAATTCCTTGTCGAGATTTATGCATTTGTCTTAGAATCTCACTTTTTTTCGGTTAACAATATTTTTCCGCTATATCTTCTCATCATTTTTCATCCCTCCTTTTTGAAGGCTCCCTTCGGGCCTTCGGTTAAGATTTTTTCCCTGAAATCCTCGTCCGTCCGCCACAGGATCAGCCACAGGTCAATGGCCTTTTGCGGGGATACGTCTCCCGGTACGGGGATTCCTCCTTCTCTTAGGTCGGAGATTGCCCCGTCCCGGATTTCGTCCATTTTTTTAGGAGTGACTTGCATTAGGATTCCTTTTGTAAAGATGTCTCAAAAGTAAAGTCTTTAGGAAACTGTAATCCTCGCAAAGCCCCAGAGTTAGGATAAGTACAATAATCCTTGCATTGCCACCGAGCCATAGTTATAGATTTCTTTTGTGTTCCAGCTTGTCCCCAGCCACGAGGCAAACCCTCCGGGTCTTTAAAAATTGTGATGTAAAGATTTTCTGGCATTCTCGTCCCTCCTTTTTTTGGTTTCATAAATCGGTTTCAATTTATTAATTCGAGCTGTTTGACGAGTGATAACTCGGAAACCATCAATTCCTTTATTCCATTTAACCACAGCTATATGGATATCGCTTCGGAAATAAAGTCTATCTGCTTCTGCAATTGCGATACCTTTTTTCATCTCAACCTCACCAGACGGGGACCCTCGACCGGGACTTCTGCCTATTCTTGTTTAGCGCCAACCAAGTTGGGCAATCGCCCTGGCGGCAGTAGTGGATACAAATCACCGTGTCCACGGCCCTGATACCGTCAATCTCTGTTATCCTTGGGCAGTCCTCGGGTGCGGTGGCAAACCCGCCTCCGAGATGCTCACCCTTGATAATCGGGTTATAGACTCCCTGTTCTTTAGGTTTCGGTTGTCGTTTGAAAGTTTTCATAGGGTCTCCTTTTAATAAGCAACTCTTTTGTCTTCCCAAACAGTTAGACCCCCTAGTTGAACAATTCGACCACTAAAACCCGGTTGCTTAATTGTTTGAAAACGCTCTTTTAATATATCAATACTTTCAGATAATGAATCTTGCGTCCATTATAGCAAATATATACAAGATTGGCTTCGTCTTGCATATATATATTCTTGTTTTGAGGGCATAAGTTGTCCTATTTCTATAACAAACTTATTCGTTATACCTTTCTTATTTTTGTATACTTTCATTTTTCTTTCCTCCTTTTATTGATTTAAAAAGGCGGGTATCCGGATGTCCTGGCTTCGTTTGCAAGCACGCCCACTAGACTGGGTTCTCAGCGTGTGAACCGTATGCGCCAAAGTCCACGTCCTGAGCGACGGCCTAGTCAACACAGAGCCCAATCCCATTCCATCGTTTCCTACCAACGGCGCAAGCGCCTTGGTCTCCAATAGCCTGGGGCCTAGAGATGCATCTCGTACTTTGATGGTAACCGCTGGGGTGCGCGTCTTGTTTCTTTCCATTTTATCTTTCGTGTCCCGCCTTTTTTATTTTGGAGCTTAACCGCTGTCGCCCGGATAGGCTCCGGGCGGGCCGTAAAGGTTAGGTGCAAGGGTTAAGCGACCGGATTACTAGTTATTCCTTACCCACTGATCCCTTTTTGCCCGGCATTGCTCAAGCGTGGGGGCCACGCAAGAAAAAAGTTCGCCTGTTTTCGTGCGATAGTCATACTGTATGAGTTCTTTTCCTCGAAAATCAAACGATTCATAGTTTTCCTCACCCGCTGGACAAATTGAGCATCCATTTACGTCGTCCTTCATGTTAGTTCTCCTTTCTTTTTTTTGTTTTGGAGCTTAATCGCTCCGCCAGGCCCGCCCAAAGGACAGGCTAGGCGGAAGGGTTAATCTCTAATTACAACTACACCATGATTGAGTACAGCGTGATCAAGGATGTATTGCTTGCTTGGATATCCTTGACCGCGATGGTCAATCGGCCCATCGACAGATTGTAAATACCATCTGTCGACTCGATCGTCCGTGGTTCCCGTGTAGTCACCGTGCATAATCTCTAATCCATGGTCTCTTAATTCTTGTTCAGTCATTTTTCTTCCTCCTTTTGTTATTCTAATAAGTTAATTAGCTTCGCAATCTCCGTAACAATAGCTGTGACATTTGTTACACCAGCCGGGATTCTGGTCTCTTTGAGTTTCAAGCTCTGCCACTTCAGCGGCGTTCTTCTTTGCCTGTATTTTCTCTTCTCGATTATCTTTGGTATTTTCAGCATCAGCTTTCAAGGTAGCCTCGTCGAGTGCATCCTTGATTATGTTATAGATAGGCTCTGAGATGAAAGCGTCCCCCAACCTTGCGTAAACTTCAGACCTTTTTTCATCTTTAATTCGATAGAAAAAGTTTAAGTCCTGACAAACCGCGGTTTTCCCGTTTTTGTTAATTGAGATTGTGGTAGTTTCGTGTGCTTTTTTACCGAGATCAATGTTCCACCCATCAGTATAGGCTGTTTCGTTGCTCACCCAGCGTTCAATCTTAACCTTGACTTTCAGCCCGTCTCTTTCTTTTTTTACGATTGTTGCCATCTTTCCCCCTCCTTTCCCTTATCCTTTAGCTTAATTATAATTAAGCTAATAGTATAAAGTCAAGCTTTATTTTTACTTTTTTTATCTTTTTTTATTATTTAATGATTTCAATTAGTTATGACACCCTCTTTTTAAGAATATTAAAAATTACTTTAAGAATATTAAGTAAAAACGGGCGATAAATCTTTAATAATTTCAAGTGGTTATAAATCTATCTGTAATTTCTCAATCATATCAATAAGTTATTCCATGCTTTTTTTTAGTTCCTCCTTCCAAATTGGGTGGTTTTCCACCAGTTCCTCCATCCAAACCCTCAATTTCTCCTCGGTCGAATAAGGCGTCTTACCTAATAAAGCTACCGGTAACCCATACTCGGTAGCCAGCATCCGGGTCACGAGAATGCCCCTTTGCAAAAAGTCTGCGATCTCCTGCCAGCCATGTAATTCCCGTTCTCCTCTCATAACCGGAACAAGATCTTTCTTTTCCAACATATGCTGAAGTCGAACCATCGCTTTCCGGAGTGCCGATTCGTAATCCTTCTGGCTTCTGAATCCCAGAGACCGGATAAACTCCCTCCATTTCCCCCGGCCCTCCAATTCTTTATATGGGTCTTCTGCGCCCAAAATTATCTTCTGATTTTTCTTTGAGAGATCCAAGAAGGTAATCCCGAATTCATCAACATCCGTCCATTCTTTCGGACGGGGCGTTCCTCCCGATGGTGGCGAAATTCCAGATAATATTTCAATATCAAAAACCAGTTTCCCCCTAACCCGCTTCCGGACAAAAATAAACTTTTGACCGGTCTCGGGAATGGAGTGGCTGTGATATCCCTGGCAGGCCACTTTTTCAACCCACCGATTAAACAGCCTCACGGTCTTGCCGGATACTCTTCCCCGCCATTCATTTATCATTTCTTTTCCATGTATTCTGCGATTCGGTTTAAGTTTTTTGCCCGGATGATTCCCGGCTGGGTCCGGCGCCTTTGGTTCCAGATGCGGTCCAATAGAAAAACGGTCTCTATCTCCTTGGAGATATGGTTTGCCGTAAGGAGACGGTCGTCCACCCAAATCTTAATTTTCTTCTCCACAAGGAAATCCCGTTTCTTCATGGACTGAACAAAATTCAGGTCTACGGGAACTGGGAGATTCCTTCTATACCAATCCTCGGTGCAATCCCGGAGGGCTTCCTGGCGGGCCGTCACTATCATTATCGGTTTCTTTATTATGGCATGGATTTTCTTTAGGGCTTTAGGAATTTCATTATAGGGTAGGATCGTTCTGTTGTATTCAAGAAGGATATCCGCTATCATCCGGCCGACTTCACTTTCCGAGACTTCGGGCGGATGAACAGAGTGCCTTGTCAAAGGGTGGCAATCCCAACCGGTCCGGGTCAAGATGCCTTTCCGGAAGGCCGGATAACTGTCAGCAAGAGTCCCATCAAGGTCGAATGCGATCCTCATATAAATATTATATAATACTTTTGCTTAAAATAAAAGAAAAAAATAAGGTGGGATTTTGAACAAAAAAAAGGCCCACGGCCAGTTCTAAAAATGGCCGTGGGCAAGAGAGAAGGGTTGGGGAATTATATAGGAGGGTCGGGGCGTTCGGGTTGGACTGGCCCCGGTTCATAGACAGGAAAAAACTCGGCTTTAAACCGGCTTACGAGCGCAGGTTCGTTGACCGTAAATTCCAGAATCCAGAAACCGATATGTGCCGCAAGGTTCTTCCCCCGCATAAATGGGGTCTGGCTTTGGGCCGTTCCACCTTGTATCGAACAAATGTTCCTGTAATCGGGCAATTGGAAAGCCTTGTGGGTATGGCCAAAGACTATGATGTGCGGCTTCTCACCACCGGATAAACTCTCAATATATTTCTGGGTATGGTAGGATAGGGCATAAGCGGTTCCAACACGAGGATGACACAACCGAAATCTGACCTTTTGGCTTCCACACATCATATCAATATCAGCTTCCTCCTGACCTAGATATATCATATCCAACCTCTTGTCTTTAATGGAGAGACCGATATCCGTCCCGGAGCGTTTAAAGTAGCTGAGGTCGTGGTTCCCCGTAATAAAATATGTTGTGATTCCCCTGTAATGGGGATATCTATTTTCAACTTCTTTTATCTGGGCATCGGAACCGTGGGCATAAATCTCATATTCCTGGCCCCGATACATCTTCTCCCCATCCACTAAATCGCCAGCATGATAGACGTTTTTAACTCCCTCTGATTTAAACATCCGGTAGGCAACTTGGAGAACATCCAGTCGGGCATAAAGTGATCCGATGTGCGTATCGGAGATTATCCCGATCTTTACCTTCTTACCTTGGAAGGCATGCACCGGAATGGTGTCTCGTTTTAATAACTCTTGGATTTGGCGTTCAAGATGGTTGGCTCGGTGGGTCTGCTCTGACGCAAGAGAGTGCGCTTGTTCAACTTCCCTGGGGATCGCCCTGGGTTTCATCTTTTTCAATTTCGCCCGATCTATATAGGTCTGGGCGGTTCCTCGTGGAATCCCCATGAACTGGGCAACTTCTAACTGGGTATATCTAACCGAAAGATCAAGGGCCTGTTGTAAAATCTCATCACTTGCTGCGGGCCGTCTTTTTCTTTTTTCCACATATTCTCCTTTCGTAATCAGGTTCAAACATAAGGTTCTCCATCGTTCGGATTATATGGTGAACCTCCTCGTCTATTTCCTTTTCCTGAATGTACCTATCTTTCGCCAAGGTTTTCAATCTCGTCAAGAGTAACTCCCAGACCTCATGAAATGCAGCCTTGCATAAATGATGATGCGTCAGATCAGAATGGGACCAATCAATTGATAAACCAAGATTGGCAATTCGGTTAGGCAAATCGTCCACTTCCCAAGCCCGTAGGTCCTCCCCTATAGTCTCATGTTTGAAGGCGATTTCCCACCCTCGCAAAAGTCTGTCTATCCAGAGCTTGGCTTCCTCTTTGAAAACCCCGAAGTCTTTCTCGTTAGTCTTTGTCCTGGACAATTTCCACCTCGTAAGTATCCCCTCTTTCTGTATCGTAAACAAACAGAATAACCACCCCGTTTTCAAGGACTTGTTTTCGCCCCAAAGTTATAAGATGGGACGGCCACTCAGAAGCATTGATCTGAGGTCGTTTATGTTTCTTCATCTACCATTCACGCCCATTTTCTTTTCAATGGTCCTCACGATAATAGAGGTTCCCCCGATTCCCAAGAGCGCATAAGTGAGCTTGATGAGTTGCTCGGCATCTAAGTGTGGCGGGGGAATCGGAATTCCAGATGCAATTAGAATGTATTGAAGTACTGGCTCTCCGATGAAGATCCAAAAAACCCCGATTGCACAAGTCCAACCTATTGCCGGCCGCCACCCGGCCACGAACAGGCTCCGGTGCCCAGCTTCAATCTTATTAATTTCTGTTTGGGCACGATTGATGACCTCCCGGAAAGTCCGTTTCTCATCTGGGCTCTCTGTATACTTATCTACGATTTTATCAATCGTATCAACCAAAGTAACAGCAGATTCCCCAACTGCCTTCTTAGCAATCCATGACCATATTGACATCAGTTCTTCTCTCGCTTCTTCTTAAGTTCCTCTTCACGTTCTTCCAAACAGGCCTTTTCGATCTTATCTTTGTCATAGATGAAATCGTAATGCTCTTTCTCCAACCATTCATAAACCCGACTAGCTGGAATGAATACACCCATATGGGTGACGGGTATGGAAGTCGTCCAATTTATCCGAACACCAGGTACGGCAAACGGGACTCCAATAAATTCTCCGGTCTTGGCCAGATACATTGCCCCACCGGAGTTTCCGAAGATGATTTGCGATGTACTCATATCGTAATAAAGAGAGTTGACTAAGAGGTTGACTCTAGTGATCTCTCCGGAAGTCAGGATAGGAGGAAAAAGCAGGCTACATCCCACTGCTATTGTCCTGTCAGATAGATAATAATCCGGCTCCGGATTAGCAAGGTTCGCTGTGAATTCTATTCGTTTATCATATCTCAATTTCAAAAGAGCAAGATCGTATTCCTCGCTATAAATAATAATATCTGCCTCGACCTTTAAAGTCCCAACCGGAATTGAAAGATCCTGATATTGGAAAACTTCTACGTGAACCACGGACCGTTTCTCCGTCTTGACATTCTTACCGAGATCGCTGTTCCACTGTTCGCTTAATGTTACGGCGGATCTTATAACGTGATAATTAGTCAGCACATAAGTCGAATATTTTTCATCTGTTTCTAATTTAGAATATAGTACCGTTCCAGAACCACCGCCATACGCACCTGCAATCCTGACGCAAGGATAAATAAGCTTTTCGTGAATTGCCTTAATCTCTGCCATTCGATCTATTTTTGGGGCGACCGTATTCCATTTCTCAATTTCCTCAGCCTGGCTAACCCTGCAGCACACGCAGAGTCCGACGAAAAATAAGATAAATGCCAAAAAACCAACAACGAATAAAACGAAATTCCTTTTCTCTTCCCTTCCTAATTGTGTCATCTTCTTTCTCCTTTCACTTAGTTATGTCTTCGATTATATCTTCACGCCCGTTCAGGGCGGCCTGGACCCAAATCTGCCATTTGCGAGTAAGTTGTTTTTTCAACGGATCCAAGGGAAATCGGTTCCCCGGACACTCGGTATATCCCGGTGGCATGACTTCCCGGTGCCCGAGAACCTTGTCCGGAGGGATCAGGAATCTTTTCATATATTCGAACACTACCCGGACCAGGGTAACAAGCATATCGGTAGGCAAGGTCTCCTTGGAATAATTCCCGACTACGCATATCCCTATCGAACGGGAATTATGGGAAGGCATCCCGCCACGGCCCGGAGCGTGTGCCCCCGGCCTGAAGTCCGGCCTCCCAGGAAACACCCTCGAATTGCCGTCCTGTTTTTCAAGCACGATATGATATCCGATGTCGGACCACCCCCGTTCCTTGACATGGTATCTCAATATGGCTCTAGCGTCCTCCAAGTCCGGATTATCCTTAGTCGCGCTGTGATGTATGATAATTGTATCCGGTCTGTTCATCTTTCACCTACCTATATTATATAATACCTTTCGTTATTTTTAAAGTTTTAAGGAATTTTTTCGTTCAGGTCATCTATCTTGTCCTCTATCCGATCGAGTTGATGGGTTAACTTGATGGAATCGTGATAATATTGCTCCTTCTCGACCTTTCTCTCTATCCTCACGTCCTGGGCTGCGTTCACGCTTGCCTGGGTATCCACGATGTATTTTAACGCCCCACCAGTGACCGTGACGGCGATCAGCAGGATTCCCAGGAAGCTGACCCTTATCCTTGTTCCGTTTTCCCCGTTGAATAGTTTCCTCATTTCCCTCTCCTCACGTTCATGTACCAGTCAATTACCCGTTTCAGTTCATGGCCCGCCGCCCATTTGTGGAGAATGACCTCTCCACCCACCACCTTGACCACCAACCATACATGGACAGGGGGAGTCGGACCACCCGCCGTAAACATATAGGTCGTGGTATCGGGAGTATAAGGTTCCACATCAGGATACCGCTCATTATAGACTTCGGCCAATTTCCAACGGCTCCCGCATAGATGAATGATCAATTCCCCTAAGTCATATTCGGCAAAGAATCCTGGATCTTCATTGTCTAGGGATCGCCACCAGGAATCCGAGGTCTCGATGGCGTCTTCTATGGTCTTAAAACGCTCCGTACCGGGGCTTATAACGCCGTTTTTTTGGTCTAAGGGGCTTACCCTATACCTTCCTATACGTTTGAATAAACAATCGAAAAAACTCATCGTGTATCAACCCTCCACCATGTCTGTCTTATCGTTACCGGTTTGAATTGCCTCTCTATCAAAATAAACTCTTCATTTATCCAACCGGTTCCGGTATGAGACGATCCTTCCTCAAGGGTAAGTTGACCAGCATCCCCTTCAATGATATCCCATCCGGTCCAATAGGGAACCTCTATGATTGCTATATCATGCCGGAATGTATAAATGTCGAGGTATCTCTTTGCGAGGTACCTTGCCACGTATTCCGCTTGGACATCAGACAATCTCAATTCAACCTGCGGCCGCTCCCCGTATTGATAATAACTGCTTTCGCAATCGGAATTATTCGTCCAGTCGTATATTACCTCTCCTTCATACTGCCCAGACATAGGATTCAGTCCGTAGGAAACCCGCAGGTTATTGCAGACCCGATTATCCGGGGTCTTGCTAATCCTAATCGTCCGATCCACCACGTCAATCGTCCTTTTAATTATCCCCGTCCTGACGGCATCCAGATCGAACGTCATTATTCCGAGACCCTTCTGCCGGGGAATTCTGGCACACCGGCATTCCGAGAGAATCCGGTCCACAACGTCCACCCCAGAGACGCTTTGATTAATGATCGTGGCAAACTTGAGTCCGGGCAGGATTGAGGCCATCGTCTTGATGGACTGAAAATCTATCTCGTCATTGAGGGGATTAAGCCCCGTATGATACCGAAGGAGATGTTCTATTATGTGAGAGGGGTGCTCGATCAGAGTACCCGCCGTCCCAGTTATTTCACCCGACCCATCGGTCAGGCCTCTGATCGAGCAGTGGAGGGGTTCCGAAGTTGTTTGATCGTTGGCCCCGAAATCGAAATAGGCCACGACGTGCCCCTGCCCATCCAGTCCGCCGGGATAAAACGTATAATTCGCCGGATTCACGGTGCTGTCCGTGCTCGTATAGACAAATTCCGTACCGGCGTTGTATTCTGCCTCTGAACTTTTAACCACACCCACACAGGCCAAATACTCATAGTCCGGGGTCGTGGTATCGTACTTGACGTTCTTTAAGGGAATCCCTTTCGTCCAATCCCCGTACAACAGGGGCTGGGGCATCCCGGCTACGGAACCGGCTCCCCCTTCCTCTGTCCGGTGGAGGGGAAAAGTATCTGTATTTATCGTCGTCTCCGGTAACAATCTGAATTTGGTATCCGAGTCGTCCACAAGATTAAAGCTATACGAATATTTGTCATGCCATTCCTTCTTGAAGACGCCTCGGAATATCAGGCCCTCCGGGTCAATATCGGTCCAGTCAAGGCCATCCGTCCAGAGATATATCTTACCAATCCCGCCGTCGAGCCTTCTCGTCTTCTCGTGATCCTGGAGACGTTCCTTGTTCCAGATTGTTATCGGGACATTGGCTATCGAATACTTGAAATTCCGCCATTCAAAAGACGACTTGACATTGAGGTTATTGGTAATCAACCCCTCGAACAGCCGCTCATCATATCCCGAATACGGAACCGATATATTCCCCCACCTTGCCAGAGTGTACCTTATTATCAATCCGTCAAAGTACAACTCTACCAAGAGCCGGGGTTCCTGGGTCTTCTTTAGGGCATCCGATATGGTACTCACAGGATTTCCTCGAATGTTAGGGAGAGATCAAACTTATTCCCTTGGCGGTGCCTCTGCTGGGCAGGCCCGATCAGCTTGACAAGGTAACAATCGGTAAGTGTATTATGGTCGGGAATTAGGACTATATTCTTGCCTTCTATGTAATCGAGCAGGGCGATCATCTCTTCCCTCGCCGTTTCGGAACCCGGCCATCTCAATTGGAAGATCCGCTTTCGATCGGCATTCTTGATTGGCTCCAATCCTCCACCGGATGACCGAAGCATCTGGATGTCATAACGGTGATCCTTCCTGTATCCTGGGGCAAAATCCTTAGTCAGAGAAATGGCTTTCCCTAATACCGCTGAACCAATCTGATAATATCCTTCAGGAGTAAATTGTGGAGGGATAAAAAGACGAATATACCTATAAGCACTTTCTATACCGGTAAAAGTCTTAGCAATACATTTCTGAAATATGGCAAAGGTATCACTACTGGAGACGCCTATACTTCCCGTTGAGTCAAGAATAATCCAATTAGTATCATCGTTATCCTTTATTTCCCAAGTTTTCCCTTCATTAGTCCCTTTGGTCATTCTTAGGGAATACCCTTTAAGTTCATGTATTTTATAATTGGCAACGAGAGACGAATCTTTAATAAAATTGGTGGCGCTTCCGGTGACATCAGCAGTACCTGTCGTCAAGTCAAAGGAGACAAATTCATCAATTGTGGGCGTAGTGTAGGCATAGAGATAATCTAATCTACATAGGAAGTGACGCTATTGGTTGTTCTACCATTCTGGTGAAGACGAATCTCCCCTTCAGTTCCCGCTAGCCCATCATAACTACAATTAACACTTGTCGCCACAGAGACATCATCCAAATAAACATCACAGGAGGCACTTGCCTCAACGGTATGATCAATAACAAATCTCCATTCCTGCCATTTATCTTGTACCACAAGATTAGTTCCAACTTCTGGAGCAGAACCGGCACCGTCATATATAAACAATCCATCCGAGGCAAACCGAACGTCAAATAGGAGAGTATTAGAGAGAAAAACCTGGAGTGTAAAATCATCTATATTTGTCAATGTCCCGACTAAATCACAATATAATCTAATTCCTATAGTAGTTTTAGTCCCAAAAACAGAACCGAATTGTTTAGTCCTCCGGGCGTAAGTTCCAATTCCCGCGGTTTGCACATAAAACTTAAATGTCTCCTGATTATTAAACGTTGTCTGTGTCGAACTCGCACCAGCTCCGCCACCAGCATCAGTATCGCCATCGGTCCAGGAGGTTATATCTGTACACATTTCGTCTATTTGATCAACCCAAGTGCTGGTATTACATTGCCAGCGTAAGGTTCTTAAATTGCAATCAAATAAACCAAGGGCATCAATGTTCATACGGCTATATACCCCCATATCCAATTCTATCTTGGCCGTGATATCATCCTGCTCCGACCGCCAGCACTTGGTGGGGCTGTCAGCGATGATGTTCTCCATCCCGTAATAATACTTCGGGAGGATCGTCCAGTCGTCCCCGGCATCCCCGGCCCCGCCGTGCCAGACGAGTTCGCAATCGCAGATCAGGTGCTGTGGCATGGCCTCGATGGCACAGGGACAGGCGTTGGCGGAATAGGCTTCCCAGATACCTCGACGGACGATTTTAATTGTGGTATTTCCGGCTTCTAAATAAGAACAAATTAAATCATGACCATCAACTAAAGCCAAACATGGTGTTTTTAAATCTACTCCAGCTTCGGTTTTCAGAGATGCCGTAGCAGCCCAAGTCGCACCGTTATCTGTTGAATATGTAAAATGTAAGGTTTCATCTCCAGCGGCTACATCACGGAAAGCGGCACAAAAAATGGTTCCGTCAATATCCTTTATAAGCCATGGTTGTTCATAATCTTCTCCATCATGATTTATAACCGCAATTACCGATCCCCATGTAGCACCACCATCTGTCGAGATTTTACATTTAATTTCTATATCATTAACAGCATCTTCATCACTTTCGTAGGCACAAATTAAATCTCCATTCTCTGCTTGGACAATAGATCCAATGTGCTGATCATTTGCATCGCTGGCAATAGTAATGGCACTTGACCAGGTTGTTCCCCCATCATTAGAAATTTTACAACGTAAAATATTCGTTCCATATACACCGATCAATGCTCCATCAAACCTCTCGATGATTTGTCGAAAGGTAGATACGCCAGAAGCAAGTAACGCCCAAGTTGCTCCATTATCATCAGAATAATAAATATACCCAACAACTTCTAAAGGAAGCAAAAGACGGCCAGAAGAAAGAAGGGTTAATCCACTGACAAAAGCATTTTGTGACGATGAAATTAGAATTGCAGATCCCCAAGTCAATCCTTTATCTGTTGAACGCTTACAATATATCTTGTTGTCTCCATTGCTACGATAAGCACAGATTAGATATCCATTTGAAGCCTGGATAAGTGCGGGAACATTTCCAGTCGCTGTATTCGCATCAGCAGCTTCGACTGTATGTTCTGCCAACCAATCCGCCTGAGTTGGATTATCCCTTCCGAAATATTTAGTTCCCCCATCGTGACTCCATTTGAAGGTGGCATCCCCGGCATCTCCGGCCCCGATCAATTCGACCCGAATATCCCTACTAGAAAAGGCCATGGTCAAAGTGAACGTATCGCCCGCGTCAATCTGGGCAGAGAAGGCTGCATGGGTCAGGGTTCCCGTGGTCTGGGCGAAATCGGTCACGGTCTGGGTTTCCCCGGCGCAGGTCCCGGTCTTCATATATAACGTGGCCCCGATAAAATAATTATCCCCGAAA